TGCTCCTTGTGGCTCCCTTTACCCCGACGGCTCTATTAACCACAACACCTGATCTTCTAATGTACCTATACCTCCTACCCCTACCCCTACCCCTACCCCTACCCCTAACCTACTTTCTTCTAACTAAAAAGAAACATTAAATACATGGAACCATATTTTTTTCTTTTTCTCTGCGAAGCAACCAACTATTTAATTGTTGAATGCCAAAATATCTAGTGTTTTCCAAGTTATCTTCATAAATATATAAATCCATAGAAATAATACTTTTTTTATCAGTTTGCGAGACAGTCGAAGTATCAATTGAAGACAATAACGAATTCATAATTGATTCATCTTTGCCGTCCATTTCACTTATCTTATCGATAGATGGTGACATTCTTTGCGGATTTTCAGCTAAATCATCGGTTTCTGACCTAGATTTTAATTCATATTTTATTTTTAATTGGTCAAGTCTTTTTTTTAAATCATCAATGTAAACATTTATAGTATTATTTTCTGTAATTTCATAAAAAGTAAGTTCAAAAGCAACGAATTCCATATACTATAGCAAAAGATTTCAATGCAAAAAATTGGACGATATAAATAATAAAATCTTTGACAAAAAAACTCCCGAAAATGGTTAAGAATACAACTGGCGGAACAGGAACAAAAGGCCTTGCTAGAAAGCATCAAGGTAGTGGCGAAAGCAAATTGCGATTGCCAGAATGTGACCTTGAACAATATGCGTGTGTTACGAAAATGTTAGGAAATGGTATGTGTGAGATTTATACAAATGATAATACTAGATTGATTGGCCACATTCGAAACAAGTTTCGTGGAAAGCAAAAGCGTCACAATCTATTGACTATATTTTCAGTAGTCTTGGTTGGGTTACGAGAATGGGAAAATCCTGTTAAAAATTGTGATATTTTGACAATTTATGACGATTCGCAAATAGAACAACTAAAACAAATACCGAGTGTAAAGATTGACCATGTTATTCAAACTAGATTCGCAGGAACCTTTCAACAAATAAAGGCAACAAATGAAATTGATTTTGTAGACACGCGAGAGGATGACCTGATAGATTTGGTTGGAAAACAACGAGTTCCTGACGATTTTCAAATGGATGCGGCGGATGAAATTGATATGGATGATATTTAGAAGAGCAAAAAACCTAAAAATATATAAATGAATTGGATATGTTTTTTATATTCTTAACTAATGTATTATTATATATATGGAAACGCGATTAAGTAGAAAAAGAACTCGAAAAAGCCCATCGCAAAAAAGTAAAAGTAAAAGTCGAAGCCGAAGTCGAAGTCCAATAGAAATAATAATTGGAAAAAATGGATTACATTATGTGGCGACAGAATTACCAAATGAAATACATCCATTGCCCAATGCTAAATTAGATAAAAAAATATTTAAAATAGAATATGAATTGGCAGATGGATCGAAATGCGTAAATTACGTAGATGATGGGAATAAACATCTGGTATTTAAAGATAAAAATGGAATCTATGTATTATTTCATATTCATGGAGAAGATATTAAGGAAGGCGTAATAAGACTATGCAAGGAAAAACTAAAACCTATAACAAAATCAAAAAAACCAAGAACAACAAATAATTTTTTATCAAAGGACATAATAATATTGGAATCCTGTAGAAAAGAGATTGACTTATCAAAAGCGCAAGAAAAACTTGAAGAATTAAATAGAGAACTTAGAAAAAAATGTCCAGAATTGTTTTTAAAGATAGCGCCATATTATGATTTTTTACAACCTATGTATAGATATGGTTATCTTATAGACATAGCGGTTAGTGGAAGGAATTACGAAACATTAATTTTAGCATTGTGTAATGAAAAAGAGTGCATATCAACTATTGAAATTTTAATTAACTCATCTTCAGGGGAAATATCAATAAATTCAAAAACAGATCCAAACTACGAAGGAAATAAATATAACAAATTATTAAGATGCGCATTGATTATAGTGGCATTAGAAATAAAAGGTTTCGATAGTTTACAATCAGCCAGTTTTAATCCAATAAGTGCTTGGTTATTGCAAAAATATTCAAACGCAAGCATAAAACCAGGAGATAAATTCGAAGAATATTTAAAAAATGAAAATATGTCATTAGGAGATATCGATCAATCATTTATTAAAGATTATTATAAAGGTAATAAAAAAATAGATTTGATAATTCCCATTAATGAAAAAAATGCTGTAAAATCACAGATAGAATTTCAAAAAATAATAGCCAGTGAAATTAAGTGTTAGTAAATGATTGTGCCAATTCACCAAAGGTTTGTTCCAATTCACCAAAGGTTTGTTCCAATTCACCAAAGGTTTGTTCCAATTCACCAATTAATTCTTCATTTGGCACTTTAATAGATACAATATGTTCTCTACAAAACGGACATGTTGGTACAGACGTCTTGGTTAAGAAACTAGTTACGTGTCTAACAATACAATCTTTACAATAAGAATGATTACAATTTGTTTTAAGAAATGTCTCTGTATGCAAACGGCAATAGCATACTGGACATTCACATTCCGCACCATCTTCGATAGTTTCATTATGTAAAACAACTTCAACATTTCTAACATGTTCACCAAGAAGCGTTTCAGGTTCGTCTTCGAAAACATTCGCATAATCAATATTGTCATCAATCATCATATTGTTAATAGGAATGTTATTAGGAATTAGCATATTATTGTTATTGATGTTAAAATTGTCATTCATTATAGACATCATAGATAATTGTAAAACAGCGGTAACCATATTTATTTCTTCTTCAGTATATCTATTTCTAAGATTAATAACATATTGTTGAATGTTGTTAATAGACGCGGCATTATTTCCATCTACAATAAAACTTGACGCCAATCTTAAAAACAGAACTGTGATTTCGATTTGATCAGGAGAATATGTGTATCCTAGATGATCAGCATAATAATAATTTGCATTACCAGAATTTATGGCTTCGATAATTTCAGCAGTAATATCGTCGACTACATTGTTGTTTATAATAAATTCTTGAATAATAGGATCCATGTTTTCTAACATATTATTGCTGTTTATTGCATTATTAATTATATTCGCATAGGATATGCCATCCAAGGCTTGTTCGAAATGATTTGCGTATTCACTCATAGTTCTTTTATATTATAAACTAACCAAAGTTATTTAAATCAATTTTTTGAATTAAACAATGGGTATTTGAAATAAAACATTATGTAATAAATTGAATAAGGTTCTAAAAAATTGAATACTTTTTCCGTAAGTTAAATGTCATAAACAAAGAACAATGTCTTCGGTAACTCGAACGTTTCAGTATGCTAGGGATGGCGGGTCATTATCTTATACTGGTAAATTTGAAATCTCCATAGAAGAAATAGAGAGAGGATATCGTTGTGGAAAGATTTGTTATGACGACGGATCAATTTTCATAGGGAAATATTACGAGGACCCTGGTGGCAAAACCAAGATGGTAGAAGGAAGATACACATATAAATGCGGAAAAATAACGCATTTAGGTAAGTTCTGGGATAACAAATTGGACGATGGGTTAGTGATACAGGATGGAAAGAGTGGTCGCGTTTTACCATTTGGTTGATATTTTGTTTCATCAAAAGATGTTTAGTAAACACAAAACTGCATAAAAAATTGGAAAACTTTTCTAGAATGATTTTCTAAGTACAAATAAATCAACGTCATTAACATGTCGAACTGCAGCGGCTGCTTTCCTCATTACCAAGATAATCAAATGGCCCACATGGAGGTGGATGGGTGTCTTTATGTTTATGAGGACGTCCTAGAGTTTTGTCAACCAATTAACTTGGGTTCATTGTTTGATCGAATCGCAACAGAGGACGGCAGAAGGGCACTATCGCCAGAACCAGAACAACAAGTACAACATGAGGTTCCAGTGCAACAAAACACAAAGGTCTATACAAACGACGACGAGTGTGTGATTTGCTACGAGGAGATTGGAAAAACCAATAACTGTGTCACGCCATGTGGACATGCGTTCTGTTTCAAGTGTTTGGTCTCGGCAATGGTAACAAAAAACACATGCCCATGCTGCCGCGCCGAATTGTTTACTCTACCCAAAGAGGAGGAAGAAGACGAGGATGAAGATGATGATTATGACGAGAGTGATGATGAGGAAAGCGAAGATGGTGATGGATTGATCCCAGTAGAAACTTTGGTTGCTCGACTAGAGGCGCGGGGATTTACCATGTTGGATGTTGTTTCTATGTTGTCAAACAATTACAGTAAAACAAATCCAAAATACACAGGTGAGTACATTATGAACATGTGTAATACCTACGACGATGTGATAACCGAAATCGAAAACGAGCACGACGAGCAGGTTAAGTTTGCAGAAGAGGATACACGCACCCGCGAAAACAATTGCGCGTAAAGAAAAAAACTAAGGTTGTATATTTGTAAAATTGTTTTTTTATTGTTCAATAAGTAAGAACGCAATATTTTGGAGAGTTAATGTAGGAAATTTGGGGGGGTTTTTGGGTGAAGTAACAGAAATCCCCCCGTCAGTATCATTTTTTTTTATAGAATTGTTTATAAATAATGTGGGTTGAACGATACTGATATTATCATTGTTTGGAATTTTCAAAATATTTAGTTTGGCGTTAATATTTTTCTGCATAAACGCATAGCAACAAGATAGCATAATTAAAAACGGCGTTCTCATTTGTCAATTAAAGTAAAAAAATATAGATTAAAAAGCTTCCAATTTTTCAATTTATACGATCATTTGTAAACGAATTTTACGTTTTACTTTATCCTCATCTTCAAATAAATACATCTTAAATTTGTTTTTTGAATAATTGGGCACATCTGCGGAAGTTGCGATGCGAGACAACAGTTTTAATTCTTCTAGGTAAACCATATAATGAAAAGTGCCATCATTTTTTTGTATTTTATCAAAGACGACTCCTTGATGAAATGTCTCCATAATTTCTGGTCGAGTATAACATCTATTTAAAACCTCGCAATCAGTTTGTATTTTACGAATGCTTCGCATAGAGGCATTAATATAATCTATTTCAGTTAACCACTTTTCTAAAAATTTCAAAGCATCTGTGCTAACCACATTTACTAATTTTAATTCTTGAAACAATATAATTTGATTTAATAGATCAACTAATCGTCGAATAGGACTAGTAATATGAATATAGGCTTTTTTTGGCGAATCTGCATCTGAGACAAAAGCATTTTCTTTTCTAGTAAATTGAATATTCATAAGTTCATGTTCGATAGAAGAGTCCTTTGTAAATGGTACATATTGTCCTATAGTATTATTCCAATTATTGATTATGCGCAGGGCATCTTCATCTAGATCCGTATTAGATTCTATACGAAGTATGGAATTTATCAAAAAGGCAGATCGAAAGATGCCGATTTCATTTTTTGCCATAAACAATCCAGAATACGTATTCATTTGAATCATCCAATGAGCAACAACGTCGTGGCTAGTTTTTATTGTTCTATCCATCAATTTTGATAATTCAAAAAGTTTTCTATAATAAGAATCAGTTTGTAACATATCAGGTTCTTCATAAACATAATTATGTGTAACAGAAATCAATACATTTTTATATTCTATCGGCAAATCTCCAATTAATTTGCCAGAATTATCAAAGCAAAACGTCATTGCCAAAGCAAATCGTGGTTGATTTTCTTGTAAACTACATAAATTATCGGATAAAATTGTTGGTAACATAGGACGTCGTCTATCAGGTAGGTAAATGGTAGCGACGCGTTGACTAAAAGAATTCCAAAGACCAAGGGTTTCCATCCAAAGAAATACATTGGCTATGTAAACAGTAACCCGATGGCATGGTAAATCATTATACATAAATTGTTCTACTCCAAATCCATCGTCGTAATCCATACTATTTCGCGGATCAATAGTAAAGACATATTTATCACGATGATCATCAATATTAAAATTATTATTTTTAAAGATATAATCTACAAACTCATCGTTCGTTTTTTTACTCAATGCGCTGCGAGTGTTGTTTGTAAAATCAATGAGCGATGCGTGTAGACTTTTACAATAGAGTTGATATTCATAAAACACTTCAAGATTATCAACGTCTCCAAGAGTTTCAACAAGAATACCCTGTGGGTGTTTATCATTCCAGTGGTCAAATTTAAAAACTACATATTTATTTTTTTGCAGTTTCGAGAACCCGAGTTTAACATCATAAGGAACAAGAAATACTGGTAATCTTGAGTCATCGGGTATGCATTTGTATAACAATCTTTTTTTATTCGTAGTTCTACCGAACGTTTTGTTGCTTTCGAGTATTAAAACGCCCGCAATTGTTTTACATGATTTAATATAAGAATGTATCATTTGAACTCCTCCAGCAGAATCAATAGAGAAAATATCTTTTCCAAATAGTTTATGTTTTAGGGGGTGAATCGCTGCCAATTCAGGGAACTCTTCTGCGGTGAGATTTTGACTAGTGTCGGCGTCTACAAAATGCCATGTATTATAGTTCCGCTCTGCGATAAATATGCGTATATGCTTTTTTAATATTAGTTCCTCCATCTATGGATGGATGTTGCGTAATTTTTAACTCTGTTTTAGGTAAAACTATTTGACTTATTTTGAAACCAATTTTTTACACAAATAATTTCGAAATTAAAAATAAAACATTTATATAAATATATAGAAAATCAAATGGATTCACCGCCACTACGAGAACAAGAACCAAACCGTATATTTGATAATGACGTAAGAAACAGAAGACGGGAAGCAAATCTCGCACGCAGAGCAGAGCGACAAGTGCCAGCTGTTGTTCCAATTGGTCCTCTTCCACGAATGTCTCCACCAGTGATGACACGACCAATGATACATAGAAACCTACCAAGCGAACCCCATACAAGACATGGTGGAAAAAAAACAAAGACTAATAAAAGGCGCCAAAGAAAATCATCGAAAAGATCCAAAAAGTCTAAAAGTCTAAAAAGTAGGGTTCTAATTTAATGTCATATATAGAACACAGGGTTCTTTATATGAAAAGGATGTAAAGTTTATTTTATCAACATCATCATAAATATATCCAAATGTATATTCATCGTCGTCATCTACTTTAATTCCATCGACGAAAGTAGATACGATTTTCATATCGCAACCTCTTATGGCTTTAAATGAACAAACAACATTTACAAAACGGTTTGAATCGGGGAATTCAAAAAGGTATTTCTTTCCCACATAAATATGTTTTTCAACATCTTTATTATGATTACACTTGACATAATTTGATCCGTCAACAAAAGCAAACTGTCTAGTTTCAAAATTGGGGTTAATAATTTGAATTGGTGCGGACGACATTTTTTTACATTAATAAAATAACCATAAAACAAATCAATTTTTTAGTAAAGAGTTTAAAATAAACGCTAGTAACAATATAAATGGGAAATATGTTGGATTGTTGTTTTAAAGCTAATAAAAATGACCAAAAACCATTAAGTATAGAAGAAATTTATGAATCATTTCATGATGAAAAAGGAGAAGAATTTTGGTATTTAAAAGAAAAATTTAAAACGTGGTATGATAATTGCAAAAAAAATATATCATGGAAACCAGATTTAAATGAAGATACGTGCATAACATATTCAAAAGAAGAATATGATAGAGGTGGTTATGTCCAATTTGAATAAATATTTTAAAAGAGAATAAAAACAACCGCTTACTATATTTAGCTAATGCCACCTAAATATATTAAAAAACCACAAACGATAAAAACAGAACATCCAAACGCAAAGTATTTAATTATCGTGGAATCTCCATCAAAGTGTGCGAAAATAGAGCATTTTTTAGGAGAGGATTATTGTTGTATAGCATCAAAAGGTCATTTAAGACATATAGAGGGATTAAAATCAATAGATACAAAGAATAATTATGAACCTAGGTTCTCCATTTTAGAAGAAAAAGAGGACCACGTGAACAAAATGAAGCCGATAATCGCAAAATTCTCAAAACAAAATATCATTCTGGCAACGGACGATGATCGCGAAGGAGAGGCGATAGCGTGGCATATTTGTATGTTATTTGATTTACCACTTGAAACAACGCGAAGAATATTATTTCATGAAATAACAAAGGTAGCGATTATAAAAGCAATTGAAAATCCAACAAAAATAAATATGGATTTGGTAAGGGCGCAGCATTCTAGACAGGTTCTCGATATTATCGTTGGTTATAAGATATCGCCATTTTTATGGAAGTATTTGTATAACAATAAGGAAAATTCATTATCTGCAGGACGTTGTCAAACGCCCGCGCTAAGATTAGTTTATGAAAATGAAAAGGAAAAGGAAAGGATAGGGGCATTGGAGCTAGGTTTTAAAACAACGGGCACGTTCTTTTCAAAGAATATTATTTTTACATTAAATGTTGAACTAAAAAATCAAGAGCAGGTTCTCGATTTCATGGAAAAAAGTCGAACCTACAATCATAAATTGAGAACATTGAAGCCGAAATCTACTACGAAAGGTGCGCCAAAACCATTTCATACATCGAATTTGTTACAAACGGCAAGTAGTACATTGCATATGTCACCAAAAGAAACAATGAGTTTATGTCAAAATCTATATCAAGCAGGTTATATAACCTATATGCGAACAGAAAGTTCTCAATATTCCAAAACTTTTTTAGAACAAGCCAATAAATATATAATAAAGGAGTTTGAAAAGCCCGAATATTTGGGAGATTTTAATAAATTAGAGAACAAGGATTCAACAAATCCGCACGAAGCGATTCGTGTAACGCAATTAGAAATAAGAAATGTAGCAAGTGATGAGAACCAACGTTTATCTACGCTGTATAAGTTGATATGGAGGAATACAGTAGAAAGTTGTATGGCGACGGCAAAATATTTAGAAACAGACATAATTATATCAGCTCCAAACGAATATGAATATAAATATACAATAGAAACGCCAACATTTTTAGGATGGAAGAAGGTAAATGAGAAAAAGGAGTTGCATGGCAAGCTCGAGGAGAATCAAAATGAAAATAATGGTTTAGATATGTATTTTAAGGCGATAGAGAATTCAAAACAAAATTGTCAGCTAAATAAGGTAGAAAGTGCAATAGTAGGGAGAAATAAACATAAACATTATACGGAAGCTAGTTTAATTCATAAATTAGAAACATTAGGAATAGGTAGGCCATCTACGTTTGCGTCTATAGTAGATACAATACAAGAAAGGGGTTATGTAAAAAAGATGGACGTAGAAGGAGAAAAGATCCAATGTAAAGAATTTACGCTAATGGATAATAAAATAATAGAAACAATAAAAGAGAGAACATTTGATAATGAAAAGGGAAAATTGTTAATACAACCAATAGGAACAATAACAATAGAATTTTTAGTAAATCATTTCGAAAGTATGTTTTCGTATGAATATACGAAGCTGATGGAGGATAAATTAGATACAGTATCAATAGGAAATATGGAATGGTCATTAATATGTAAGGAGTGTGATGAAGAAATAAAGAAAATATCAAAACCAATAACAAAAATAGCAAAACAGACATATTGCATAGAAACAGGGTATGAATTAGTTTTTGAAAGGTATGGACCAGTGATAAAACATACACTAGAAAAAGAGGAAATAGAATATTTGCCAGTCAAAAAGGAATTAAGAATAGATTTAGATAAATTAAAGGAAGAGAAATATACTTTAGAAGATTTAATAGAAATAAATAATAAAAACATGGGGGAATATGAAGGCAAAGAGATATATTTAAAAACAGGAAGATACGGGCCCTATGTAGAATGGGGCGACAAAAAAGAAAGTATAAAGGGAATAGAAAAGCCAATAGAAATAGTAACAATAGAAGATATAAAATTATATTTAGAAAGCAAGACACAAAAGGTAGATAAAAATATATTAAGAGTATTAAATAAGGATTTTAGCGTAAGAAAGGGAAAATTTGGTCCATATGTTTTTTATAAACGTACAGATATGGCAAAACCAGAGTTTTTAAATATAAAGAAATTTCCCGAAGGTTTTTTTGCATGTGACGCAGAGACATTAATAGAATGGTTAATAGATACATATAACTTACCAAATCAATAAAATATGTGAAATATATAACTAGGTAAATAATGAAGGAATCGCCATTTTATTATATCGTATTTGCAATATTATATTTTATAAGTATGAAATGTTTAGAGAGTCCTAATGCGATTATAGTAGGCTTGGGGTTTTTATTCACAGTAAACGTAATATTTACAATATATTTTGTAAGAAGTCAAATAATGAATGGTTTTTTAAACATAGGAGATGATTTTTTAGTTATATTAGGAAAATCCTCAATAATGATAAATGGTATATTTTTAATGATTTCATTAATATGTTCATTCGTAATGATAACAAACGTTAATGAAAAATGGAAAAAGAAGACAGGAACTAGTTTAGAATTGCCACCAATTTATCAAAAAAATATGGATATGTTTGTAGATTCAGTAGTAAACAATATCTATTTTGAAGCAATCATAATATTATTTATTGTATTTTTCAAATCATATTTTAATAATGTAAATCAATTTGATTCTACGGCGACAAATGGTTTTACGGAATATGTTAAAAAACTATTGAAATTTATATGGGAAGGATTAAAATACATATTTTACACAATAACGTTCTCGCGCGCTAGATCTTATCATACATGGTTACAAAAATGGTTTCCAACGAAATATGAAAGTTTTAAAAACGCCGAAATTTTTTCTTTTATAATACAGGGATTATTATATTGCATTTATTATGTATTATGGATACCGACATTATTATTTTTGTACATGATATCATTTATAGTAACTATATTTACAAGGATAGTTCCAGATGTATATAGACGCGGATTTCGGTATATTTATGTAACGGCATTGCCAATATTATCTTTGGTAATAATAGGAAATTCAATGTATCAAGTATATTTGGCAAGTTCGTTTACAAAATTACAAAGACAAGAATTAATATGATAAATTCGTATAAAAACAAGTATTGTGTTCTCTATATATTCTAGAAAACACAATATGAAATATTATGAAACGTCTTATGAAGATTATATTCAATCGCTAGAAAAATATAATTTGCATAATGAATTAAACGTCGCACATAATTCATTTCCAAATAAGCTAGGTAAATTAGAAAACTTAATTGTATATGGACCATCGGGTGTTGGTAAATATACACAGGTTCTCTATTTATTAAAAAAATATAGTCCTAGTGATATGAAATATGAAAAAAAAATGATTGCGCATACGGATAAACAAGAGTATAGTTATAAAATAAGTGATATACATTACGAAATAGATATGTCATTGTTAGGATGTAATTCAAAAATTTTATGGCATGAGCTATTTTTTCAAATTGTAGACATAATTTCAGTAAAACAAGAAAAGATTGGCGTTTTATTATGTAAAAATTTTCATTTAATTCATACGGAATTGTTAGAGATATTTTATAGTTATATGCAGCAATATAATAATTCACAATCGAATATTAAATTAATATTTATATTAATAACAGAACATATAAGTTTTATTCCAAATAAAATATTAAATGTATGTCATAAATTAAATATAGGTAGACCAACAAAGGATGCGTATATGAATTTATCATTATTTAATAATAAAACAATAGACACGGGAGATAAATTAACATTTATAAATAAAATGAAAGTACTTGTAGAAAATAAGTTAGTTAAAAACAAAAAGGAATCATTAGCAAATGAAATTGAAACAGATGGAGTAATAAATATAAAGGAACTATATCCATTATCATCTGTTTCATCATCAGCAAATTTACCAACAGATTCTTTTAATGTGATATGTGATAACATTATAAAAAAAATAATGAATCCAAAGGATATGAATTATTCTGAGTTTAGAGACAATTTGTATGATATGTTAACGTATAACTTAGAAATACCAGAGTGTTTGTTCTATATATTAAAATATTTGATAGAAAATAAATTATTAAAGCGAGAACACATAAGTGAAATTTTATCAAAAAGTTATACATTTTTAAAATATTATAATAACAATTATCGTCCCATATACCATTTAGAGAGTATTATGTATTACATATTAATAAAATTAAATGAATTATGACAAAGCTTGTGAGATATTAGAAATAGAAGAAAAAGACATAACTATAGAAAAAATAAAAAAACAATACAGAATAAAGGCATTAATGTTTCATCCTGATAAAAATAAAACAGAAGATGCGTCAGCAAAGTTTATAGAAGTACATACAGCATATGAATTTTTAATAAAAATGAACGATTTTGAATATGATAGTGATGAAGATGAAACAGAAATAAACGAAGCAGATATAGATAAATCATCTTACCGATGGAAATTATTTAGTTTTATTAAAAGCATTTTAAAAAAAGAATCAAAAGAGACAATGTTTTATGGTATTTTACAAACCATTTCGTCAATATGTGAAGAAAAGGCAATAACATTATTAGAATCATTAGATAAGGTAATATTATTAAAGGTGTTTGAGATATTAAAAACGTACAAGGATGCGTTTCATTTTAATAATGAATTTATAGAAAAAATAGAAGAAATGGTTAAGCGGCGGCGTGAAAATGATGAATGTATAGTTTTAAATCCATCCTTGGATGATTTATTCGAGAACAATTTATATAAACTATCTATTCGTGATCAAACATATATAGTGCCACTTTGGCACCATGAATTAGTATATGATAATTCAGGTAATGATATTTACGTAAAATGTTTACCAATTTTGCAAGAATATATAGAAATAGATAATAAGAATAATTTGCACGTTCATAAAGAATATAATGTTCTCGATTTATGGGACAAATCCTTAATAAAAATAGAGATTACAAATAAAAAGGCAATAGAATTTAAACCATACGATTTAAAGTTATCAAGACTACAAACTTTAGTTTTTACAGATGGACTTAGTAAAATAAATACACAAAATGTATATGACGTATCAAATCGTGCATTAATATATTTACATATTAAACTAGAAATATAAATTTATAAAAACCATATAATTTTATAACATTTAATATATAATGCATAGGTTCTCAATTTCAATATTTTTGATTGGGATTATTTATTACACAAACTCTTTTTTCATACCAATAAAGTTCGGCAGTCCGTTTAAAATTATTGATAAAAATGTGAGAAAAGCTATTGAATATAATAACGATAATGGTGTTATAAAAAAAATAAATGGTTTTTATGGGATAGTAGGTCCTGAAATAGATAAGAAAAAGGTAAATACATTATATGAGTTATTTACGGGGAATGGTAATATACAAGGAGTTTTTTTTAAGAATGGAGAACTTACGTATGTTAAACAATTTATAAAGACGGATAAAATTGAATATGAAGAGAACCATGGCGAAATACCAAATAATTTATTAGCAACTGTTCTCTTAATGTTTCTACATAAACTAAAAATGTTCCCCAATGTATTAGGACTTGCTAATACTGCGATTATAAATATAAACAACAAACAATATGCATTGTTTGAACAGGATTCGCCATATTTAATAAATATTGATTATAATAATACAAAAATAGAAACTATTAATAAGCGTGACATAAAAGGTATTCAACATTTTTCTGCACATTCTAAACATAATAAGGAATTAAAAGTAATTGAAACAATAGATTATGACGCATTAACGAATAAAGCTACGTATTATAGTTTGGCAGAAGATTTTACTATACAAAATACAAAAACAATAAAAACCAAATATATACCATTGGTACATGATTTTGTGAGTTTAGAAGGTTATATTATATTTTGCGATTCGCCTATTCAATTTCATATGAATAAAAATATGTTTACAAAGATGCCTGTTCAGTTTCATAAAAATAAACCAACATATTTACATATTATTAAAAAGGAGAATTTAGAAGTAAAAACAATAGAAATAAATGATAGTTTTTATATTTTTCATTATGCTGAATGCATTGAAAGGCCAAAAACAATAGAAATATATGCCTCTGTTTATGAAGACATAGATTATGGTGAAATGAATATACAAGGTAGATATCGTAAACTGATAATTAATAAAGTAAATGGCAAAGTATCTATTGAAAAAAATCCAGAATTAGAAAAATATAGTTTAGAATTTCCTGTGCGATATGGTAACTATCAAATATTATTAAGGAACAATGGAAATTCGTTTAATGGATTTGTTATTTGTGATGGATTGCGAATAATAAAGGATTTCTATTTTTTAGAAGATTTATTCATAGCTGGAGAACCTAAGGTGGTTAGAATTGATTCTGTGTCATATTTAATATGTTTTGGTTATTCTTCCAAAAACGAAGGGTATTTGATATTAGTAAATTTAAAAAATTATCGCGTTATAAAGATACCTATTGGAGAAGAAATTAATATAGGATTTCATTCTATTTTTATCTAGGTATGGTTTCATAAAACAATATTATTTATTATAAAAAAGACATAATAAATAAACGACATATAGAACAATATGCATTTAGTAACTGGAGCTAGTGACAATCATTACAAATCATTAATTAATATGATTTTATCGTTTATGAAATATCATAAAAATGATCCCGATTTCGTAATTGTAGTATATAATCTAGGTATAGAAAAATCATTATGGGGTCGGTTGTTGAATATCTTTAATAGATATACAAATTTTGTTAGTGTCGTATTTGATTATAGTCTATATCCAGATTATGTAAATATTAATATAAACGCTGGTGAATATGCATGGAAACCTATAGTAATATATGACGTATTTAATAAATATAAGGACGTTACGTTATGGATGGATGCTGGAAACATATTGATAAATAGATTAGATAGAATAAATAATTTAATAGTGCGAAATAATTTATATTCAGGATATTCAGGTAATTCAGATTCAACTATATTTAAGTGGACGCATCCAAAAACTATTGAGTATATGGGTAATATTTATGAAGGAAACGATATAACAAAATGTCAGTGTCGAAATGGTGCGTGTGTAGGATTTAATTATAATACGGAGTATGTGAGATCTTTTGTGGAAGAATATAGAAATTATGCATTAATAAAAGAATGTATTGCACCCGAAGGATCAAGTAGAGAAAATCATAGACAAGATCAATCTATATTTTCAATAATGTTTTATAAATATTATATAAAGTATCAATTTGATTTTTCAACAAATTCCGATGACTATTATAAAGATTATAAAATACAAAATGACGTAGATTAGTATTATATTAATATATGCAAAAAAAAGTTAAATATAAAACATGCTTATTATGCATAATGAAATACATAATCGCTATTATTAAAAGGTTTATTCCAAAAGAATTACCAAAACCAGTTGGTAGATGGAGAATAGAAGATTGTAATGTAAAAATGAACAATAAAATAGACTTATCAAACGAAGACCACTGTGGTCCTTGTGGACAATATGCATTAGAAAAAATAGAATTAAAAAATGAAAAAACTGATATTTATTTAGAAAAAACAAAATAAATATAAACGTAAGGAAATATAATAATAAAATGGATATTAAAATCGTAGTTTCTAGATACAATGAAGATATTTCATGGTTATTGCCATTAAAACATTATTGCATTTTTATAAATAAAGGAGAACTATTAAATATAGAGAATGAAATCCAGCTTGAAAATATGGGTAGAGAAAGCCATTCGTATTTATGGTTTATAATAAACAATTATGAAAATTTACCTGACATAGTAGCATTTACACAAGGAAACATAAAAGATCATATAGAAATTGATAATTTGAAATATTTAGAAAATATGGTAAAAGAGGCGGTTATTTATAACAAATCAATGCCAAATGCATTACATAATTATAAAACAAATAAAAAAATGAATGGTGAATTAGGACCTACGTGGAATTTTAAGGACAACGAATGGTATTTAAAAAATAATTATTCAAACAACCAACCGCAATTTTTTATAGATTGGTTTATTAAAAATATTAAACCAGATTATCCTTATTCAACGATGTATTTTTATATGAATGGGATTTTTGCAGTAAAAAAGGATTTAATACTAAAAAACTCCAAGGAATATTATGAAAAATTAATAAAAAGTGTGGATCATAATATTGATCCAGCGGAGGGGCATTTTTTAGAAAGATCTTGGTATCATATATTTGAATAATTCGTAAACTTATAATAAAAATGTTCTCATTGTTATTATAAATAATGTGCGGAATCGTTGGTTATTTAGGAAATGGACAAGCAAATGATTATATTTTATCAGGTTTAAAACTATTGCAAAATAGAGGATATGATTCTGTTGGCATTTCGTATATGGAAAAAAATATAATAGAAACTATAAAATATGCATCCACATCCAATTGTGATTCTTTACTACAGTTAGAGCGTAAAATAACAAACGATTCTATGAATATAGAAGGAATCGCAATTGGTCATACGAGATGGGCTACGCATGGAGCAAAAACAAATTTTAATGCGCATCCACATAATGATAATTTAAATAGAATTTCTCTTGTTCATAACGGTATTATAGAGAACTTTGCTGAATTAAAAAAAACACTAATTCTAGATGGTTATGAATTTCGTTCTCAAACCGATACTGAAATTATAGCGGTTTTAATAGGTAAATATTTAGATGCTGGTGAAACTGTTGAAAAAGCAATTCAAAATACAATAGATCAATTATTAGGAACATGGGCATTGGTTATAATTCATAAAGATTTTCCAAATAAAATATGGGTTACTCGAAATGGGTCCCCGTTATTATTAGGAATTGAAGATGATTTTATAATGGTAGCAAGTGAACAAATTGCATTTAATAATTATATTAAAAAATATATTGTTCTCGATAATCATGATTTAATAGAGATTACAAATGGTGATTCTGGTATAGAATACAATAAGAATATACAAAGATACACAAAAAAGGATAAAATACATACTCCTATAGAGTTGACTCCAACAAATCACACGCATTGGATGTTAAAAGAAATTATGGAACAACCTGAATCAATAATTCGTGCGTTAAACAATGGTGGTAGAATTGAGAACAATGTTTCTGTAAAATTAGGAGGCTTGGATTTATGTAAATCTAGATTAATGGATATCAATCATTTAATATTATTGGGATGTGGGACGTCGTATCACTCTGCATTATGGTCATTAGACACATTTAAATCATTAGATATTTTTGATACAATAGTATGTTACGATGGTGCTGAATTTAACGTCAAAGACATACCAAAAAAAGGAAAAACTGGTGTTATTTTATTATCACAATCTGGTGAAACTAAAGATTTACACAGATGTATTCAAATCGCAAAAGATTATGATTTAATTAGTATTGGTATAGTTAATGTAATAGATTCATTAATTGCAAGAGAAACTGATTGCGGAGTTTATTTAAATGCAGGCAGAGAGGTGGCGGTAGCATCTACAAAATCATTTACAAATCAATGTGTCGTTTTATGTATGGTCGCAGTATGGTTCTCACAAAATCGCGGAACATGTATAGAAAAGCGTCGTAAAATCATTAATGATTTGCGAAATCTATCCTTTCAAATGCAAAAAATATTAGATAAAGCTGGTGAAACACAAGATGTGGCGAATGTTCTAATTAATAAACCTTCTATGTTTATACTAGGAAAAGGTAAAGATGAAGCCATAGCAAAAGAAGGTTCTCTAAAATTAAAAGAAATTGCATATATTCATGCCGAAGGTTATTCATCATCTGCTTTAAAACATGGTCCCTTTGCTTTAATAGAAAATGAATTGCCTATTATTATTTTAGACATAAGTGATGAATATCGTGATAAAAATCGCAATGCGTATCAAGAGGTTTCTGCAAGGAATGCGTTTGTTTTAAAAATTACTGACATTATTGAAACAGAAAATGAGAACTCTTTAATCATTGAAAAAAATGCTACATTTGGAGGGTTATTAGCGAATATTCATATTCAATTGCTTAGTTATTATTTGGCATTATCACAAAATTATAACCCCGATTTTCCTCGTAATTTGGCAAAAGTTGTTACCGTAGAATAGCAAATTCATTATGCATAAGAATCTATAATTAACAATACATCTTCTGGAAGAACACAAATAGGGTCTAAAATGTCTTTTAGTTCTTCTACTCTAGTTATCCAATCAACGGGTATACTATATGTAGTATAATCATTAAATGGTGTGTGTGGATCTTCATACGACCGCACTTGTAGATACCCTAAAATAATACGGCCAAAATTGGCTCTAAATACACGCGACCCACGAGCATTAGTGCTATGAAATAAATATCTCTTTCCCACGGTTAAGTTATTTATATCCATTTTAGTTAGTTATGTGTATATTCTTATGCACATAACTCGTCAATTTTTTACTACGCTATTTTTTATTCTTTTTAGATTTTCTTGCGCGTCGCTTCTTTTTACTAGAACGTTTCTTTGATTTTCGCTTTCCACCAGCTGATTTCGGTTGAGTAGGTAACGCGGCAGGTGAGGACTGTGTGCGGCCTTGTAATTGTATGTCAGGACGAAGAAAGTGTGGCCCTGGCGCACTAACAATAATACCAGATGATTCTTTTTTGGGCACTTCGCCATTCTTGGAATCAGACATAGTATTATAAAATATAACAATATATTTTTACGATATTAAATAAAAAATTGAGCATGTTAATATCTATAATAATAAATCACAATATGATTATATTGCATTGCGTAAAAGAACATAGCAAATTGCGCATTAAATTCCATAGTTATATTAATGCGGAGGGTTTAATATATAAGAATGTATACAACAATAATTATAATTGTAAATTTCCAAAAGATATTCGTAGAGAGGGGCAATTCTATAAAATAAGCGACGGTGATATAACAATATCCTCTCTAAAATCCGTCCCATTTTATTCTATTAAAAGGAGTAATATTGTAGCGATTACAGAACAAGAAAAAAACACACTCCTAAATCCACAAACGGTCGATATTTCAAATTTAAAAATTTATGATGCGGGTGATTGTGTAATATGTTTATCTGTTGCTAGTGCCGTTGTATTTATTCCATGTGCGCATCGCTGCGTATGTGCAGATTGTAATAAACAATTAGCAACGATGAAAAATTGCTGTCCAGTATGCAGAGAGAAAGTACAACAAACAATTATTTCCAACTAGTTCGGTATAATTTTATTGATATGATAATGAACAACTACTAATTTATTTTTTTCATCATCCGCATCAACTACGTGTGCATCGGTTGTGTTTCCATATATTTCTTCATATAATTTTACTCGACAATCGTCCATATGATTTTCTACAAATGTATATAGATTCTTACATAAAACATGAAAATTCTCTAGAAGTTCTCGATTATCAATAAAATAAAGATCTTTCAATGCATCATAAACTATAATATTACCAGAAACGCAACCTATAAACCCTTGAAAAATTGTTTTGGGAAAGTAATTTGAATTTACAGAGAAAAAATCATAGTTTTCGAGAACGTCATCGATGTTCTCATAAATCATGGCGTCGGTGTCCATATAAACGCCACCATTTACATACAAAAAATAATATCGAAATAAGTCAGCACGATGAGAACCATAATTAAAAGAATAAAAACGTTGTTTCACATTGGGAAATTCAGCGATAGGATGTGCATCAAAAAAATCCATAATTTCTTGATCGTTAAAATGTAAATATTGCCAATCTGGTAATTGTTTGCGAATTTTATCAACGATATAGAGCTCGGGTTTTGTTCTGGAGGTTTGTATAATCACTTTTGGAATCATAAATAGAGAACCTAGAAGTATAAATAGTATAAATGATCCTAATTTTATACTATTTTTTGTCAAAAACATTATCTAAAAAATTCTTATGTCGTTCGGCATCTTGATATCCTATCTCAATCAATTCGTAAAATTTAAAATCATCTTTCGAGAACAATGTTGTATAATCGGTTATACTTGGTTTTTCATTATTGTTTTTATTGGTTGGTTTCCAAATACTAGGCGTAATATGAATCGCTGGATTAGTGATATTTAAATATGGAAATCTACTGAAACCTCCATCAAATGAATATTCATTTCTATATATATTTGTAAGACCACCAGTAATTAAAGGAATATGAGAACTTGCAATACAACAATTAATTGCATCTTCTAATGATTCAAATCCTGAATAAATAATAGTATTTGTTCCCTGTGCAGACATTGTGGTGACGCCGATAAAAAGTCGCATTAAATCAAATTCATCTGTTTTATAATTAGACAACAGTTTATGTTTAATCAAGTTCTCTAATTCATGAATTGTTTTTGTAGTATGAAGTGAATCGTCTAATAAATTATTTATCATTGTATCAATGTTACCTTTATAAGATAAAACTAAAGAATTCCAAGCTCCAGCGCTCGCTCCACTAAATATATAATCGTCTAAATCATAGTTTTGTTTTATATATTTACATATGCCAAGCATATAAAAACCTTTAAATCCACCAGGTGAAATAGATATTATCTTTTTATCTTTTATAAAGTCATTATTGAAAAGCGGACCAAATTTATGTTTATTTTGATTCGTTACCAATATTTTTGATCGAATAATATTATTTCTTGCAAGAAAAAATGCAATTGATTTCATTGTTTGTAATACTATATGTAATACCAGATAAATTCTATATATTTTCATCTAATATATAGAATTATTTTTATAAGCCACGAATCAACCTGTTTTTTTCATCTTCATTCAAAGAATCAACATCAATACCGCTTACTACAAATTCAACGCCGTTTGTTTTCATTACATAATAATCTCCACACATCTTGCGTTTATATTGCATAACGCCACAAAAGTCTTTATTTTCTATAGTGAAAATGTCGTCTTCAATTAAATCATTTGGATTAAAATTAGCTGATATTCGCGGACCCTTGAAATTTTCATTAAAATTATCCTCATTTACTATAAAATTTTTTTTTTCTGGCGATTTAAATAAGTAATATACGCCATGTTTCTTTTCAATAAATATAAGATTTTTGTTTGGCAGCAAATATTTATCTGTTATTCTACATCTATCGTGAACATTGTTTACCGTTGATTTCAAACTCATTGTTTGATTCGATTTACCTTAGTTTATCCTAACATTATAAAAGGTCAATTTTTTAATTTACAAAAAAAATATATTTATAAATATCTTTTTATCTTTGTTTTAATGTTTAAACTGTGGGCTTCTTCTTGATAATCTTCTTCTTCACAGGCTCCGTTGCTGTTGCGACATCATCCGCAACAACTGGAGCAACCTCAACAGGTGCCTTCTTGATCACCTTCTTTACAACTGCCTTTGGCTCAGGCTCAGGATCCGCATCATCGCCATCCTCTGCGTCACTATCCGCAACTTCTGTGTTCGTTGCAAGAACTACATCAACATCCTCATCTGCGTCGTCAACCTTAATCTCCTGCTTCGAAAGTGCAGTAAGATCGTCGGGAGAAAGCTGAATGTGGCAGCGACTATAGATGCTCTCCATCTCTTGAGGCTTCACTGCACACTGAATAACCTTCCAAGTAACACCCCAACCCTTTCCACCAAACCAAAGACCACCACACTGAAGAAGACAAGCGACGGTGCTTCTCTTTTGAATGAAATCCATGGGCGTCTTAGTAACATCATCACAAGGGAACATAAGATTGGGCACAGGATTCGTATCATAAATCTGGATTCCCCACTTGCCACCATAATTCGGCACCTTGGCACGAATCGACGGGGGCTTAGAAGGATCAATCTTCTTGGTGGTCTTGTCCTTGGAATACTTGAGCGCAGAGAAGAATGTATGCTTTGCGACCTCGCGAGACATCTCCTCACCAAACCATGCCTCGCTATGCTTAACCGCATCATCAAGAATCTGGTTTTCTAGCGTCTTGAACTTCTCCAGAAACTCACTGGTTGCAGCAGTCGCGTAGTCTTCATTAGGAAACACAAGAGACATACTAAACTTTCCATCTGACTCACCAGTCTTCTCATCCACAAAATCGCCAACACCCCAGGTCATCATGCCAGGAGTTGAAACGGCAACGCCGCGACCCGTCTGGGAACTAATAATATTAATTGACTTTCCACCACGGTCATTGACCTTAGGCTGCATATAGCGAATCGCGGAAGGATTCCACTCGCTAGCAGTAACGACCATCTTAGTAGCAGGCTTCGACATTCTAAATAACAAACGGGAACTGATATGATTTATATATCGCAATGTCTTTAACTCAATTTTTTACATCTTTTATTTCCAATCTTACGATTAATGCTGTGTTTTTAATAATTTTTTTATGTTAATAACATCTTTTAAACATCTTTTTGTGGATATGGAAAAATGCGTAAAAAACGAAGATTTTCGGTTTGTAATGAATGGATTTTGTGAAACAATAAATTACATAAATAAAAGACAACCCAATTAGGCTTAAGTTTAGTATATTATTATTTTGTAAATCAATATATAAATAATCTATATTGTTAGTATATACAATGATATCTAATATTGTAGTAAAAGAAACAGTTGCCATAGATTTAAACAGTGATACTATGAAAACGTGTAAAAAAAGAATTATTAAATCAAAGACAGAAAAACTAGAAATAGCATATGATAATTATTTTAAATTGGGATTTGATTTGACCACGTATAAGTTGCCCGAATTAAAGAAGTTTTTAAAAGAAAATAAACTCTTAATTTCAGGAACAAAACCAGTATTAATTGACAGAGTGCAAAACTATTTTTTAAAACTAAAGTCTATTGGGTCTATTCAACGCATTTATAGAGGATATCTAGTAAGAGAAATGATAAAATTACACGGTCCAGCAGTTAAAAACAGATCAATATGCGTAAATGACACCGATTTTGTAACTATGGATAAAATTGTGGAAATACCTTACGAAAACTTTTTTAGTTATACTGACACAAATAATTTTACTTATGGATTTGATATTACGTCGTTAATGCAAGCATTTAAGGCAAAGAACATGGAAAATCCTTATAATCGAGAAAAATTAACTGTTCCAATAAAACGAAAGATTAAAAGTTTCTATAAAAAAACCTGCATATTTTATCCTGAAATAAAAATAGATAAACTTGACCCTCCTGTGCAAGCGCCACAAATTACTAGAAACCGATTTGTACAACAACCAACGCCATTATCAGTGGCTTCACAAAATCGTTACAATGCCTTAGTAAACATGAGAACAAAACCTATTTCACAAAGAATGCAGGATTTGTTTATAGAAATTGATCAATTAGGAAATTATACGCAAGTTTCTTGGTTTTCGAATTTAGGTATTGCGCAATATGTGCGTTTATATAGAAGTATGTTTGAAATATGGAATTACCGAAGTGGATTGTCTAGGGATACAAAATTAAAAATATGTCCTTTTTACGGGCCATTTGAAAGAATTTTTCAACACAATGTATTTTATGATGAATTGACATTAGATCAAATACAAAGTGCTTGTACAACTGTTTTTGAAACATTAGTATATTCTGGCGTCGACGAAGATCATAGAAAACTTGGGGCGTTTCATGCTCTTTCTTCATTGACTATAGTTTCTAACCCAGCAAGACAAGCCATGCCATGGTTGTATGAATCAGTTGCTTTTTAAAAATATCAAGAAATTAAAGGGTTTATGATGAAATATCAATTGTAACAATGCACATATCGTCACAATCAGTTGGTCTATATTGTTGATTTAACATAAATTCTGTCTTACCAAGAGGTTTCATGTCCCACAATTGTAACCATCTTGATTTGACAAATCCAATTGCGTCTTGTCCAGACATTGTGGCAAATCTAATAATATCCATAGGATCGTCCTTATTTATCATATCCCAAAACCCATCACTACCTATTAATATTTTGTATGTTGATCCCATTGCAATGTCTATGACGCGATGATCAGGCAAACATCCCGTTTTTCCAGAATCACCTAGAGCTTGGCTGCAAGCCAATCGCGTACCGTTTGGCCAAGCAACGTATTCTGTGTATTCTTCAATTAATTGTTTATTATTAATAACTTTAATATTCGTTGACGGTGTAAACTTTATATTTGGATTCATTTTGACAAGCCGTTCACGTTCTTCTTGATTTCTCCAATTGTGTTCTCTTGATAAATAAATAAGTTCTCCGTCCTTGTATACAGCAGCTTGTGAATCACCGCAATTTATACATTCGATACGGTTATCATACACTTTAACCAAACACGCAGTGGCACCTCCAAAATAGTTTTTCATCATATCCCACAAAGTTTCTAGAGGTCGATTTTTTCCAACAATGTTCGCCAGGTTCTCGTTGCCACCAATAGCTCGTAGTGCATTTATACAATCATAATTATCGCCATGTCCATCCGTAACCATACCAAACTTAAATGGTTCTCCTGTGTGTTCATCGGTACCTTCGCCAAGATATGTTTGATCTTGGTGCTTATCCATTTGTTCAATATATTGAGACATTGACACAGTGTTATTCCAAATAGGCGAAATTCCGTCTTCACTGAATTCAAGATCAAATACGCTTTTCGACATTGTGTTTTTGACATAAATTATTTATGTCAAAAGGTTTCCAATTTTTTACATCACAATATTGTTGTAAAAAATGCGATGTGATTTATAACAAAAACGGTGAAGTAAATAATTTTACTGTGAAATGTTAAAAAAATAAATAATCTAATTTTTTTTACGGCAATTGTCGTAATATATTTTTTCTATATTATAAAAATATATATTATTACTGAAAATAACTTAAAAACGAAACGTAATATATTGTATACTAGCTAGAATGGTTAGAACTTCGAAGTCCACTGCCCCTGTTTCCCAAGCTCCTGTTGTTGAGGCTGTTGCCACTAAGGCTCCTCGTGTAAAGAAGGCGAAGGTTGATGCTGCCGCTCCTGTTGTTGACGTCGTAGCTGCTCCCGTTGTTGATGTCGCTGCTCCTGTTGTTGACCCCAACACCACTGCGGCTAAGCTTACTGAGCTTAGTGCTAAGGTTCAACAAATCGCGTCTCTTCTCTCCAGCCTCAAGAGTGATTTGAAGAATGTTGAGAAGAACTATACTCGCGACATGAAGGCTGCCCAAAAGGCTTCCGCCAAGAAGCGTCGCAACAACGGCAATCGCAAGCCTTCTGGTTTTGTGAAGCCCACTCGCATTAGCGATGAGCTCGCATCTTTCCTTGGAAAGCCCGTTGGAACTGAGATGGCTCGCACTGAGGTCAGCAAGGAGATCAATGCATACATCAACACCAACTCTCTCCAAGACAAGACCAATGGTCGTAAGATTATCCCTGACGTGAAGCTTACCCAACTCCTTAAGATTGGAAAGGACGATGAGCTTACTTATTTTAACCTCCAGCGTTTCATGAAGCACCACTTCATCAAGGCGGAGGTTGTTGTTGCCACTGCTTAAATATAATAAAAAAATAATAGATATCTGGGATTAAAAATAACTGATTGAATAAAAAAAACTATATAAATATGATTTAGTAATCATATTTATAATGTCTGGACTAGACGGACTAAATTTTGAGGTTGTGGATAACGAACAAGATTTGTTTACACAAAAGAACAATGTAACGGCTGGATCAAGCCGTATGCAAAACGCAGTAATAAATCAAAACGTGCCATTTGATGATAAAATAAAAAAGTATGTAAAAGAAAACAATCCAAAAATTTATTTATTAACGCCTTGTTTTGCTAGTTTATGTTACGTAAGTTATGTACACTGTTTAATGCGAACAATTGAACTATGTAAAAACTACGATATTAAATTACAAGTAGAATTTTGTAGGAATGATAGTTTAGTGTCACGTGCAAGAAATAATTTAGTTGCGCGCGCTATGGCTGATCCAGAAATGACGCATATTATGTTTATTGATAATGATATTACATGGGATCCGTTAGACATGATTAAATTAATGGTTTCTAATAAACAATTAGTAGGCGGTATTTATCCCTTAAAAAACTATAATTGGAGCGAATTAATTAAAGATAAACAAAACCCTTTTAATTCTAATGCTGTACAAACGATTATAAGTAGAAAAAATCAATCACAATTTAAAAATTTAATTAGCGATGAAGAAATGTTACAATATAATCTGTTAAAATACAATGTTAATTATATTACACCATCGTTAAGCATTGAAGAAAACTTGGCGAAAGTTAAACATATTGCTACTGGATTTATGATGATACAGCGCAATGTTATAGAAAAAATGTCAAAGGCTTTTCCATCTACTAAATATGTGGACGACGTAAATTTCTTAAGACAACATGAAAATGACTTTGCGTATGCATTATTTGATTGTGGCGTAGAAGAAGGCCATTATTTCTCTGAGGATTGGTTATTTTGTCATAGGTGGACAAAAATGGGTGGAACTATTTGGATGGATGTTAGCATAAATTTAACACACACAGGAATAGAAGATTATAGAGGAAGTTATTTAGCAACCTTAATATAATTTTATCTTGTAAATAAGAACCCTTCTTTCTCCATAACGACACGAAGTTTACTTAAATCTTCATGCTTTTCTGTAATTTCTACATTCTTCCACTCGAATAAATCGTTTCCACTATAACTAAATAACTGATAAGCCCTTAGCAATTTATTAAAATCATCAATGTATTTTGTGTTTTTAAATAACCAAACATAGAAAGTATTTGTCTTTGTGTCATTTTGAAAACAATTCAACAAGTGTTTGTTGTACTGATTGTGCCATTTTATTGTTTCGTATAAATTTGTATTTGAATCAATATTATAATCAGTTCCTGACAACACCATAATCTCACGAAATTCTACTTCGTTCATATTTAATTCTTCTAGTATTAAGTTTTTATCATACAAAATAACAGTATGATTTAATAAACTTAAATGTCGAATTATAAATGAACAATTGTAAAGAAACATATCCATGTCGTCACTAAAACATCCCCACGCTTTTCCTATATTTACTAAGTATGCACATAATTTATCAGCTTCCCCACATGCATCATAATACGTCACACCATACGCATCAAATAAGTTTTTTACTTTTTTGATGTCATCTTCTCGCAAACGAATAAATTGTTTCTTTAATTGTTCCATTTCTATTTTGATTTCATTTTTTTCATCTGGTTCAATATTGTTTTTATTTATTGACTCTTCTAGTGAACGATACTTTTGTTCAGCCTCCTTTTTTTCTAATCTACGCATTTTTAATAGTTCATATTTCTCAGGTGGCGGTTTCCCATCAAATATAAATATTGGGATTATTTTATAAGATTTTAGAATTGAAATAAACAAATACATATTCTCCATTAAAGCATTATCTCCTAAAAACTTATACAAATAGATACTAGAATCTATTACTACTGTTTTTCCCTCCAAAGATTTTAAATGTATTTTTTTTATGGATTTCTTACTGCAATTTGTGCGCAAATAACGATTTAAATGTTTGATTCCCATAATTAATCTGTTTTACCCTTTAAATGCCCCACGTTAACTATCCCAATTTTTCCAAAATATAATCTATTGTTTATATAGATTATGAACATAGACTCTAAAACATTATTACTTTTTTTAGAAAAACATATTGAAAATAAATATATTTCTATTACCAAAACACATTTATCAAAGTTCTCTATTTCTTTAATGAAAGATATTTTTCGACATATGATTTTGGCTGAAAAAGATTACACAGCTATACATGGACAATGGATTCACCCCGATTCTTTTCCAAAAGGATATGATTTTGATTATTGTCATGACGTTATTAAAACAGAAATAGAGAACATGAATAAAACAACCTGCATTTATTCATTTATTATTAAAAATCATTCTTTTCAAATAGCTTTTGTTAGTCCTGAAAACAAAACACTATGTGAAAAAAAATTTAAACATTATATAAAACGTATCTATATTTGGTTATATTTGGCTACCATTTACTCTCCTCCTACATGTTCTCAAAAATTAAATATTTATCTCTATCTAACATCATTAAAAAAATATTTACCATCTAATCGAGAACATTTTTCACAGATACATGCAAACACAGCATTTACCACTTCTTGTAAAAAAAACACTGAAATTCACATTTATCGCAATGAAGAATGGTTTAAAGTTCTCATTCATGAATGTTTTCATTGCTTTGGACTAGATTTTTCTAGCGAAAATCAAGATAAAATAAATAAACAAGTGGCAACTATTTTTCCAATAAATAGCAAGATGAAATTATTTGAAGTTTATTGCGAAATGTTTGCTGAAATAATCAATGTTATGTTTGTTTCACTACATATTTTAAAGAAAATAGAGAACCTAGATGAATATATTCATAAATTGATATCTAAAACACAAGAATTATTAGAAAAAGAACGCATGTTTTCATTATTCCAATGCGCCAAGGTTCTCCATTGTTATGGATTACAATACCAGGATTTATATGAAAAGAATACAAATTCTATTCAAAAACGAAAAAAATACAGAGAGAATGATACAAATATATTTTCATATTATATTTTAAAATGCCTTTTTATGTTTTACTATGATGATTTTCTATCCTGGTGTTTTTTACATAATCAAGGGTCTATTGCATTTCATAAAAAAAATATGGATGAATTTGCTATTTTTATAAAACAACACTATAACCGCCCCGAATTTTTAATTGAAATTAACAACATGGAAAACACGATTAATGAACTAACAACAGATACAGGATTTATTTTTAAAAATATGCGTATGTCTCTTTTTGAACTAGCATGAAAAAGAGGTTTTATTGTTTTTTTTTATTTTTACCTCTTTTTCTACACACATCTATCAACTATTTATGCCAGCTCTGCTATCGTCATATGTCCCTTGTCTTCTCCCTCCTCACGAGACAACTGTGCCTCAAGCTCCGCAATCCTCGCCAACTTATCTTCGAGCGCCTTTGCCATCTGCACATTGGCCGCTACCAACTGTTCGATGTTCATCTCTGGCTTCACATCAGGGATTGGCTTGTGATTGATCTTGAATGTTAGGTAACGTCCTACAGTTCCATCCTCAGTTGGCGCAACAAACGCGACAAACCCGTCCCTATCGAGGTAACCCTTCTGGCGATAAGATCCACTGGTATTCATTGCGTCTCTCACCTTAGCAGCATAAGGAAGATCATACCAATTCTCGAAGTGGACAAACGCAGATTGCACATCTCCCTGCTCCATGCTGTTTGGACGAGACACAAAGTCCACTCTCTTCACCTTGCCAAGACGAAGCTTGTTCTCTATCAAGGATTGAAGATCGCCCAGCTTAAACGAAGCCAGGGTAGATCCACAAGATATCGATAGATCATTTGGGATGACAGGAATGTAGATGCTCATCCAAGAATCAACCTCCAATGGCATGATTGGTGCGTCACCACGCCCGACGGCCGAGCTAAGATTTGCGCGACGAATAGAAATGAATCCCATCGGCTTACCATTGTTCCAATGGATAGGAACGTCGCACTCAATCTGCACGCTCTTTGAACCGTCATCTTCTAGAGACGAGAAGACATGACACGCGTTCACACTGTCTCCCTGGCTTGAGAGATCAATAGTTGCAGAAAGATATCTAACTTGAACGGCAGTATAGTTTTCGGTCAGTGAAACCGATGCAACACTGCCAAGTTGCAGTACATTCTCCACGAGGTCAACTACCCCGTCCTGCGTCTGGAACTCCATGGGGAGCGACACAATGCGGATGCTGGAAACAACGGAAGAGGACATTTTAACGATGAATTGCTTTGGAAGCTCTAGTTTGTTGTTAGAAATGTTGATGAAAAAGTTTTCCAATTTTTTAGCATGAATTAAAAAAAAAGATGTTTTCGAAAACATCTTTTTTCTAGACAATATTATCTCAATTCTTTACGGACTTTCATTAACAATTCATCAGGTTCTGCCTCTTTGCCTCTAACAAAATGCACTAATTTTGCTGTCTTTGTTTCTAGTAACATAGATTTTAAATCTAAATTTTGATTGAATTTCGAAGTTAATGCGTTGTGTCTTTCTTCTTGACTGCGTGGATTTATTCCCACTTCAAAAAAATCAGGATCAGTTTTTATGGTTTTTTCTCTCAATATACGATCTTTTAATTTTCCCGTTTTTCCTGCAGCTGCACGTGCAATAGCAATATCTTTCGATATATCCGTGTTGCTATCTAAAGAAAATTGCTGATAAAAATCAGGAAATCCTTTCTTAAATTGAGAACCTAGATAATAATGTTCCACACTATTCCATCTATGATTATCTACTGTAATTGGAACTATCCATGAATCATCCAACTTTTTACGCCAATCCTTTGTTTTATTTAAAATATTAAATTCTGTTAATTTCATTTCATCTATTTTTTCACCAGAACCCTTTCCTGCTTTTGGACCTGAATTTGAATTGGCATGAAACATAAAAATAGTATTTTTATCATAAATATCTCGATTTAAATATTCATCTTCTTTTTCTTCCACCATTCCTTCGTCTACTGGCAACCCTAAATTGTTTTTTAATTTACGAAAATCACCTATTAAATAATAAGGTCCTGCGTTTTTTTCCATACATTTATTTATTACCATTACCTTAATGTCATATGGAATTTCACGGAATTTAAAAATACCCTTCTCTTTATAACTCACCAATTTATAATGATTTCCAGTATAACATGCAATAATATAATATTCAGGATCAAAAAACCCTTCTTTTTGTAATTCAACATCGTTTAATTGGCCACAATTGAGAACAGCATCTTCGTCACCATTTTCAAATGCCTCTGCTGATAATATAATTACCTTTATTTTTAATAATTTCTCCAATGTCGAAATTGCCCATGTATCTGCCCAAAATAACTTTTTTGTATCATCTGCTATAAATTGGCGAAATTTCTCTAGATCTGTTATATTTTTCATATAATCAAATTCTTTCATTAATTCTTTCGTATCGCTTAATTGTAATTTTAACCGTTCATTTTTTTCATTAAATTGTTTTGCTTCTGCCAATATTTTCTTATGTTCCTCTTTATCTTTTGTAGTTTCACCACGTTTTTTTAAAACTGGCATCATCTTCTTTATCGCTTTCATTTCTACTTCTATGTCCTGTAATTCTGCCAAAAAATTTGTATAAAGAATACGATATTGTTTAAATTGTTCATCCGTTGCTTCTTTTGATAATAATGTTCTCAATTTTGCTGGATTTGTTTCCTTTCCTATTTCATTAAAGGCTAAACATAACACTGAAAAAAAACAATCCCCATCCCCAGATACATTTGTTATTTTAAACGCATTGTTATGCATAAATTTCTCTATCCATTCTGTTTTTAATCCCTCTTTATAATCTTCTTTCATAGCATTTGCATCTTCTTCACTCTCCTCTGCCAACATTGCAGCCAATGGTTTCTCTGGATGTATTATAAATAATTCATCCTTACTTTTCGTTAATTCTTTCCTTTTTTCTTTTGAAATTTGCAAATCTAACACTCCAGTTGGTTCTTCTGTTAAATCTATAACTCCTATATCTGGCCCAGTTTCCTTTGCGCCAGTTAAGTCTTTTTTAGATAATTCCTCTACTTCTTCCATTGGATTTTCACTTACTAATTTATTTATAAAACTAGAAGTAGTACTATCATACATTTTTACAATTCCTTTTTCTAAATCCACATCACCATCTTCATCTATTATATTAATAACTTCATTACTCTCTACCTCAAATATTCCTATTTTTGCCCTAGGTTCATTGTTCACTATTAAATAAATAGGATAATAAACAATGTTATAAGAAGAATATGTATATTTCTCTTTACCTAATGCTATTATTAATGTTTGACCATATAACGGATATTCGTATAATGACGACGCATAATCTACATCTTCTTCATCCATATTTTTTGCTTCTTTATAATTAATATCATTAGGTCTAAGAGTTGATTTTACCATAATTTATATATATTATTATTTGTTATTATTTTTATTTCATTTATGCAATAAAAACAATATTTCTAAACTATGACTTCTTATTATCTAACATGTCCATATATTTAAAAATAGTTCGACTCGATATACTTTTATGGTCCTTTACTTTCATTTGCGAACATTTTACAACGTTATCCATAACAGATTTCCAATTTGTTTTATTATTCAACTCTATTGATGATAAAGTAATTAATAAAAATATATTCTCAGTAATCTCTTCTACTTCTGCCATTTTATTTTCTTCATCTATATATTTTAAAACTAATTCTTGCAAACGAATTATTATTTCTAATGTTCTATTTTTTTCCATCAAACCCTTTTTCATTAAATTCACAATAAACATAGCCATCCCCTTTCTTTTATCATTTAATTTATTATTATCACAATATTTATCATAATTCACATTGGAATCTACAAATTCTATACTATTTATACTTTCTTCATACACCGTTATAAATTCTTCCAAATCACCACTTTCCATAAATAAATCCTGCAATTCTTTATAAAGTTCAACATAAATTTCTGAGTAAAATTTATTTGTACATGCAGTATCTATTAACGCATTTTTTATTTTTATTATAGTTTCTTCCCCACATTCCATTAAAGCAACGTCTGTTAAATATTGTCGCAATAAGTCACGCTGAACTTCATAATTCTTATTTGATACTTTATTTAAAGAATTTTTTATGTCGCTCATTATTTTATCAACGCCTTCTTTTTTTTCAAGTTTAGTAACTACAAACGGTTTTGTTTTTTCCCAAGATTCATCTGTTTTTTTTATACCATTTGACCTCTTGTGTGTTTGCCGTTTATATCTAATCTTTTCTTCAACATATGGTTCTTCCAAAATTGAACCCAATTCTTTTAATAAATTTTTAATTATACCCACTTCTATTTCAGGTAATTTATATTGAAAATTAGAATACAAAATGTTATTATAATCATCCATCCTGTAAATCATTGTTATCTCTTATAAAATACTAAATATTTTTTATATGCTTGTTATAATAAATTATTATAATTCTATATTTAGTTACTCGTTTGATGTTCTAATTTTTTACCAACTATAATTGTATAATGGATTCCATATTTACACAATTAGAATCAAAAATTAAAGAATTTCAAAATAAATTAAATCCTTCGAATGAAGAGCCTGTTGTTGAAATTCCTATTGTAATACCTACAAATTTTAAATTACCAATATCTTATGTTGAACCATCTTCTCTTTTTACATTAAGCGATATTGTTTCTAATGATTTAGAATTAGTAAACTCTACCGAAAACGGAATGTATACCTATTTATTTCAACCTAAACATGCTTTTGCTAAACAAATAATACCCGAATGGAAAAAATCATACACTACAAATCAACCCTTTTTAACAGACACACAAACCATCATAAAATCGATGGGTTCTTTTGAAAATAAAACAACATATGAAATAAATTGCGATAATTTAATCACTATATGGAAAGACATAAAAGTAGATAATTCATTTTTAGATCGTTATCACTATATGGATTGGGATATGTTGTTATATTTAAATAAATCATCATCGTTTTTGCAAACATTATCTTTTGTTAATATTTGTTCTCCTGCCATTAGTTTAATATTGCCTATTTTATTCCTTATTTTTCCATTTATAATATTAAAATTGCAAAGAATTCCTATTACTATTTCTATCTATTGTGACGTACTTAAAAGTATAGCCAAAAATCATTTTATTGGAAAAGCATTATTAGGTATGAAGAATTTAAGTTGGGATAAACTTATTTATCTAATATTCATGTTTGCTATGTATTTATTTCAAATCTATCAAAACATTTCTATTGTGCAAAAATTTTATAAAAACATTAAAAAAATAAATGAACAGTTGCTAGATTTACGCAATTATCTTGATTATAGCATCTCAAATATGGAATCCTTTTTGCGCATTTGTCAAAATAAACCGTCTTATAGTGATTTTTCTAATGAATTAAACAAAAAACGCAATACTCTTATCCTACTTACAAATGAAATGTCATCTGTTTATGAATTCACCCCTAATTTTTCTAAATTAAATCAATTAGGATATATGTTGAAATGTTATTATGAATTACATTCTAATTTAGACTATGATGACGCTTTGAAATATTCTATTGGGTTTGAAGGTTATATTAATAATTTATTGGGCGTTTATTCTAATTATACAAATGGAATTGTAAATTTTGCCACATATAGTAAAGAAACTAAATGTGAATTTAAACAGCAATATTACCCACCACTTTTACACGAATCGCCAATAAAAAACAATTGCAATTTAGAAAAAAATATCATTATATCTGCTCCCAATAAAGCTGGTAAAACCACCATTTTAAAAACCACTTCTATAAATATAATATTTTCACAACAGACTGGTGCGGGATTTTATGAATCTGCCACATTTAATCCATATACTCACATTCATTCTTATTTAAATATCCCCGATACTTCAGGTCGTGACAGTTTATTTCAAGCCGAATCAAGACGGTGTAAAGAAATTATCGATATCATACGTGAAAATAATAATCCAGATAAATTTCGACATTTTTGTATTTTTGATGAATTGTATTCTGGAACAAACCCAGAAGAAGCCAGTAAAGCTGGATATGCCTTCCTGCAATATTTATCTAATTATAAAAATGTTGATTTTGTATTAACAACGCATTATATTTCTATATGCAAGAAATTCAAAAATTCTAACTCCATTCAAAATTATAAAATGGATGTGCGTGTTCTTGAGAATGGTGACTTTGTCTATACTTATAAAATTAAAAAAGGCATCTCAAAAATAAAGGGCGGCGTTCGTGTATTAAAAGATATGGATTATCCTAAAGAAATCATAGATTCTATTGAAAAATATTAATTTTGTATTCACAACTGTGACTTAATATGCAGTAAAATAAATATTATTTAGTTAATAAATAATATATATTGTTAAATTATATGTCTTTTGTACAGCCCTCCTTTTCACAATCCGTAATTGATGATATTACATCTTATGTAAACACATATAGAGCTAAAAACCAATCACCTCCACTTATTTGGGATTCTAATATTGCTTCATTTTCACAACAATGGTCTTATTATCTTGCTACAAATAGTCTTTTTCAACATAGTGGATCAAAAAATTATGGTGAGAATCTATCCTTATTTCAAGGTTATGGAAATGACCCTATAACATTATTTAAAAACTCAATTGATGCATGGTACAATGAGAACGTAAACTATAATTTTAATAATCCAGAATTTTCATCATCTACTGGACATTTCACATGCTTAGTTTGGAAATCAAGCACAACGTTCGGCATGGGAATTTCTATTAATTCTATTACAAATACTGCATACATTACATTTAATACGTCACCTCCTGGAAATGTCAATGGCCAATTTCAAGAAAATGTATTATCGCCAAGTTCCATACCTAATCCTACTCCCACACCTACTCCAACTCCTACCCCCCTTCCAGATGAAAATCAAAATATAAACAAGAATGCTTTTATTATGCAATTATATAACATTATTGTGGCGATTCGACAAAACAAACCTAGGAATCTAATTTTATACAATTTAAATTTAATTGTTACTCACCTTTATAATCATGGTTCTTTAACTACCGACATTATTAATTCTTTATATAATGCCATGTATTTAATTCAAACAAAACAACAAAGATCACTTATAATGTTTCAAATGAATCGCGCAATCAAATTATTACACGCACTTTGATTTTTGTTTCCTCTTTATTGTTTTAATTCTTTTTAAGTTATTTTTTTTAGTTCTTCTTCTTCTTCTTTTTGATTTTCCACCACCGTTCATTTTAATTTCTTTCTCTAATTCACTCTTTTTTTCTTTTGGCAATACTTCAAATAGTTGCTTTTTTTCTTTATTTTCTAATAAACTAAATATTTGTATCCACATGTCATTCGTAACAAAACGAAAATTATCTGGTTCAAAAAATCCTATATCGTCGGCATATTGTTTCAAACGTTTGTTCTGGTGTAACAACCTCAAAAAAACTTTGTATAATTCAAAATATTCATTATTGCCATCTCTTTCCGTATCATCGTGGACTTCTACCAACTCCAATGATCCTGGTTTGTAAAAAGGTTTTAAAGGCATTAATATATATATACTCTTTATTGTTTTAATGAAAAACTAATATTGGGATCTAATAAATTAAATGAAATTCCGCCAGATGGTGCTGGTTTTTCCTCAGCAACTGTCTTACCATCTAACCGTTGTCTAAATTCATCCCGTTTATTCATGCTCTTTACAGGATGATATAGATTTAACTTGTTTATTTCATTAAATTGCCAATCTTTTTGATATACAATCGTTTTCAATTCATCTGGTATATCTAATTTTAATCCTTTATTCATAGCTATACTAATAAACATTGCCTCCAAACAAAATAATGCTTTATTTGCTCTTGCGTATTGATCAATATGATATAATAACGTATTTGACATTCTTACCGCACAAACCATTCCACAATAATGAGGTTCTGGAAATGCAATATGTATTCTACTCCATAACCACTCATTCGGTTTCTTTAATTCGCATTTGCTCACCAATATGTCGCTTGTAGGATATTTATTATCCAAATCCGTAATTGTAGATTCACCATAAAAGAACACATCATCTTCTATAAACCATACATTCTCATACTTTGTATTGATATTGGAAAAATAATATAATGCTTTATCCCATGAAATTATACTACCCATTCCTGTAGTAGTAGACGAGTTGGTGAAATAATTTTCCGCACATTCGTCATTCTTTATTTGTATAAAGTTCAATGTTGGGTATTTTTCCTTATAAAGGTTGTTATAATCTACTCCATTCTCATCTATAATTAAATATACATCATGCTCTTTAAAATCCTTTAAAAAATCCATCCATGCAGGATTAGGTTCTTTCGCAATCAATGCAATACAACTAGTCATTGCTTATATCTTAAAATCATATTGTTTTTAAACCCATTATGATTTAAAAACTATATATTTTAGAATTATATAAATGAATATTATTCAAACCTGGAAAACAAACGATATTCCTGCGCATTATAAACATTTTGTAGAAAGAATAAAAACCCTTAATCCTACATACAACTATATGTTTTTTGATGACAATGCAATTATTGAATTTATAAAAAATAAAATGCCTGACTATTATTACCTGTTCTCAAAATTAACTACTAAAATACAACAAATTGATTTTTTTCGTTATTTAGCAGTTTATTATTATGGTGGATTATATTTAGATTTGGATATAGATATTACCATGCCCATTGATGACTTTAATCAATTGGGAGATAAATGTGTTTTCCCTATTGAAATTAAAAACGTATGTGATAAATTATTAAAAGATCAAAATATTGACTATTTAGTAGGAAATTATGCTTTTTATGGTACAAAGGGACACCCATTTATAAAAAAATTAATTGACAATATTGTTCAACAACGAATTGATGATCGTGATATTTTTGAGGCACAAAAAACATGTACTGATGACGCACGCGATGTATATGTTTATTATCGTACTGGACCCGTATTAGTTACTCAAACCTATATAGATTATTTAGCTTCAGGAGAGAATATAGATGTGTATATAATTGAACCGAGTCCTTATAAAGATAATTGTTTTGGTAATTACGGATTTCATCAATGTTATGGATCTTGGCGTCATATAAACTCTCCTCAAAAACCATTATAGTGCGTTTTATTTTAAATAAGTTTATATAAAAATAATATATAATGAGTTTAGCAGAAATTGCCGATAATTCGAGAACAGACAAAAACACAGTTCATTCCTATTTAGATCTATATCAAAATCTTTTAATTAATAAAAAAGAAACTGCAAAAAATGTTTTGGAAGTAGGAATACAAACTGGTGGAAGTATAAAACTATGGAGTGATTTTTTTACTAACGCTAACGTACATGGTCTAGATATTATTGATATGGACGATGTATGGGACGAACTTAAGAATAAGGACAATATTAAACTATACACAGGAATCGACGCATACGATGAAGATTTTTTTAAATTAAACTTTTTAGATAAAGATATTAAATTTGATTTTATGCTAGATGACGGACCACATTCCTTAGAAAGTATGGTAAAATTTATTATACTTTATTCAAAACTAATGACTGAAGATGGAATACTAATTGTAGAAGATGTTCAAAGTTGGGATTGGATAGCCGCGTTAAAAGGTGTAGTTCCTGAACATTTAAAACCTTTTATTAAAGTCTATGATTTAAGACAAAACAAGGGTCGTTATGATGACATTGTATTTACTATTGATAAAACTGGCTTCTTAGCATAGTTTCTCAAACGATTAAAATAATAATATCGAGAACATTATTATTATTTTATAAAAATCATTATCTGTTCAGCAGTTTCTTTATGTGAAGTCACATGTACATTCTTATTATACATTAGTTGTTGACTTTTTAATTTGAAATATTTTTTTGTTATTGTATTCATATCGGTTAATAAATCATATTTATCTTTTGTATTTTGAGAACCATATCCAGATAAAATATAACATAATCTACCACCTTTTTCGAGAACATGATGACATAATTGTATCGTTACCTCCCAATATTTATCTAACCATTCTTGATAACTTTTATATTTTTCGGTGCTTTGCATTTTACCTTGATATAATTCTAAACGATAATAAGGTGGACTAAAAAAAACAACATCGAAATGTTCTCGATATGTATCTAAAAATTGTCTAGATCGATATAGATCTTCACTTGGTTTACAATAAATATCTACTGTTTTTCCAGGGGAAACTATCCTTGCCATATGTTTTGTTTTTTCACAAACGCTAGGTATCACATCTGTTCCAACATATTCGAGAACCTTTTTTGATTCTAAAAAACCATAAGAATACGAACTCCAACCCAGAGTAGGAGTAAATATTCTAGTTCCTTTTAATACTGATTCATTCAGTGAATAAACTAAATAAGGATTCATAATCGATGCTCGAAAGTAATAAGAGGAAAATACACTCCCTAACCTACCATTTTTTAGATAAAATAGAGAACTTGGTGTAACTATTTTATAATCGATTATGTCTCTTAAAAATAGATCCTGTAATACATCAATAAAAGTAGGAATGTTCTCAATTCCCGATTTTGTATTCTGTAAAATATCCTGCCAGTGAATATTTCGAATTATATTTTTACACAAACTCTCTGCATTATTATTCATTTCACCATTTTTCATAGGCTTCATACATCTTAATCGAGAACTTCCATTATTAACACGCAAAGAAAGTGTATAAAACCTTTCCAAATAATGATTGCGATTTTGTATATATTCAAATAACAATCGTAGGTTCTCCATTTCTATGTTTTTTTTCTCTGCATAATCTTTTAATGGGAAGAATCGAGAACCCAGTTTTACTTTTGCATGAATAAAAAAATCATTGAATGTTCGGTTTGCTTTTTGCGGTCTTGAAAATATATTCTTGAATTTTTCTAGAGATAAAATATCCATATTTGAGAACCTATACTATAATGATAAAAAACCCTACTGAATTTGTGGCTTTTCTAAAACCACCTCTTTCAATACATTTCTTAATATTTTTTTATCTAATTTTGCTTGTTCATCTTCGTGTTCTGCGCCCAATGAACTTAATGATATTTTCATAAATTCCTGATTTTCTGGTGTATCCAAATAACGGAATTCGGGATGTTGCGCTTGCCATTCTGGTAATAATCTAAGATTTTTTCTAGCGATTTGATCTAAAGCCTTTTTCATCTTTTTATTATCACTCTCCTTTTCCCATTTATCCTGATCTTTTACATATACAGTTTCTCTCTTAATATCTGTACAATGAATAGGTCTCATACATAAATCCGTATTTTTTAATGCATTTATAAATATTCTTGAAATTCCCTCTACAAAACCCAATTTACCCGTTTGTTCCAAATCAGTTACTGTTAAATTTAAAGAATTAACAAAGTCCATTATATTTAATGCATTCTTACATTCCTCATTTAAAAACATATTTAAATTAAATTGATTATTATTACTGTTTGTTACTTGTGTAATATTATTTGTAACCTTTGGCTCTTTCGATATCTCTATCAATTGCTTTTGTAATTCCTGATTTTGTTTTAATAATTCTATTATAGTTTGTGTTGCGTTTGGCATTTCGTCATTGGTCGGAATAGAAACCACCGCACAAACTATTTGACATTGCTTTTTATGATACCATAAACTATTTTTTGCTGAATAGGTTTTATTACAATTTTCACAAACATACATTTTCTTTGTTTGCACGTCGTACGCAGCGCACTTTTCTTGCAATTTTCCTGTGGTACAAAGCGAACCTGTCGCATGTTTATGTTTTCGAGTGACAATATGTCTAGTCCATTGCCATTGAGCATTGCATTTAAAGTCACAAGATTCACAAGTAAATTTATTCGCACTTTTTTCCATTCTAAAAGGTTCTAAAAAGTTCTATATATTATAGAACCATAAAAGGTTGTTCCTAAATAGTTTTATGGAAATTATTTAATTTTGCACTTTTTTGCACTTTTTTGGTTCTATAAATATTTATGCTTTTAAAAATAAATCGAATAATATATAATCATACCACCATATATGCTTTCATAAAAATATTAATTTATATTCCGCACTTTTTTAGGTTCTATTACTGTAACAAGGTTCTCTATTTTTATTTATTTTTAACAATATGGCGTCATATATGCTAACGATTATTTTTTTTAATAAAAACCGCACTTTTTTGGGTTCTAAAAGTTCTAAATCCATAGAACCCAAAAAAGTGCGGAATAATTTTCCGCGTAAAATTATTGAAAAGTTATGCAGCCATTTTTTTCGGCGTTTTACTACTTTTGCTGCATTATGCTTTCAATGGTTTTTTTTTAAAATTTGGAAGGGGAAAAAACGAAAATGGACATTTTTTTTTTGTCCATTTTCCAAAATTGAGCCCGACTTTTTTTCCGATTTTTTTAAGGATATGATTTTATGTAAAACTATGTAATAATTTGTAAATAACCACAGTAAGGTTTTGTTTAATATTTGTATTTTTCCATTGCGTTGGTGGAGCAATTTAGTTATTTTATTTTTAAAAAATATTGTAGAAAGGTAATGTATAAATGCCTCGCAATAGATCAAGCGATCGCCGCGACAGATCAAGCGATCGCCGCGACAGATCAAGAGACCGAAGTGACTCAAGTGACTCAAGTCTTAGTGAACAACGCCACGACAGTCGTCGCAACAGAAGATCACGATCAAGATATAATTATCATTATAATTACTATTATGATTATGGATATAATAATTATCCTATTTTTCCACCGTTATTTTTATTTAATCGATTTAATAGACCTTTTTATTGGTAAAAAATTGGATAGTTTTTTTTATAATTTAAACAACTATAAAACCACAAAACATGGCATCTACGAGTTTAATTACTAACAACATTAACAATGCGATTTCCAATGAACCAGAAATCGTAATTATGATGGGGTTTCCAGGTTCTGGAAAAAGTTCAGTGGCGAAACAACTATGCAGTAATGATAATTATATTCATATCGAAGGCGATGTTTATAAAACACCTGCTAAAATGATAAAAAAAGCATTTGAATTTATTCAACAAAAAAAATCGGTGGTATTTGACGCAACAAATAGTTCCATAAAAAAGAGGGCCGCCTATGTGACTTTCGCAAAAACCCATGGGTATGTTGTGCGATGTGTTCATGTAACAACCCCATTAGATCTGGCTTATAAAAGAAACAAAATGAGAAATCTTGAAAATCAAGTGCCATTAATAGCATATTTGGTCTTTAAAAAACATTACGAAGAACCCACTGAAGAAGAGGGATTTGTACTGTGTCAAATTTCTTGTTAATAATATTGCAAATCTCGCAATATTATTATTTTTATGTTTTAGATTACTTTAAAAACCTATTTATTTATTACTTTTTTAAGAAGACTCCTTTACTGGGGCTGACTTACGTTGAGGTCTAGGCTTGTTTGTGCGACGACGAACGGTGGTGAAATCGCCGTCCGCCTTGTTCTCAACGGGCTCTTGGCGTGAAGAGCGCTGAGGCCTGGCCTCGTCAAACGGACGATTCGTGCGACGAAGTTCGCACATCAACGCACCACCCTTAATTCCAGACACATCATTGGCCTGGAATTCGTGCGTGTCTGTGGCTGACTTTACAAGCGCAAATTCTACATACTCACCCTGGAAAAGATACTTGTACTGAGAATTCGTAACGCGAATAGCAGAGTAATGGATAAAAATATCCTTTCCTGCACTCTCCCCGTCAGTCACGGTAATAAAACCATAACCAGCCTTGTTATTAAACCACTTGACTTGTCCAACAATGCGACTAGACTGTGTATCGGTAGAACTCATAATGCCCTCGATTATATTAATATATCACGAATATTTTTTATATCATTTTTTATAATGATTTATATATATCATATGGATTATTTAGTAAACAAAAGAATATACTCGGTTTTGCTACTATTGTTTGTAATTTTTATTGCATTAGGAACAGATCAATTAGTAAAAAGTTATGATTTTGATATGGTTAATAAATTAGAAAATATGGATCTTAACAAATCATAATTGGGTTGTTCATGATATTCTAGATGATAACAATAATCAAGGTACGAATGTAATGATTCATGAATATTTTTACATTGATCTTTCAAAATATCCCATGATTTAAAATGTTTACGTTGTATATTTTTGGGATGTAAAATATGAATTTCGTCTAGGTTCTCTATATTTTCGTTTTTTTTTAATGAGTCCCATGGAAGTTCTCTACAGAGTAAAAAAATAAATATATATCCAATTGAAATAAGATCGTCACGGCGACTTGGAGTTTTTCCATCATGAATATAATAACTTACATATTTAGGAGTTCCTAATATATTGGAATGCTCTTTTATTGATAAATGCCTGCTATTTTCATCTACATAAAAAGTAGAAAAACCAAAATCTATGGCGTATACCTCGTTTCCTTTTAGCATAAAATTTTGAGGTTTTATATCTCTATGTATTATCGAGAATTTGTGTATCGATTCTATAATATTGATAAGCACAATCATGAAAGAAGACGCTTTTAAAATATCAACATTGGTTTGTTCTAAGATCCATGCATAAAGAGAAGTGTCGTATAGTGGCATGACTAAACAAATAGAATTTTGCGAAACACCATACCAAAATACGGTTGGTATTTCTCGAACGCCATGATCATATAAATATTTCAATATAGTGGTTTCGTGTTTTAAAATTTTGGTTTCGGTTCTCGAATCTTCTGTTTTAATAGCAACTAATTCTTTGGTTTTTACATTTTCAGCGGAGAAAACGGTGCCAAATTTACCTCTTCCAATTTGGTTTTTTATCAAATATTTATTAGCAACTGTTTTATTCATAATTTATCTAATAAATACATATAAAGAAGTATTTATTATGAAATCAATAAATAATTTATTATCGGGGGTAGACATAATCTTAGACAAAGGCGCACATTATTATGTGTATGGAATAGTATTTTTACACGCACTTTATATATTAATATTTATAGGGTTAGTTTCAGTGGACCAGACGTATTTACGATATTTAAATGTTACAATGCAATTATTTGTTTGTGTTTTCCTAATTATTCGTTTTTTTCCAATGCGTAAACAAACATTAAAAGAATATGATGGAAAGATCATTTTTGGTAGTGCGACATTTTTATTAATGAATTTAGGATTTATAGAAGTAGCGCGTAAATTTTTACCAGCACCAATATCTAATAAATTAGATATTAAAACAAATTAACAATAATTTTTCATGTATATATAAAATGGATATACATGAAATTTTTGATAGCGTAATGCACGATCCATCATTAATATCTAGTCTAGATATTGATAAATTATTAGAATCGATTGAAAATGAAAAAACTGATTACTTGGAGAATAAAACAATGACGTCAATAAATAACGATATATTTAATGTTTTACAAGACCTATCATTAAAAAAAGATATATTTGATAAATTAATAGGATATAGATTGGTAGAAGAAATACATGAATTACATAAAGGAAAACATGTAAGATGGATAAGAAAAGATTCAGGTTCTCTAACAAATGGTGGAATAGTAATGGAAATAAAATTTTTAGATAATGGAACACAAATATTATGTATGAATTCTCAAAAAAGATTCATACAATATAAATTCGACGATTGTTATACATTTCAAAAACTTTCTATGGAAGAACAATTGATATTGATGGCTTATGATAAACTATCAAAATAATTTTTTGTGCGTTTTTCGCATATTAAAAGGTTTATATTTTCGCGTTTGTTTTTTTTTAGCACTAAGAAAAAAGAATTCTTTAATATGATACATCATTTTTTGCGAAATTAAAATATCTTTTTCTGTAATTAAATCAAATCCTAAATTAATAGTATGAAAAATATTTAATGCGCTTTGATAAAATTTTAATTTATTATCGTCCGTTAATTTTTCTGCTATTTTAGATTGAATAAATCGATTGATAATTGTTTTATGTGATAATCTATGATAATACGAAGGTGGTTGAATATAATAAATGTGATTATGTTTCATGCCGTCAAATTCGCTGTTATCTAAAAAACAAATTTCTGTTTTTTTTGGCAACAGCGTGCATCGAATAAAATCGTTATATGTTTTTTCATGTGTGCTTCTTGATAATTCTACGCGTTTTTCGTTTATTTTAAAAGCATAAATAATTTTATCAAAAACTGGCGTTTCAGTTTTTAATTTATAATCAAAATATTTGGAAATGATAGTTGGCCATTCTACGGAACATTGATTGTTTGTATAAATATATAGCTTGTAACATTCCCCCGATTGTTTTTTTTGATATATAAAATCGAGTATGTTTATTATACCATATCTTAAAAACTCGGGATAAATATCTAATAAACTATTAAAATCTATTTTAATATTTAAACTAGATAACGTTTTCCATAATAATTCTAAATCGGTAAATGATCCAAGAGTTTCGTCCAAATCAAACGCAATGACCTTTTTTGATTTTTTTTTATTTTTTGAAATGTAATTCCCCTTGTAAATATGAATAGGGTGGTCTATATTGTAGTTATACGACATGGCTTATATAAAATAGTATTTTATTTTATATAATGAGAAAAATAATACTATTAACTAGTAGATCCAAATCCGTTGTTTGCGCGCTCAGTATTTGAAAGATTATTTTCATTCACCAAAACTACATAAATAGGACAAAGACTGGGATGACATACTTGCAAAAGACGCGTATTGCGCTCAACAAGATAATTTTGAAAAGTTGCCGAAGATCCTAGACACCGAAACGCGCCAATCAACGAACCGCGATAACCAGAATCAATAATGCCAGTATGGTTTGCGAGCATCAATGGCGTTTTTGAAATGCTGGATCTAGGATGAATATTATACGCACATGTTGTCAACTTATCTCTGGATACATCGCAATATATCATTTCTGCCTTTACACACATATCAATAAATTTAGTATCAAATGCTCTGTCAAACGTAGTTTCATTTGGAACCAAAAGATCAAATCCAGAATCTGCATAAACATTATTCATTATCATATTATTGTGACTATTGAGTCTAGATTCGTATAAAGTATAAAGTTCATTGTTAGGAACAGCAAGTTTTAGAATTGCAAAATTATTACTAGTCGCAGTGCTTCTATTTTTAATATTTTTATAAATGGTGTATATGTCAAAAACTGTAACCATTTCTATATTTTATCTACCATTTTGCTTTTATATTCTTTCCATGAAATTATTTTCCCATCATTCGCAGGAGTTTTTTCTTCAGCATATTGTTTATCTAAATTGTCTGCATGTTTCACGGCACTATCTAAATATAATTCCTTTAATATTCTTCCCACCATTACAGATCCTTCATGTTGGTCAACGCGCCCGTCTTCAATTAATTTTAGCACAGTTAAGAATTTGGTCATAATTGTCAAATCCATTTCATTCTTAATTAGTTTGTTAAAAATGTCCGCATAATTTTCACGTAAAAATGGGCACTCATTCTCACATACTTGCAACAACTCTTCTTTTGATAACGCAGAATTTTTGTTTTTTATGGTATCTATTTTACGTATATCGTCGCGAATTAATGTGCTATGTTTTAATTTACGTATATTTTCAGTATTGTTTTCACATTGCATTTCATCAATTAATTCTTTTAATTGGAGTCGCTCTTTATTATTTATAACTGAATTCATGATAAATTCTTTATAAAAGCAGACGATATATATTTATATCCTTATTTAGCAAATAATCATATCAAATAATTTTTATCTTATAACTATGTATATAAAATATGAAATACAATACGAGTATTATGATTGCTGTTATAGTATTTTTTGTAATTATTTTTACCACAACATGTGGTTGCACAAGATTTGTGCCTTATAATTCTGCTGGAGCCTTTACTAAAGAATTCCCATATGAAGGATTCGCTAACGTTCATAGTCCAACTGAATATTCCACAGCAACAACCAACGCTACCACTGATACATACAAATCTTTTTTAATAAATCCTGACACAGATTCTTGCAAAAAAATTTATGGGTTTGATGGATTATATTGCAAACCTTACGATGCTGATAAAAAATTAGATCCATTTTCTGACACAAAGGGCAGTGCTTCTTGCGTTGGATCCAGTAGTGGATTAACAAATTCTATGGGTGGTTTATGTTTGAGTGATGAACAAAAACGACTTTTAGTAACTCGCGGTGGAAATCAAACTGGAGTTCAATCACAAATCGGCCATTAATGTGATTTTTTTTGCGTAATGTTATCAAACGTTTTATAACATTTCTCACAATAATAAATAGTTTGGCTGCTGTCTGGCGTTATGTCGATGGAATCAATAATAATATTATGGACGCATTTTTGTTCTAAATATTCATTAACTCTATTCGAAATTGTTTTATATTCCTGGTTTCTTAGTTTTTCTGGATATAATTCCAAATAAGATTTTACCTTTGCCATGATTTCAATATCAGGTTGTTCCATGAAAAAATAATATACATAGTTATATCATTTTTTGTTTATATGTTTGTTTTTGTTTATACATTATACATACATTTTTCGATGTTTACACATACATCGCAAGCATACTTTGATTCGTGCGCTCATTCTTGATCAAAATATCAAGCTCCTTCCTATTCACAGTAAAAGGGAATGTAACCTGCAAGTCAATTTCCTTACTGAACATATTCTTACCAGGCTTAACCAATCTAAACAGATTCAACTTCGTATAAATAATCTCCAAACATCGCTTCAAATTACGAACACCAGCCTCACCAGCAGTAAGACAGTCATTGGAAATGATGTATTGGATTGTATCGTCAGGGATAATCACATCTTCCTCCTTGAAATTTACCTGTTCACGAATCTTAGGAAGCAAGTAGTTCCTAGCGATAATGATCTTTTCCTTAGCATCATAACCCTTAGTTTGGATTCTATACATTCTATCCCTCAAAATTGGATTCACTAGATTTTCGTCATTATAACTGAAGATGAACAAGCACTTACTCAAATCGAATTCAACTTCTGCGAAATACTTGTCATGGAACTGACTATTTTGACTCGTGTCAGTCAAATGCGTCAAAATACCAATAATTTCTTGTCCTCTCGCGGTATCACTGATCTTGTCCAACTCATCGAAATAAATCACAGGATTCATGCACTTGCTATCAATCAAGATTTGCACGATCTTACCCCAAGTGCTTCCCTCGTAAGTATAAGAATGCCCCTCGAGAAAGCTAGCATCTCCAGTTCCACCAAGAGCAATAAATGCGAATTCACGACCAAGGATCTTGCTAATACCCTCCTTCACCAAACTAGTTTTTCCTGTGCCCATAGGACCCTTAATCGCGATTGCCGTTCCAACCGCACCAGGATTCGCAATCCATTGGCCAACCAATTGCATGATTTGAAGCTTAGCGTCATCGAGTCCATAAACACAGTCATCCAACTTCTTTTGGGCGGTTTCCATAAAATCGCTGCATACATCGATACCATCTTCCATCTTTACTGATAGATCCTTGTATACACCAAAAGGAACGCGCATGAACGTATCTACCCAGTTCTTTATCTTGTAGTATTCATTGTCACTAGGATCCATGGAGCGCAACACATTCAACTTTTGCAAAGCAGTTGCCTTGAACTTTGCTGGCATGTTAGAATCCAACAAAGCTAGGCGGTAAGGCTTTTCGACATTAATGTGACTGTTTATCTCCTTCAAATCGTTCATGATGCGCAATTGCTCCTTGTTGGACAGCTTCTTCTTGAAGTAATCGATCTCATTGGTGCGTTTCTTATCGCTGTGAATCAAACTGTGATAGGTCTTTGCGTTTTGCGCACGGGCCTTCTTGACAAGCTCCTTGATAGAATCGTTGCACTCTTTAATTGCATTGCGAAGAATCTTACTGTTGGGTTTCTTGGCGAGCTGTTCAGCAAGATTCTTCTTGGTCTCTGCCAATTCCAAATACTCTTGGTGAACGTCAGCGAGCTCGTTTTCATCCTCCTTCTTCTTTGAATCCTTCTTTGACTTCTTGGTAGAAGTAGTTTTGGAATCATCTACTTTAGCCTTCTTAAGAGCTTGCTTCTTCTCGGGAAGATCCGTCTTCTGGTAAGACTCCTTCATGAACGTCTCTTCATCATCACTGTCGCAATCGGCCTCATCAGTCTCTTCAATGAGATCATCCTCCGCCTCATCCATTTCAAACACAATGTTGTAGAATTTATTGGCAGTCGCTTCGTCATCAGCCTCTTCATCCTCATCATATTCCTCATCATCTTCGTCATCATCGTCATCGCCAATGAGTTGCTTCTTTTGCTTACGTGACTTCTTAGACTTCTTTGAACGAGACACCTCCTCGACAATTTCATCATCGACCTCGGTGAAAAGCTTAGAAAGAAACTTGTGGAAGTAATTCTTTCTTCCGCGCTTCATGGCGTCTTCTAGATCTTCTTCATCTTCATCTTCGTCTTCATCTTTTCGAGAAGCGCGCTTTTTGGCAAGTCGCTTGCTCTCGCGAACCCTGTTGCTCTCGCGCTTCTTTGACTTGGGGCGATATGAAGATTCGCTACTATCGTCATCATCATCTTCATCATCATCTTCGTCATCATCGCTGCAAGTCTCGTAATCCTCTTCATCTTCATCCTCGCTAAATTCGATCTCGATATTCTCATCATCGTCTGAGTCATCGTGATTCTTCTTGAGCTTGGAATTCTTTTGGTTGCGCTGAGCGACCTTCTTCTTTTCAGCTACGGTTTGCTTAACGGACGGCATTTTACTTTATATACGACGAGGTGTTTAAACCTGTTGAATTTATCATCTTTTTTGCGAATTTAAAAAGTCCAATTTTTCATAATTTTTTGTGATTTATGTTTTTATGTTTAACAACTTTCCATAAAATAGTTATTTATTTATCAAAATAGGCTAATCGCGCGTTTCTCAAAGTATCTTTATCTATTTGTACAGTAGTTGTTTCTGTAATATTTTTTGCGCCACAAATTTTTAGCCATTCAAAATGTTTTATATTTCGAAAAGTTCCAATACAGATTGACCAATCCTTATCTGTTTTTTCACCAATATGCCGACAACCATTTACATTTGTCATAGTAATATGCTTTATCCAGGGACCCGATTTAACTACCATTGCATAAAAAGTAGACAGCGATTTCCATGAAATAATCTGCGTTTTGTCTTGTGGTTTTCTATATTTACATTGAATTGCATAATATCCATCGCCCTTTTTTGAAATTAAATCAATTCCATAATCGTTTTTTGGTAGATGAAGTTGCTCTTTTAACTCTTTGGGTATATCTTTATAGAACCATACTTCATCATGTTCGAGAACATTTTGTAAATATAAATAACAAAAACATTCAAACAAATCGCCCTTTTTCTTTTTATTATTAGCCAATTCTTTTAATTTCGCCATATTGTGCGCAGTTCCACCTTCAATATAATTTTCTATTTCTTGCATTAGCAGATCAAAATTGTTTTTTTCTGTAGATATGTTTTTCGATATCAAATCGATTATTGTGTTATTTTTGGTTTCACTCATTATGTTAATTTGTGTGAATTGTTTATGTCTATTTTGATTATAATGAAAACAGTATAAATATTTTTAATCATTTATATGGAATGGAATTAGTAACAGAACCTGAATTATATAGTCCAAGTATAGATAACGCTGGAAATTATATTGATAAAATGCCACCATTTAATATTTTAAAAAATGGAATTCGATGTCCTTGCGGTTCTCGAAAAGATAAATCTTATGATACTACTGGGTCATTTTCTACACATACTAAATCAAAGACACATCAAAAATGGTTGGATACTTTAAATGCAAACAAGGCAAACTATTATGTAGAAAATGAAAAATTAAAACATACATTGCAAGATCAACGTATGATTATAGCAAAAATGGATATCGAATTACAAAATAAAAATTTAACAATTGATTATTTAACGCAACAACTTATTGGAAACAATGGAAAAACTGTGGATAATTTACTTAATTTTGATTAAATTTTATGGAATAATTTCAATGAGCTATAAAAATAAAGTGCAACAATACATCGCCAAACAATCTACATTTTGTGTTCATTCGCAATATAATTGCCACAATCTCTACATAATTTTTTTGTATTTGGTAATGCCCCGCGACTTAACGATAATATATTTGCAAATGCAATGAGTCTCATTATAATTATTGAAAAAACGTCTTTATTAGAGTTTTTATTTGTTTTTCAATATAAGTCTAAATGAAAAAATTGGGATATAACTTATATAAAAAATATAACTTATATAGATATAGAGGATTAGAATGTCACACCAAAAATCCAAGATGAATGAGTATAAACCACCCTCCAAAATTATTGGTGTTCAATTTAGTATGTTATCCCCCGAGGAAATTCGCAAAAACTCTGTAGTTGAAGTGACTTCCCGTGATACATACATAAATAATAAGCCAGTGGTTGGAGGTTTGTTTGATCCTCGTATGGGTGTTTTGGAGCCAGGAATTATTTGCCCCACAGATGGTTTTACGTATATTGATACTCCTGGTTATTTTGGTCATATTGAAATGGCGCGCCCTGTGTTCTTCATTCAACATATCAAGGAAATCATGAAGATCTGCAAATGTGTTTGTTTTAAGTGCAGCAAACTGCTGATTAACAAAAATAAGCATAAGCATATCTTGAAGTTGCAGGCGAGTGATCGATGGGACTATGTGAACGAGGCAATTTCCAAGATAAAGAAGCGATGTGGCGAATCTAACGAAGATGGTTGTGGTTGCAAGCAGCCCGATAAGATAAAGTTGGAGGGAATGGCATCGATTTATGCGATTTGGGAAAACATCGAGACGGAGGATGAAAACGAGAGCAAAAAGGTGAATATGAGACTCACGCCTGAGATTATTTTGAAGATATTCAAGAGAGTGTCGGATGAGGATATCAATTTCATGGGGTTTAGTCCTATTTGGTCGCGTCCCGACTGGATGGTTTGCCAAGTACTTCCTGTTCCTCCTCCTGCAATGCGTCCCTCTGTAAAGCACGATGCACAACAGCGAAGTGAGGATGATTTGACGCATATTTATAGCAATATTATCAAGACGAATCGCGATTTGGCAGAAAAGATTGCGAATAATGCGAGTCCAAATGTCATTGAGGGATTGACTACGGTTTTGCAGTATTTCGTGGCGATGATTGTGAATAATAAGGTCAAGGGCGCGGTGCCTATGGCGCAGCGCTCGGGTCGTCCTTTGCAATGCATTATGGGACGTTTGAATAGCAAGAATGGTCGTATCCGTGGTAATTTGATGGGTAAACGTGTTGATTTTAGTGCACGTTCCGTTATTACTGGTGATCCCAATTTGTCTTGTAGGCAGCTTGGAGTTCCGCTCAAAATTGCAAAGAATATTACGAAACCAGTTGTGGTAAATGAACGCAATCGAGATTTCTTGTTGAAACTGATTCAAAATGGACCTGATACTTATCCAGGTGCAAAGATTTTGGAGAAGAAGAATGGCGAGAATATTTCGTTGAGATATGTGGACCGTGGTTCCATTCGATTGGAAGACGGTGATATCGTACACAGACATATGATGGACGGAGATGCAGTGTTGTTCAACAGACAGCCTTCTTTGCACAGAATGTCGATGATGTGTCATATAGTTAAAGTAATGAAGGTCGGTGATACCTTTAGAATGAACGTAGCTGATGAACTTACGTTAGCAACAGGGAGCGTGAAAAGCGTGTTACTCCCTAGTCTAACTGGAAGTAACAATTCCAGATAGGCGAAACACCTTGATGCGGGAAACCCCTTAGAGCCTTTACTACCACTCTTCTTATGGAAACTTAGAAGAGGACCACTGTTAATAGCAGTACCCAATGGTAATAATGTAAAGGATTGGGCAATCCGCAGTGTTACTGTCTAAGTCCGTTTTGGTAGGATATGACAGGCATTCAACGACTGAACGGGTGTTCGTGACCAATGATGAGTTAGCCACTCAGAGGTTGCGTAAGATACAGTCTGTTCCTGGTTCGAAAGTCCAGGTGAAAATTTATGCAGCCAAAAATTTTCTGTAAAACAAAAAGACCAAACCATACAATGCTGATTTTGACGGCGATAAATTTTGTCGCCAACAGGTGGATGCCCAAAAAGTTGTAGACAACACTTTCTGGGGAAAACATTGTAATGTCTACTAGTTAATCGAGCGCGGGCACGCATTCGGTTGGCTAATATAACCATCTAGTCATTTGAAAACTCTTAATTAAGTTCTTGCAAAAGTAAATAAAAGATATGCCCGTTTAATAATGAACGGGATGTTGTTAAATTCAAACGAATTCCACAAAGTCGAAGGTGAAATATACAAAATCACCAATTTGGTAACAGGAAAGTCTTATGTTGGACAAACACGAAGTCATAGATTAAACCATGGACTTTTGTGGGAAAATTTGAAACAACAGAACAAATTAAAGAAAGAGCAAGAACTTTTATAAAAGAGTTGGTAAAATGGCAATGTGACCAAATTGCTGGAAACCCCTTAGAGCCTTCACTACCACTCCACTGCGGAAACGCTTTGGAGGAACACGATTAATGGTCGTCAACAATGGTAAAAACGTGAAGGATTGGGCAATCAGCAGCCAAGCTCCTAACCTCGCTATGATAGAGTACGGAGAAGGTTCAGAGACTAGATGATCACAGGTCTTAAATGACGGTCTAATCAACCCGATAAGGCACAAGGTATAGTCCAATCCTGACTCGAAAGATCAGGTGGCGCCATGTTTCGAATAATGTTTTCAAAATTCGAAGCATGGCGTCAGTAAAATTTCATGGAAATGAATATGCACATGCCACAGAATGTGTTGGCAGAGACGGAATTGAAGCACCTCGCGGCGATTCCTTATCAAATGATTAGTCCTTCGGGCAACTCACCGATTATTGGTATTTATCAGGATTCCCTTCTTGGTTCTTACCGATTTACGAGACCCAATATTTCCTTTAGCCCGAGGGATGCAATGAATCTACTTATGATGTATAATAAAGTAGATGTGCAAGCACTAAAAGATGCACAAGCAGTAAATGGTGGAAAAATAACAAGTTTTGATGTGCTTTCTCAAATTTTAGCACCGATTACCCTTAAATATAGTACGAATTTGTTTGAAGAGGGTGAAGATAAAAAGATCTCGAATAATATTTTGGAGATTCGCAATGGAAAGTATCTGCGTGGCCAGATGGAGAAGTCCGTTCTGGGTGGCGGCAGCAAGGGAATTATTCATAGAATCCACAATGATTTTGGAAATATGCATGCATCTAATTTCATCGATGATCTTCAAAACGTTGTCACAGAATATATGAAGTCTAGTTCGTTTAGCGTTGGCATTAGTGATTTGGTTGCGAATCGTAAGACACAAGATAGTATTTTGCAAGTAATTGCAACTCAAAAGCAAGAAGTGCAAACAATTATTGAGAAGGTGCATTTGGGCACTTTCGAAAATAACACCGCGAGTACAAATATGGCGCAATTTGAAAACGAAGTGAACAATGTTCTTAATGAGGCGACGAATCAGTCTGGTAAGATTGGTAGAAAGTCATTGAGTAAGGATAATCGATTTGTCATGATTGTGAATTCGGGATCCAAGGGTACCCATATTAATATTTCGCAGATGATTTCTTGTTTGGGGCAACAAAACGTAGATGGCAAGCGAATTCCTTATGGATTCGATAGTCGCACGCTTCCCCATTTTACAAAATTCGACGATTCACCGAATGCGCGTGGATTTATTGAGAATTCTTATATTTCGGGATTGACTGCCCCAGAACTCTTCTTTCATGCTATGGGTGGTCGTATTGGTTTGATTGATACTGCGGTAAAAACCAGCCAAACTGGTTATATCCAGCGAAGATTGATTAAGGGCTTGGAGGATTTGAAAGTGGAATATGATATGACTGTGAGAAATAATAAGGGAAAGATTGTGCAATTTGCATATGGTGACGATGGTTTTGATTCAACCAGAGTGGAAAATCAATCGATTCCATTGGTAGGTATGTCTACAGAAGATATTTATTTGCACTATGATATTGTTGGCGTAAATGATCAACATAATGATTTGTTAGATGTCTACGATAAGGGAACAATGCCTAGGGTAAAGCGTCAACGCCCCGAAACGAAGGTGCGTTGTCAAATGTATATTGAAAAAATGATTGAGGCCCGTAAGAATTTGATTGAGTCTGTGTTTAGAAATAAGAGTGAAAATGGCGTTAAGATGCCTGTGGCATTCCAGTATATTATTGCGAATATTCAGGGACAATTGAATTTGAATTCAGGATCTATTGTGGATATTACGCCACTAGAAGCCTTCGATTTGATCGAAGAGTATATGAACCGTCTTAAAAATATGTCATATGTAGCACCAACTCCTCTTTTTGAAACTATGTATCATTATTATTTGAGTCCTCGTGACCTGATTGTAGTGAAGCGATTTCATCGTAAAGCGTTGATTTTGTTGTTGGAAACCGTTCTTTTGAAGTACAAGCAGGCGATTGTTCATCCAGGTGAGATGGTTGGCGTGATAGCTGGTCAAAGCGTGGGAGAACCCACAACGCAACTCACACTTAATACTTTCCATCTTTCAGGTGTTTCTTCGAAATCTAACGTTACTCGTGGTGTACCGAGAATCGAAGAAATTTTGAGGTTGACGAAGAATCCTAAGCATCCGTCACTAACTGTTCATTTAAAACCACTAGATGAAACAGATAAGGACAAGGCAACGAAATATGCGAATATGTTGCAGCATACGAAGTTGATTGATGTGGTAAAGGCGGTAAAGATTTGTTTTGATCCTAGCGACAGGTCTACAAGTATTGACGAAGATCAAACGCTTATGGAACAATATTATGAATTTGAGTCCCTTGTAGAGGATTGTAATGAAAAAACGCTCGATCTTGGCGTACAGAAATCGAAGTGGATTGTTCGTATGGAGTTGGATGCGGAAGCATTGTTGGATAAGAATATTACGATGGACGATATTCATTTTGCGATTAGTAATAGTCATGGAAGCGATATTACTTGTATATATAGTGATTATAATAGCGACAATTTGGTTTTCCGCATTCGTTTGAATAGTAGTGTGTTTAATAAGACAAAGAAACAAAAGGGTATTCCTGATACATTGGACCAGTCGGATGAGATTTATATGTTGCGAAATTTCCAAGATGCACTTTTGAATAATATTGTGTTACGTGGACTAACTGGAATTCAAAATGTAATTCCTAGAAAGTTGCAAAATATGGTAGTGAAAGACGAAGGTAAGTATTCGCAAAAGGATATTTGGATTTTGGATACAACAGGAACTAATTTGATGAATGCGCTTGGACTAGATTATATCGATTCTACTAGAACATTCTGTAATGATATTAAAGAAATCTTTGATGTCTTGGGCATTGAGGCAGCGCGTCAAGTACTATACAATGAGTTTGCGGAGGTGATGGAATTTAGTGGTGTGTATATTAATTACCACCATTTGAGTTTGTTGGTGGATCGAATGACATCGACAAAGGGAATGGTTTCGATATTTAGATCTGGTATCTTGAATGACGATATTGGTCCAATTTCAAAGTCTACGTTTGAGGTACATACGGAAGTGTTGTTGGATGCTTCGAGACACGCTGATTTTGATCATATGCGTGGTGTTTCTGCGAATGTTATGATGGGACAGATGGGTATCTTTGGAACTGGTGCTTTCCAATTGGTTTTAGATATGGAGAAGATTTCGCAAGTAGATGATGTCGCCGTGGACACAACGGATGCTGAAAAGGAAATAGAAAAAATGTTTGGTATGTTGGATAGCCACGGCGATCCTTGTTCGGCATCGAATATCGAGATTCGTAATAATTTATCTGCAATTAAGGTAGAGGATGCGGGGCAATGTGATGATGGATATGATATTGGATTCTAAACAACACAGCTAATTTTCTGGTATAATAAAGTTTATTTTTTTAGACGAACATTGGCAATATTAATTTTTCTTTTGGCGTCGAATTGGAAAATGATGATGCAAAAAATTGGATCCGCTATTTATTTAAAAATAGGTGGAAAAAACACATTAAAATGGAGAATTCGAAAATTGAATTGGCGATTTCATACGCAGAAACATTGGTCGGGTTACCATTCAGGTGGTATGACCCAGAAGTAGACTCTTTTGTAGGTGATGATAAATTTTGGTGTGAAAATTCTACCGCACCATCTGCTGAAGAAATAAAGGTGAACGATAAGGCTATTGTTTGCACTGGACTGCCAAATCTAATGCGACGTTTCTGTGGTCTTCGCGTTCCAGGCTTGGGTCATGTTATGCGTGGAAAATATAAAGAAGAGTATAAAAAGTTTCCAGGTGGAACATGTGCTTGGTTTGCACATTTACATCAAAATAAGCGTTTACAAAAATTAAATATGAAAGAGAGGTATCCTAAGGGGACACTATTAATCGCTCGTTTTAAATCAAATGATAAAGATCAAGGACATCTTGCCGTTGTCTACGACGATGTGGATGAAACAAAAAATATTACGCATCAACAAGTTATACATTCAGCGCCTACGATAGATTATCCTGAGCGTGCCACTGCGAATGACCATGGCTCAGTAAAAATAGAGTCTTTTGTGATAGGGAATGACTTATGGAAATGGGATAAGATTAGTTATTATAAGTATGTTTGCCTACCTGAGAATTGGCTACTTGTAGACTAAACTACATATAAAATAATAAAACATAAACGATATAAAAAATAAACAATGATATATTTTGTACCGAGTTTAGCTCAGTTGGTTTATTAACTCGTGTTAGTACAACAAAGAGCATTTGACTGTAGTAGTTTGCTGGTATCAAAATGTCACCTGTTCGATCCAGGTAACTCGGAACAATTTTTATGATATGGTAATTTTTCATATCATAAAATTAACGTAAAACAATTCCTAATATTCTTTGATACAGTAATAATCCAGCGTCTTGAATCGGTAAAATATAAGCATAAGTTTCACCAATATTATTATGAGAATGCCATAAGCCTGGTGGAGTAATAAACATTTCACCTTTTTTCCAATTTACCTTTACAGGATTAATGATATTGCCTTGGTCATCTAATTCTTCACCAATTAACGTATAAATGTTCTCGACATCTTGACATTCTATGCATAAATCTAAAGCAACAGAATTATGTTTATGTGGTCTTTGAACGGTGTTTGGAGGTAATTCATTGTATAAAGCCCACAAAACAGGAGTGATTGTATTGTTTCCAATCTTTTCGGTATCTTTATTGCTTAATAAAATTCCTTTGCGATTGTTATGAGGATTCGATAATTGATGAAGATTGGTAATTAAAAAATCTTTGGAATAAATAGCAGTTTGAAACGTTTTTTTTGTAGCTGAACTTCCCAAATAATTTATTAGAGAACTATCGTTAATATAGTAAATTTGCGTTTCGTTATTGCCATTGTTTTTAATTTTTAAATTAGAAAAACAAGGTGTAATTAAAATATCTCCAAGATTCATTAAATGTGTAACTTCATCAATTATAATTTCACTGCTACCTTGAATGATGAAAAATAAATGTGATGTTGCGTTGTAATTTTTAGTTTTGTCTAAATTGTTAAAAAGGTCTATGTGTTCGTTTATGTTTAATTTTATAAAACTTGCCAATAAATTTGGCGTAGTAGCTTGATATTCAATGTTAAACAAATTGGAAAAATCTATAAAAGATATACCAACGCCAAGATCCTTTATATTTTTTGAATAAATTGGAACATTATTCATAGCAGGATTTACATTTTTTTCGTATTCGTGGGCGAGAATATAATTTTCCATAATAATATAAATATATATAATTTTTTTATTGGGCCAACGTAATAGTAACACGGACAGTTTCTAAAAAAGTTTCAATGGAAATATTAAAAGGAATGAATTGTGGCGTTCCAATCATTTTGGATATATCAGGTAAAGAAATAAGTTCCACGGATGGAGTAATAATTCGAAATTCTTCGTTTTCACAACGAATAAAAAAATAACGATCTTTGGAAACATCGCCACCACAAATCAACATATCTTGATTTGTCATCAATTTGTTATGAGAAAACAAAACAATGGGCAAATTCATATGCGAAGCTAAAACCCAGACATCAAGACTTGTAAAATAATATCCCTCGCTCATAATAGCAGTTTCAAAATCATATTTATTTTTCTTGATTGCGTCTACAATTTCACGTTTCCCCTGTTTTTTGAGAACATCAAGTAATTTTATTTGATAATTCGCAAAAAGGTCCTTATATGCTTCCCATAACATTTTTTTAATAGAATCCACGGATTCATTGCGATCGTAAAGTTTTTTTAAAACATAAATAATAACAAAGTAACTACATAAATAGGAATCACGAACAATAGTTTCTTTGGATTGAACAGGCAATATACTTTTCCAATTTCGAGAACCTCCGCCAATAATACTAACTGTTTTTTCAACACATTCTCTAGAAAACCCCTCGAAATCGGCTGTCATAGAATCTAAATAAAATTGTTCAGCTAAAGGGACCTGGTTTGGATATTTTTCTGTATTTATTCTAGGATTTGCTACATCAAACGTAACGTTTTGAATATAATCATTCATATCAAAAGGTATTAAATCGTCAAAATAATTGCCAAAAACTAAAGAATGCAATAATAGAATCTCATCGTCGTTTATAAAATAATCACTAGTTGTAATATTAAAATACTTTTTGGCTTCTAACATAAATAAACGAACGCGTTTATAACGAATAAGTTCGTCAGCGACGCGTATAAAATAAATAGACTCATTCGAGGCATCAGGATTAATTAGGTTATTTTTAGGTATACATAATTTATTACTTTTTGTTAAACATAATGCATTATTATTCATATTAGTTATAAAAGTAGATTGCTTTCTTATAGAAGATAAAGAATCTTCGCCGATTTCATCAAAAGATACAGAATGGCGCAATAGAAATTTTAATAAAACCTCGAGTTTTTTTAGTTTTATGTTATATAATAGTTCAGGATCGTTTAATATAGTAATTATTTTCTCACGAACCTCTTTATTTCCGTAATCATTTAATAAAAATCTTATTTTATTACGAAAAGCATTATAAAAATTAGTTTCTAATGAAATATTTTGTACGGTTTTAATTCGCAAATCATCCCGAACATCAATATTAGCAAAGGATTTATCGGCTTCGAAATAACCATTATCCTTATAATCTTTTACGCTAACAAATGGCATTCCATCGTCTACAATATTTTGTTCATATGAAGAAATTTGTATCAATTGGTTTGTTTCTGTTAAGATTCCAACAATAAGACCATCTTCTACGACTTTAAATTTTGGTAAACATAAAAGATCACCTGTTTTTTCTTGAATGCTTGACAATTTATCGCGCGTTTCTACATAAGATGACCAAACAACATCATCGATATATATTTTAGTTAATCCTTGTATCATTGCAGAAGGATAAGTGGGAATATAAATGGGATGATCATCGCCTTCGCGAATAGATACCATAAATCCAATAATTTTTCCCCGATAATTCATGACTTGGCTGTTTATAATAAAATGATGCGCCAAAAGAATTTCTTGAATTAGCTTTGCGGAAATATTTTCTTTGAATTCGTATACTTTTGGCATGCTAGGTTGGCTTTTGCAATATTTTTGTGAAGTTTTTTCTATTAAATCGAGAACCCTGCTTAAATTGGGAGGGATGGTTTTTTTATTAAAAATTTTAATGGCATTGTAGGAATTTGTAGTAATGCCGCCCGCAGTGTTTCCATAAATATAAACAGGTTCAAATATATCCTCGCATTGAATAAATAAAACTGTTCCCTTTTTACTATCATATTTTGTATAAGTAGAATTCTTAGGACATGCAATAGAAATATCCTCACTAATATCGTTGTTTGCTATTTCCATGATAACCATATTAAGTCCATCGCCAAAAATACCACTATCTGGAGAACTTATTATGTCCCATAAATAGGTATGGTCTATATAAGAATCATCATCGCGTATAAATTTTAAAAAGTTCTCATAAGATGCAACAGTATCCTTTAAAAAGTTATTTTGTGCTGGATTTGCAAGATTTGTAAAACTAGAATAAAATGCGGTGTCGCTATATTTTTCAACATCAATATCGCTAATATTTATTTTTTTAGGTTGAAAAATGGTCATGAGTGACCCGTTATTTAATCTTAAAAATAAATCCAAGGTTACTGCTTTCGCAATAATTTCACGCATTTCTTTTATTGTAGGAACGGGCCCACGATTATAATATGTATATATGTCTGCTAAACATGCAACAAACGATTGGTTTGGAGAACGTTGGACGCCGTATCTTAAAACAGGTTTTTCATTTTTACGAATTAATGATGTATTGTTTTTTTCTACTGAAGATGAATTATTGGTTCTCAAAAATAGTTCTACAGATATGGGCAAAAACCCCCATCTATGTTGAGGTATAGGATATTTATCATTGCCTACAATGTATAAATTATTCTTTGCCTTTTCTTCTCTAATCGTTTCTTGTTTCCCCTCGGCATCTTCTGCAATAGCTACATTTTTCTTAGCTTTTCGTCCTTTTTTTTCTATAGGGTTGCCTGTTATTAATAGGGGGTCGCCGTTTATATCTTCGTCGTTTACACCACATTCTTGTCTGCGCGTTATTTGAGATTGCGAATTAATTTTTTTAAAACAACAAGGCATACATCCAGTAGGATTAGGATGACTTTCTTTGTCTAAAAACCCAGGGTAATGTTGTCTGTATTCACCATCTTTTCCAACATGTTCTTTTTTATCAGTAAATTCATAAATTGTTTTTCCAGGCGCAGCTTCTTCTCCCGAAGGAATAATAGCGCTAGGCCCACCACATTGCCCCTGGTCAATTTGTTCTTGTGTAATAGGTCTGTTTTCAGGCATACACCAATATCTGGGGCACATATACCAATATTTTTTATCGGCATTTGTTCCATACGGCAATGCAACATCATATGAACCTTTAAAATTAGTATCAATATTTTTCTTTTCTTCTTCTGTTAAAATAACTGGCAAACGATTATAATTTAATGGACATGACCTAACATACGCATCGTATTGTCCTTCTTTTTTCTTTAAAAATAGTTTGGGTTCTTTATCGTATAGTTTATTTTCAAATACTTTTGGAGTCCCACCACCACGCTGCGATTTTTCACTAGATTTACTACTTTCTGCAGAACTAGATTCTTCCCCAAATAAAATACCATCTGGAGATTCATCGTCTTCATGTTCATCTTGACCTTCATCATCACCTTGTTGATCTAAACTAGGTTCTTCGTCTTCATCAAATGCTCGTTCTTCATCGTCATTCTGTTGATCAAATGCTTGTTCTTCATCCTGTTGATCAAAACTAGGTTCTTCCTCTTCTTCGTTAAAAAGAATACCACTATCGTCAGGTTCTCCATCTTCATTAAAAAGAATACCGTCTTCAGCTTCTTCTTCTTCATCAAGAGTTTCAAACAAAGGCATACGCGTTTTTAATTGAAAGGGTTGAACTAAATCTTTTGCAGAGATAATAACATTTTCAACATGCGATTTCATTTCTAATTTTTTATCACTAATTGGCGTTGCCATTTTTAATAATTCTCCTTTAGTAATGGGAAGCGAATCGGTATGCTGTGTGATTTTCAAAAAGCTATCAAAGTAAATACGTAAAATATCTATAAAATCAAATGACGTGATTTCATCAATATCAATAATAATTTTATTTTCAAATGGTAAAATGCGCATTAAAATTGGAAATCCAGGGTTCTCAACAATATCAACGGTTTTGTTTACAAATTGGCCTTGTATTCGTGTATGCGAATCTAAATATTTCATAATTTGTTGTAGCGCATCCTCTTCACTTAATTCAAAATTAATCATAATGGTAGAGACAATTTCTTTTTGATTATTTGTTTGTTTAAACAATCGCGTTATCATAGATGCGATTGCGTTCATTTTTTCATAGTTTTCCACACGTTTAAATTCTAGATTTGCACCAGTATCTAAATTATAATCACTGATATCAAACAAAGCAGAAAGCAATCCACCATATTCTTTTAATTTTATATCAGTTTTAGAAATAGACGCACTAATTACATATCTCATGTTTAATATTTCGACATTGGATTCTTTTAAACTAAAAAATTCTCTAATTTTATAACCAGAGGGTTCTAAAAATTTATTGATAGATTGAATCATGGGATTTACAACGTCTTCAAATAATAATTGTAAATCATCTTCTGGTATAGGTCGTTTTAATTCTGCCTTTAACCCTATATTTCCATTGGAATGCAAATCCAAAAACAGATCTAAAATGGTATGTTCGAGAACATATTGTATTAAAATTGATATTTGTCTCGTTTTTCCAGTTTTTTTAGATAGCGTTTGAATTTGATTTTTAGATAAAGTAGGAATTTTCTTACCAGTTTTTGTCCGTTTTAAAGAATATAATCTATATAAAGGTTCTCTACGAATACCTGGATTATATTTAATATAAGGAATCATTCGACTGGCATGGATTTGTTTAAATATAATATCAAGTGGTAAAAATGTGGGTAATTCTGGATGCAAAACAATATTAAAATCGAGAACCCCCAGTTCTCCATATTGAATTTGTTCTTTGGACGTTTCATAATGAATTTTATAAAAAGAGTCGATTACCCCATTTATTTTTTCAAACGCGCTTTTTGTAAACAAAGTTTTTGAATCTGCTATTAATCTTTGTTTATTTTCTCTTAATTCATCTTCGTCTTCAATATTCTTTTCGCGCAATAATGGATAATATAACATGATCATGTTTGATGGTTCTAAGTTATTTTCGATAGAATAATCGAGAACATTTTGTGTTAGACATACATAAATGGTTTCATTAATCAAGTCGCCATAATTTAATAATAAACTGTTGTCAAAATTGATGAGTTGGTTATCACTATTTGGTAAAAAAGAATATTTTTGCGACGGTAACACATGAAATGGATTTGCGGAGAACAACAAATCGCGAGTTTTTGAGAACCTCATGCCAATAGGAATATATAATTCTTGTATTTCGTTAGGAAATATTCTTTTAAAATCATTATAACTATATGGTTTATCATCACTATGTTCAGCCAAAGTGTTAATTTTTTCTAGATCTAATATTTGTAAATTATTTAAAAATTGCCCTACCATTTGTTTATTAATATCCATTTTTTCTTGTTGTGTTATTTCCAAATATGCCTTTAATAGATGCATTTTATCGCGTATTTTTGAGAACATATAAAGTTCATCGTAGGCTACAGAATTCATTCCTAGTTCTAATATAATTTTCATCTTTATTGTTCGTACGGAATCATCTTTATGGATCATTTGTTTGGAATGCGTAATGTCGGGCTGTGTGGCTTCTATAGTGGCCAATTCTAATTCGCTAAACATCTCACTTTTTTCAATAGTGGCTTGATCACTGCCTTGAAATAAAATAATTTTATTTATTTTACCATTAGAATCCATAACACATATTTTATATATTTTATTTGTAGGTATTGCATCCATTGTTTATATTTCTTATATACAATATTGGATAGATTTATATTACAGATTCAACATAATAATCGTAAAACATATAATCGTAATCAATATATATGCCAAAAAAAGCGTTGTTAATTGGTTGTAATTATATCGCTGTTCCAAATCTATCTTTGCGTGGATGCATAGATGATGTTTTAAATATGGAGAATATGTTACTAAACAAATATAAATATTTAAAAAATGAAATAGTTATTTTGCGCGACGATTTACAAATTGAGTATGGATTGCCTACGAAACAAAATATAATTAATAATTTAACATCTATAGTAAATCAAAGTGGATTGTTTGATGAAATTTGGATACATTATAGTGGGCATGGTTCTCAAATTGATGTAAATAATAGTATTGAAAGTGTAATTATACCTGTGGATTATTATATACACGGACCTATTTTAGAAGATGAATTGTTTGCAATCATAAAAAATATTAAATGTCCAGCAATTTTATTATTTGATTGTTGCCATAGTGGAAATATATGTGATATGCCATGGAGGTTTGAAGTAAATTCTACAGGAAACATATCTGTTTCGAAATCGTCAGTAAATGTGATAAATCCAAATATTTATATTTTTAGTGGTTGCAAAGAATCTCAAAAGTGTCTGGATGAGTATGATAAAGAAATCTTGGACTATGTTGGTGCATTCACAGTTAGTTTTTTAAAATGTTTGTATTCAAACAAAAAAGATATACCTATTTATTTGTTTTTTAAAAATATATGTGATTACATGAAAAGAAAGGGGTTTCAACAACAACCCGTTTTAACGACATCGAGTAATTATCTTAATAGAATTATCACAAAAACTATGCAAGATAAAAAAACAAACGTTATATTTCGAAATTTTACAGTTGGGAATATGAAATCAATTCTACAATTATAATATTGCTATATTATATATAAAATGGACTCTAAACTACAAAAGTTTATTGGAATTATGGCGTTTTACATTATGTTATCTTATGTATTGTTTCCCCTTGCGTTTTATTATTTAGTGGAAAAATCACTTTCTAGTGCTGGAAATGGTTTCATAGTAGGCAGTTTAATTTCTATTGCATTATGGCTTAGTTATGGAAGAAAAATGATATAGAAAAATAATATAAAACTTTTTGTTTTTATATTATCTAATGGGGTTGCGATTTTCGCGAAATAAAACATTATCAAGAATATTAGAAAAACACGATAAAATGTATCAAGCTGAAAGACACAGGTCTAATTCTAATGTTAGTGCTTTGCACGATGAATTACAAACCGAAGTTGATTTATTAGAAAGTGTTATACACCTTTTCTCATTTACGCCCATAAAATGAGTGTAAATAAGTTAAATGTAACGTTGCTTTTGCGCATTTTAAATGTGTAAAATACCCAGATACAAATGATCAAACATCATAATATGGGCTATCGTGTATTTTCATGCCACAATATTCGCGAGGTTCTTTTTTATAATCTACTGGATTATGTATGCCAGATTCTTTGGCACATTCTAATAAAAATTTAAAGTTCTCCCAAAATTCGCTTTTATGTCCTATTGATTCTGTAGCAATATGAGATAATTCATGAATGGCAACAAACATAAGTGTACTTTCATCTATTAAATCATCATTGTTTTCCTTTTCGCGGTTTAAACAAAAGGCTAATTTTTCGCCCTTGTTTTCACTATAAGCTGTATATGCACTAGTGGGCAAAGTTTCCATTACTTTTTTAGGATTAAAACCTGCGACGAGACGTTTTACATTGGGTTGATCAGGATATTTTTGTCCTGCGTATTCCACAAGCATTTTGCATTTTTCAGTCATATTTGCTAAAAGGTCTGCAGCGGCTTTAAGTTTCTTTCTTTCACGGACACAATATTTATTGCCGTCTACACCAGAAACAATGCATTTTAATTGAAAGGCGCCTTGATTATCGAAATAAAAATAGGCACAAATGCCGATCATAAAAATAATAACATAGTTACCAAATGTTTCATAATTACTCATTGATGTTTTCTATATTATTGGTAGAATTTATAGTTTACTAAATAGTAAAGTATAAATGGTTTATGCTTTTGTCCAGAATCCATCGGACTGCTGAGTTGGTGCCTTTCCGTCTGGTTTTTTACAAACATATTTTGTGTCATCTTTACTGTAACATCCTGAGCCACACGATAATTCACCAGCCCCACAACGTTCTGGGGTTGCTGCTAATTCTGCGTCGGACTTATTTTTTAAAGCTTTTTTAGTTAATCCTTCGGTGAATCCTTCGCGTCCACTAGTCATGCGCCAAACAATCTTGTAGGTGAAGTGCCACACCAATGCGAAAACCACGGCGTGTGTTGCAGCAACTACAAATTTTCCTGATTTAGCAGGAAGTCTTAAAAGAACACCAGGAGTGAGAACAAAGAATAATAACGCAATGTAAATTGTAATGATCCAATTCATTATATATTACCTAAATAAAATAATTATATTTGATATCGCAAAAATTGCATTGTTATATCAAATTATTGCTAAAGAATTATTTCCTTTTTTTTTTCAGTATATCCCTCTTCTTCTACTTCTTCTTCTTCTTCTTCAAATCCTTCGCGACCAGAAGACAATTTCCAAACCATCTTATGGGTGAAATGCCAAACTAATGCGAATACGATGGCGTGGAATCCAGCAACAATAAGTTTGCTAGATTTAGGTGGGAGTGTTACAAGAATTCCAGGGGTAAGAACAAAGAATAAAACGGCAATGTAAACTGTACAGATCCAATTCATTTTATATAATAAGACAATACAATATTTAACAATGAGTTCATTTTTACCATTTATTTTTGTTCTATTAAATATTTTAGAAAAACTATAGCCTTTGACATGTAAATTATTTATTATAAACAATAATAAATAATTATAAATAATGATATTTATTTGGCACCAAGTTCTAAAGGTACGCGTCCAAAATCGGGTTCAATTGTACTTTGATTCCAAGGACCAATGTCGTTCTTTGAAATAATGGGGTCAGAGCGCAATTGGAGATTGGGGTTGCGCAAGGTTTGGCCAATTGTATCTAAACCAATATGGTATCCAGCTTGAAGTAAATCGGGCATTAATACATCACCTTTGTTCATAGAGGTGGGATTTAAAGCAGACCATTGGCTATTTTCATCCTTAGGAAGTAAATCCGCAGGATTAGCTACAGATTGACTGGCGTAAGAAGAACCACTGTTTTGGGGTTGAGGACCCATTGGAGCTGTGGGTGGCACGGCAGTGGATCCAGGTTTAGGACTGCCATCTTGAAGACCATCAAAGACCATTGTTTTTGTTCCAGAATAAGTATAAAGAGCCCATATGAGTACGAGAAATAATACTAAAACAAATACACGTTCTTTGGTAAAAAACTTTTTCATTCCACTCATGATGCTTCCAAACATTCTGTTTATATAAACGGCGGATAAAATTATTTACATTATTTGTTTTTAATTTGCTAAAATAGTATTAGCTTGGTCCTAATTTTCTAAAGAGTCATTATCTTCAATTTCTAAATCACTATCGTCACTTTCTTCAATTTCATCAAGCATGTACATATTTTTAATACGTTTTGCTTCTAAATAAGATGATAGTGCTAAATCCTTCGCGATTTTTGCTTTTCTTCTAGCTTCTCTATACATCTCATAATATACATCGTTGCGTTTTTTTAATTGTAGAGATTCTGTTTCTTTTAATTCTTCTAAATTAAATATAACTTCCTCAAGGGCATTTGTAGAATTAACATGATTTTGTGAATCAACTTCTAAAACAATATTTGATTCGACTGTGTCAGTAACATCAAGTGTATTAGCAACATCAAGTGTATTGACAACATCAAGTGTATTAGCAACATCAGCTGTATTAGCAACATCAACTGTATTAGCAACATCAACTGTATTAGCAACATCAACTGTATTAGAAACATCAACTGTATTAGCAACATCAACTGTATTAGCAACATCAACTGTATTGGCAACATCAACTGTATTGGCAACATCAATTTCAGTAGGTATTGTAAAATCAAAATTTGGCGTTGTTTCTTCGAGTGTAGATTCATGTTCTTCGATAGGTTTATTTTTTTTGGAGGGCGCAATAATGCATTTTTCAAAAAGATTATTTTGCTTTAAAACCATCATTTGTTTTACTTCTAATTCAATTTGAAAACTGCGCGCTGAGCATTTTATACCTTGAATTTCTAAAATAGTAATTACGCTAGTTTTATCTGTTATTTTATCCATATCAATTTCGTTCTCATTTTCATCATAAAATTTTAAAGTAGGTTTGTTTAATAAAACTGCTAAATTTGCGCGAGCTATATAAAATTTACCTGATTTATACAATTTTAAGGGTGATGTAAAATAGTTTTCTACGTCATGCAATTCCATATCTCCATCAAACCATTTTTCACGATTTTTATAAATATATTGTTGGCAATGATTTTCTAAATTTTCCATCCATCTTATAAAATCTTCGTTTTCGTTTGTAAACATAAGGTCTGTATAAAAGCGTTTTCCTGCTTTTAATATCCCCTGCTTAGTTTTACATTTAGGCGGTTGGATGTATAATGGTGAATTATCTACTAAACACCTTATAAAATAATTCCCTCCAGAAATCATAGTGGGTTTCGTTAATAATAATTTGCTAAAATCAAAAGAGTCGTTTGTTTCAAATATACCATCCATTATGTCTTTACTATTTTATTACAAAAATGTTATCTATATAATACGCAATATTCGTAAAAAAAAACTGTGTGATTAGAGTAAGACATGAAGAATATTAAAGAAAGATGTCTGGAATTTTTTAATAGTGAAGATATTCGTAAGGATATTAAAGACGTAATCAAACCATTAGGAACAATGATTTATAATGAAATTTATATTTATTTATGGATGATATGTTTTTACAATGTATTTTTAATATTTATAATTTTAGCAATTTTAATACTATTATTATCATTATTAAGAAGGAATAAACATTTTAGCAATATGGAAAATAATTAAAATATATATATTTTATATACAATGGCAGGCAAAAGACACCGTAGAAGATCATCTAGGAAATCAAAGAGTTGTGGTATGATGTGGGGAGGCGCAGGAGCTACCGACCATGCTATTTCTGTATATGGAGGCATGGGTGAACAAAAAGCTGGACCCAATGGCGCTATATCGACACAAATGGGCGGAGCTCCTCTTTCCCATAGTCCTGTGCAAATGGGAGGGGCTCCTCTTTCCCATGGTCCTGTTCAAATGGGCGGAGCTCATCTTTCTCCATCCCCTGTACAAATGGGCGGAGCTCCTCTTTCCCCAGAAGAATTTAGTTCAGCGCCTGTTCGCGGAGGAAGCAGTGGAGTTGATTTAGCAGTTCCTGCGGTACTCTTGTTAGCAAATCAAACATTTAAAAGACGTAGAAATGGTTCTTCCAAAAAGAGACGTGGGTCTTTTAGACGAAGACGTTCGAATCGCAGGCGTTAAATATTTAGGAAAATACAAATAATATATCATTGAATTATATATTATTGCGATGAAGTGGTTCCAATTCGTATCCAAAATAAAAAAGGAAACTGGCGTAAAGTCTTTGAAAGAAGCTATGAAAATTGCTAGCGAGAGAAAAAGTGAATGGAAAAAGGACGGTTCTGCGTCACCAGCTTCTAGTAAAAAAACTGGAAAAAAGAAGGGAACTGCTAAGAAAGGCCGTGGAAAAGGAACGCGCAGAATGAGAGGCGGAAAGCATGTTGAAGTTGAGTCTATGGCTAATCCAAATAAAATGACAGGTGGAAGAAAAAGCGATGCCGATGTGGATTCAGAGTCTGTTTCTAAAATGACAGGTGGAAGAAAAAGCGATGCCGATGTGGATTCAGAGTCTGTTTCTAAAATGACAGGTGGCGAAACCGATATGGAAACTGAGGCCGCAATAAAGTCTATTTCTAAATTGAAGTGGTAATTTAGAAAAAGAATAAACAGAATAGAAATATGAATAAAAAGCTCTCTTATAATATTATTATAATGAATAATGATAATAATATTATGTCAATAAAAGAAAAATTTGTAGTCAATGTGCAAAAATGGGTTACCTTAGACAATCAATTAAAAAATTTAAACGAAAAGACAAAAGAATTGCGCTCAAAAAAAGCACAAACATATGATGAAATACATAAATTTATGAAAGAAAATCAACTTTTGGAAAACAAAATAAAAATAAGCGATGGAGAACTTAGGATATGTGAAAAAAAAGAGCAATCAGGTCTAACATTTAGCTATTTAGAAAAATGTTTAGGAGAATTAATCGCAGACAAAAGTAAAGTGGAATTAATTATAAAATACATAAAGGAAAATCGTGAAATTGTAATGGCTCATGAATTAAAACGATCCTATGTAAAAACGGAATCTTTATCTATAAATAATGCCGTATAAATATATAATCATGTTTACTATTAATAAATCAATAACAGAAGAATATGTGTTTAATAAAGATATAACTGTTGGTGGATATCCAGTATCAAAATTAATAGATGAATACAACGAAACAAATAAGATTTTAGGAGGCGGAGATGTTTTAAATACGAATTTTGTAAATTATAAGCGGTTTGAAAATTTGGTATTGCCCGTTGGATTAACGTCTTTTTCTAGAAACGAATACCCTATACAAATAGGTGGTTATCAAACTTCACAAATTTCAAAATCAAAATCAACCATTCAAGGATCAATAGATCCAACTGTTCATAACGAATTTATTAAAGAAATTACAAAAGAAAGATATGGAAACAGAAAAACACTAAATAAAATAGTAAAAATAAGTAGTAGAAAAACAGGGAGAAAAAAACAATGAAAAAATTGACCTTTATTCATAGAATAATTTTGTATTATATGAATGAATACTTCACGTTTAGTGATTCGTGTTAAACCTACGGAATTATCTTCTGCAACAAATGTAATCCAAGCTATGGAAGTAAAAGTGACTCCCAAAATGACATCAAATACAAAAACAAAGAAGAAGAAGAATGAATTGTCTTTAAATGAAAAATCTAGGTTATGGAGTGTGTTTGATGTAGATAAACAAGAGTCTTTTGGAATATCTCAAGATGAAAAAGTATTTAAAACAGAAACTGAATTGGATGTGTGTAATCTATGCAAATCGTCGCTAATGATTATGGAAGAAGGGTTTCCAACATGTACCAATAAAGAATGTTGCGTCATGTATAAAGACACATTGGATTATTCGCCAGAATGGAGATTTTATGGAGCCGATGATAAAAACGCAAATGATCCAACTCGATGTGGAAATCCTATTAATCCATTATTGGTTGAATCTTCATTTGGATGTAAAGTGTTATCGAATACGAAATCGTCCTACGAAATGAAAAAAATAAGAAAATGGACAGAATGGCAATCCATGCCACATAAAGAAAAGGCACTTTACGATGAATTCCAATTTATTACAGTAATGGCACAAAATTCAGGCATTCCAAAGATATTTATTGATGACGCAATGGTTATTCATAAAGATATATCGGAACAAAAAATGTTTCGTGGAATGAATCGCGATGGTATTAAAGCGGCATCTATTTACATTTCATGTAGGCAAAATGGTTGTCCAAGAACTGCTTATGAAATAGCTGAAATATTTAAATTAGATAAAACTAGTGCAACCAATGGATGTTCTATGGCGGTAAACATTTTATATAACATTGAACGTAATGTAGATTCATCAAAACAAACCGATCTTTGTACAACATTACCCAGTTCATTTATTGATCGTTATTGTAGTAGATTAAATTATAATAAAGAATTGACTATGCTTTCTAAATTCGTAACAAGCAAGGTTGAAAAAAATAATATAATTACCGATAATATTCCACATGCAATTGCAGCTGGTATTGTATATTTTGTAGCACAAAGTTGTCAACAGAATGTAACAAAACAGGATATTAAAATAATTAGTGGCGTTAGTGAAGTAACAATAAATAAGTGTTTTAAAAAATTAGATGCTATCCGCGACGTATTATTACCAAAAGCCATTATTGATAAATATGCTTGATTTAGGATAAATTTATATGATTAGAATATATATTTTTTATGGACAGCGATAATATCGAAACCGAAATTATCGAAGAACCCGTTTCTTTACTAGTTGTGCAACCAACAATGGAAGATCATACAGATGATTCTTTTATGGAAACACAAACTTTACAACATCATGTAGAGGAACATGTTGTACAAGACCATGTAGTCGAACCACTTGTTGCAGATGAACATGTTGTACAAGACCATGTAGTCGAACCACTTGTTGCAGATGAACATGTTGTAGAAGACCATGTAGTAGAACCACTTGTTGTAGAGGAACCTGTTGCACAAGACAATGTAGTCGAACCACTTGTTGTAGAGGAACCTGTTGTACAAGACCATGTAGCCGAACCTCTTGTTGTACAAGACAATGTAGTCGAACCACTTGTTCTAGAGGAACAAATAATAGATCAACACGTTGCGGAACACCTTGTTATGGAAACGCAAACAATAGAAGAACATGCCGCGGAAGAACTTATTATGGAAACACAATCAGTACAAGAATTTGTTATTGAATCTATTATTCACGAAGAAGTGGTCAAAACTATTCCCAAAATAGTATTTGTCATACCGTATAGAGATAGAAAACAACACCAAGAGTTTTTTTCAAATCATATGAAGACCATATTGGAAGATCATAAGAAAAGTGATTATGAAATGTATTATGCCCATCAATGTGATTCGCGTGAATTTAATCGCGGAGCAATGAAAAATATTGGCTTCTTAACAGTAAAAGAAAAATACCCCAACGATTACAAAAACATAACCTTTGTTTTTAATGATGTAGATATTATGCCAAAAACAAAAGAATTAATTCAATACGACACTACGGTAGGAGTAGTAAAGCATTTTTATGGGTATAAGTTTACTTTGGGCGGAATAGTTTCTATAAAAGGCGAAGATTTCGAAAAAGTAGGCGGATTTCCCAATTTCTGGGCATGGGGTTATGAGGATAATTTGTTACAATTGCGTGTATTAAACAGTGGATTAGCTATTGATAGAACGCAATTCTATAACATTTTAGATAACAATTTCATTCATTTGAACGAAGGCATGTCTAGAATAATAAACAAAAACGAATTTGACAAATATGTTGGGAATACTAGCGAAGGTTTTGCAACCATTCAAACTATTAATAAAACCTTAGACGAAGCCACTGGGTTCATAAATATAACTGAATTTAATACTGGCAATCAACCTGTGTCGGTTGAAAATAAAATTTACGATATAAGAAACGGAAATACCCCCTACGCACCACAACCATTATTTAAAGCTTCCAGAAGAAGATCTGTCATGGGCATGCGTTTGTAAATATAAAAAATTGGCTTAGATTTGATAATTTTAATTAAAATTATCAAAAAGAAATGGAATTTGAAATTCAAAAGCCAAATGATATTATGTTTTATGTGTACAAATATAAAAAAAGTAAGGCATTGATCACACTAAATGAGAATAGCACACTGGGAGATATATATGAAATTGCGAAAACGCGTATGTTTACAAAGTGGCAATATTATAGAAGGGCAAGTAAAAAACCCATGGATGAAATTATGGAAGATATTCAATCACAGATTATCCATGATATATTTGTGGCAGATAGTGAATATAAAGAAATATTGTCTGTTCCAAACGATAAAACAAAAACAATACGCGAATTTATAAACGAAAACGAAAAATTCTTTAGTAAATCGGCGTCTTATTTTACACCCTTTCGCATTGAAAATGCGCAAATGCAACGTTACCTTTCACTCATTTACGCCCAGCTAGTGGGCGCTTTGAATGAGAAAAGGTGTAAAACAATATATAAATTATTTATTGTAGATGAATGTGCGGTTCGACAAATGATTGCAGAGCAAAATAATCCAAAACCTGTAAGTATGATGCATCGATATGTTAAATGCATACGTAGTTTAGAAAACATGAGTTAGTTATTGTGTTATTAAAAAATATTATTATATATTATAGATATATTAAATGTCGTATGAAGGTGAGCACAACGCGTTAGGCCAGAGGCACGGTCAGGGCACTTACAGGTTTGCCAATGGGATGGTGTACGAGGGGCAGTGGGAGAATGACCTGAGGCACGGCCACGGTACTATGAGGTTTGCCGATGGGAACGTGTACGAGGGGCAGTTTGAGAATGACCGGAGTCACGGCCAGGGTACTATGAGGTTTGCCGATGGGAACGTGTACGAGGGGCAGTTTGAGAATGGCCTGACTCACGGCCAGGGCAGTTACAGGTATGCCGATGGGGACGTGTACGAAGGCGAGCGCAACGATTTGGGTCAGCCACACGGCAAGGGAAAATTAGTAAGTATGGGTGGCAGCATTGATGAAACGTTTATTTACGAAGGTGAATTTAAGAATGGATATATGACAGGATATGGCATTAAATCTTATGAGGCACCCAATGACCCTAGTAATAGAGGATTTTTTTATGTCGGTAATTTTCGTTATGGTCAACCACATGGACAATGTATAATGTTTTATCCGTTTGGTAGTTTCTACAAAGGCGGTGTTTGGGAAAACGGTACGCTTATTAATCCACTTGAAGTTTTTGATGATCTTGAACCATTTATTAGCGATGAAGATTGTGAAGGTTATACAAGTGAATTGGCGAATCGTGCATACGAGTTGACTGCAGGTGCAAAAAGAGATGATATAACAATGGACACAATACCACCAGGAAAGGCAATTCGTTTGGAAGCAGATCAATATGAAGAGAATGGTGTAAAAAAAGGAAAATGTTATAACATTGAAGCATTATCTCGGTATCTTGACATGCAAAAACAAACAGGAACGTGGCCAACTAGTCCATTAAGAAATAGATTAACAGTAAAAGATATTTATAGGATTTATGCTTATAATGAAGTAAAACTTAGGCGCGATGAATATCTTAGCCCAAAAGAAATTGAAGAAAAAAATAAAAGGAATGGAGTATTTCCCGCGCCCTTAGAAGGGAGTGTGAAGCCAGAGGAATTGCCAAGGAGTAGGGTAGATATTAAAGAGAGCTTGAATATAAATATAGGTGGTAAAAAAACAAGAGCCAAAAAACGAAAATCTCGTAAATCTAGATCCAAAAAACGAAAATCTCGTAAATCTAAACGTTAACTTCATTTATAATTTTTTCTCGCAAATCATTATTGTCTTTCATTTCATGTGTTAATTGTTTATCATGTAATCTATAAAAAACCAAAGGTTCTCGAATATTATAAATAAACCCATGTTTCTTCATAATTTTTAATTCTAGTTCGTAGTCTTCTAAGCATCCAAAGGCGTGTTCATTATAATTTCCAACGCCCAAAACAGCACTTTTACGGAAACATAAACTAGGATGGTTCATAAACCAAGAAGGTTTGGTTCTCAAAAACTCATCCCAAGTTAATTTCAAAGGATGATTGGTGGTATTCAAAAAGGTCTTTTCCTTTAAATTATTCATGTTTTCGTTCTTGAAAAAATTAACATTTGTTCCCACCATAGCACAATCGGGGTTGTGTTTAATAAATTCAATTTGTTTAGATATTCTATCGGGCAACATAATATCATCTGCGTCCATTCTAAAAATAAGTTCATTGGTACATAATTCAACGCCCTTTTTTAACGCACAACTAATTCCAAGATTGTTCTCGAATTTATGATAAACTAGTCGACAAAATCTAGTCTTTTTCATAAAATCATCTAATTCTACTTCTAATTCAGTGCTGTGGTTATTATCACAACCATCGTTAATACAAACCAGTTCAATGCCAAAATATCCTTTTTGACATTTAATGGATTCTAAACATTCTTTAAGATATATACGTGAAGTATTAAAAACAGGTATTAAAATAGAAACATAAAAGTTAGGTTCTCGCAATAATGGTGGCAACGACATCTCGTTCATTTTATCATAATTTGTATTTGCAGTTCCCCAAGCTTGAAAGGCATACACTTTTTTATGACCACCATAAGATAATCCTGTAAAATGAATGGGTAAAAAACAATGACTGGGATAAACAGCAAAATCTTTATATCTACCTGTCTTTAAGAAACGAGTAAGTAATCCAGGCCCCACGGAACCCCAGGCTCGTATTTTTTCATTCATAACATCATATTCTGGTGTGTTTATCCAATCAATAATATCTTTACAGAGAACGTGGTTAGGAACAAATCCCATAGTTCCCGTAGCAATTAATTCACTGCGAATAATTTCATTTTCGTACGTAGCAAACGCAGTTTTATTAGAAAAATAATTATCAAATGGCGCAATGCATATAGAATCAGCATCTACAAAATAACCACCGTATTTATATAAAATTTCCCAACGCATAATATCAGCTTTGCCGTTTATTTCTAACATCATATCTATCTTATGTTGCAATTTAAATTCAACACCACGGTTTTTAAACTCTTGTTCGTTCCAAAGTATATATTCAAAATCAGGATGCTTTTCTTTCCACGTTTTCATCATTTCAGTAGGAGGTTCCAATGGACCTATCCATATTTGGTGCAATATTTTAGGGATGGGCATTATAAAAAATATACAATGGTTACTTTATATTTTTTATGAACTAATATAATTTTCGTTTACTTCGTATACTTTATAAGTTAATCCTACACTATCACATGTTTCCCATATACCAGATATTTTTAATAAAAACAAATTAGTAGGTTCATTTGTTTTTTGAACATTCTGGTTGTAATCTTTATAAATTTTCATATATCCAGAATATAATTGCCTTGTTAGTGTATTAACAATTTTTCTGTTATTTTGTTTAGTTTGTTTATAATATTCTAATATACGCGTTTCTAATTTTGAAAAATCTTGAATGATTTGCATATTTGATTGCGTATAAGGGTTAAATTTTATTTGTTTTTTTGAACCATTGTTTTCTACTGTGGAAATGTCAATAGGACATAAAATATATAATCCAGTCATAGTAAACAATTCATTAGAATATATCAATTTTGAAAAATAACCATCCATAATCATATTACGTTTCGCATCTAGAATAAATATATTGCATATTGATATTTTTTTTGGTGAATCTATTGAAATAATCATACTCCTATTTACAATACAATATATTATTTTATTTCGTTTCATGTATTTATTATATTTAGTAGAATGGTTTCTACACAAATATAATATTCTTTATATATATTAAATGTCAGCAAGATTAAATTTGAACGAAATTCCTTTAATTCAATGGAAAGGAAAAACTTTCACTCAAATATCATCGTCCATACAGAATAATAGACAAATAAATGCTACCTTAGATAAAAAATCATTATTTAAAGCGCTTCCATTAAAAATATATAGACGTGAAATTGTAACCAATTTAAAATACTGCGATTCGAGAAGTTCTGTTACTATAGATGAATTAAATCGCCCAAACGGATCTATAAATAACACTAGTGTAACATTACAAAATTTTGGCGAAATTAGTACATTAGATAATTTATTACCAAATAATACAAGTGATTACACAAACATAAGCACAACTTGCACCACACAATCTGCAGCAATATTATCACCAGAAGTAAATGCTTTAAAAAGAGTTAGAAGTAGTGGGAGAATAAAACGACAATTTGATGTTTCAAAAAACAATGATTCATATTATACTTCTACGAATCAATATTTAGTATCAAGAAATAGAACATTTCAACAAAACCAATATAATTATATTAGACAGGGGGATTCTACTGCTAAACCAGGAACTGCATTATCTTATGGAAATGTATATAGTGCAAATGGAATAAATCATTGTCAAAAATATCAAATGGCGGCTACTAGTTTTTCATATAAATGGATTGATGGAAATTCGTATGAGGTTTCTTATCCTGGGGGATATTATTCAGTAGAAGACATAAATGCAATATTTAAACAAACCATGGTAACGAATTATCATTATTTTATATTAACGCCAACAAACAATACAGTTTTTGTAGGAACACAATTGCAAAGATTAGATAATTACGTTGGTATTCAAAATGTAGGATTTTTAATGAATATAGGTTTTAATAACGATGCGTCAAAAGTAGAATTACAAATTATGGAAGCAGATACGACTACTTTTAATTCTTCATTTATTACGGCGCCCACTGGTCAAAATTGGACAGATTTTTTCAATTCAACGCCAAAAACTCCACAATTTGTAATAAACAATACAACATTCGGCAATGCGATTGGCTTTTCATTAGCAAGTTATCCAACAGCTGTATCGACAACAAATCAAACGTTTGTTTCTTCTTTTGCACCAGGCATTCAACCTTTGTATGTAAAATTGTATTACAAACCAAACAATCCTCAGTTTGGCCAACAAGGCGGCGTTTCTTCAAGTTCTTTGATTTTAAGAAAGAAATATGATTCTATATCAAATTCAAGTTCTCTTTATAGACGCGCTTACGGATCATCAGTTGCCAACGCATTGGCATATGGAGTTAGTGAAGCAGGATATACAATAAAGGATAAGATAGGATATCCTACTAAAAACACACCAACATTTCCAAAGTATTCGAATGTTATGAAAACATGTTCGTTGAGGAAAATAACGAATGAAATATAAAGTGATTTTGTTAGAAACACTAAGCAAAAGTAAATATTTTATAATTAAAATATTTATTAACTAGAATGAGGTTCATGGGAATGAAAATTAGAAAATAAATAAGAGGAATCGCCGATTGAATTGTGCGGAATATTGTTTTTTATACACCACATAATTGATTTCTCTACATTATTTTTAATTAAATTATCTATTTTATCCTGTTTATAGTTGTTATCTATAAATGATATAGTATAGTGTATATTTTCTATTTGTTGTTGTCCAAATATAGCATTGTATTCTTCTAATTTAGTTAGAAAGAAATAAGAAATAGGCATATTTAAAAATCTAAAAATATTTGAATCCGTCGATAGCATTTTATCAAAAGCATTCTTTAGAAATGGGAAAAAATGATCGCATGTGTTATAATGAAATCCTTTACAAATAATATATTTTTCAGAGTTAGCGTACCTACTTGTGTTTGGTTTATTAATATAAACTTTGCTATAGAATGATGATAATATATAAAGCAAATCTATAGTGTGTTGCATAAAACAATCAAATACTTTTAAAACAAAACAACCACCTTTTTTTTGTAAAACTAGTGCATATGCTATTTGTGCGAATAATAATTTTGTAATGTTTACTTCTTGTTTATTAAAATCAATAGAGAAATCAAAACCTCCATCGCCAGTAACTAATTCCATAGAAGATTCATATTTTTTTTTGCAATATAAAAAATTTTCCATTGATAAAATATTACCAGTGTTATCCTGACCAGATTCAATGAATACATTGGGATGTTTCCTTAAAAAATATTCTGTTTTTTTCCATGCTGGAATATTAGGGTCAGTATTATCTTCTAAAATTGTAATTCCAGTATATTTATCATAAGTACAATCTCGAATATTAGAAATAGCCTCTATAAATCCACCAGGACCTTCGGCAAGATGAAATGTCTTTATGGGTTTTGAATCGAAATTTAATCCAAAAATATTTATAATTTCTATCATTTTAAAATAAGAACGTGATAATGGTTTATATTGCGAAACTGCTTTTTTTTTCATTGGAACTGTGGTATGAATATATTCATATGGGTTAGTATATTTTTTTAAAACACTCCATTCTCTTTCATTTTTACTTATTCTTTCCTTTATTTCATATAAATACTCGGCCAAAGAATTTGATATTGCTGGTATTAATTCGTTATTTGTTTCTATGCAATCTATGTATTTATATGTTAAAATGCTTGTGTTTGGTAGTAAATAATAACTCATTGATAAATAAAAAAACAAAAATACATTTATATCATTTTATTGTATTATGGTTTTGGTTGAATTCTAATTTTCAACTTTGGCGGAGCTGGGTTTACTTCTTCTACTGGAGGCGCCGTTTGTTCTGGCCGTGAAACTTCTGGCCGTGAAACTTCAATTGGCGTTTCAAATTTCTTTAACACCAGCTTCTCTTTTTTTAATTTACGCACCAGTGGTTTTGGTGCTTCTTCTACTACTTCCGCTTCTACTTTTTTTTTCATTTCTTCCATAACTTCCTCTTCTTGTTCTTCTACAATAGCTGTCTTTTTTAAAATAACTTCCTCCATTTTAGTCACATCAACGTTTCGCAATTTCTTAAATACATAGTATCGATTCATAAACGAAATATTCTTTTCTTCTATAGACATAGACAATGCTTTTCCATAATCTGCTTCCTTTTTAGGGTTCATTTTTATTTCCGTTTCCATAAAATTAAATAATTCATCGAACAGCACTGACCCACCAGGTAAACTCATTTGTTTTGCCTCATCTTTAGTAACTAAAACAAAACCATAATCTTCCATAATTCGAACAAAGTATTTAAAATTTACTAGATATTCTCTTAAAATTTGATTAATACTTTCTTGATAAACATCAATAGAGTAACCCAAACTCATTTCATCTTCTGGAAAACCAGTTTGGTCATATTTTTTTGTTATTTCAAATATCTTTCTTTCATTTTTAAATATAGATACACTTTCTCCCGATTCGATATTTTTTAATTTATCGAATACTGTTTTGCCGTCGTAACAGGTTGCTATAAAATATCCATTTACCTTAGTACATTCCGCAACATTTCTTAAAAAGCTATGAAATGTAGTAGTGTTTTCAAAGAAATAGTGAATTGCAAATTGACAGGAACTTATTTGAAAACCATTTGTAGCAACGCCATATTGTTTTATAACTCCTTTTCCAAGCATTTCTGCATCTTTTGGTCCCTTTCCAAAAACAGCGTTCATTACCATTTTATCCTTTTCAGTAGCCAAGGCTTTTCCACTACGTATATTAAGACTACTGTTTCCAACAATAAATAATGCACGTGGCATATTGTTTTCACTCGTACGTTTTCGTTCCTTTAAATATCTCGCACAAGCGCCATCTAATTGATTATGAATATTATCTTTTGAAATATCAACGCCAAATACGAATTTTAATTTAGCAGCCATCCATTTGGATAAATCGCCAGCTTTTCCTACTGCATAATCAATAAGCGTATCGCCACGGTTTGCTGCGCCCATAATCAATTTCTTTTTTACGAAGAGATTGTGAAAATCACGCAAAGATCTAGTGCTGGTTTCTTCTTTGGATCTATTATAATAAACATCTTCACGAATAATAAACTCTGGAATATTTTTACCAGTAGTTATCATGTCTTCAGTAATTGGATTATGAATAGAATGCCAATTATTATTCGCAACATGATATGCATTTCCATAATTATTTCCACCCGCATTTAAATCTGCTGTTTTATCATAACGCACTCGCAAAGGAATCCACTTCCATCCATCCTCTTTTGTGTCATCATATTTACATTCAACAATCATGTTTTCATCAAAGAATTCATCTTCTTCAGTTGTCATGTATAATCTAGACCCATCGTCTTTTAATAAGATATTTGCATATCCAGCATCTGGTACAAATGGATCAGTAGGTTGAAACCTCACTGGTTTATAACTTTTTTTTCTATTGTATTTATTAAATACATCAGGTTCTGGTATATTATCGTCTAATACATCTTGGAATGGATTCAAAAACCCATGAATGCGTTCATCAAATCCACACCTCAATTCTATGGTTTTATATTGAATTACTTCTTGAGAACCTTGTAAATTTCTACCTTCTTCAAATTTATGATGTATTTCTTCTTTTCCAGTGCTATCTCGTTTATTACTTACCAAAAAGTCAATAGTATTAAACTCTGGGGGCTTCCATTTAAAGGATTTCTCCCAAGTAATTTTAGACAATGGACCAGGTGGACCTCCTTCTGTGGTGCCACCGACCGCCATATTTGATGGTGTAAATATCAAACCATCCGTATTATATTCAAAAACCCCATCTTTCATGTTTGATATAATTCGTGAGCATCCATCAAATATAGTTACGGCAGGACTATCATAGTAAAAGTTTTTACAAACGATGCGCAAATCTACAGATTTAGAATTTGTGTTTGGTTTAACTTCTTCTACAATTTCTAATATTGAAATTGGTTTAATCAAAGATATTACTTGCGTCAAAAGCACCAATCTATATTTTTTCTCTGGATTTGGTTCATCATCATCTCTTGGTATGAAAGCATATTCTCTTACAGATTTTTTATGAATATAATAAATATCAAACGCAGCATACAATTGAATTGCCTCACCATTTTTATCACGTTTAATATGTTCACCGTCAATTAATGTATCGAATATAGTTTTTTCGCTCGTTTTTGCGCCAGTAAATGTAACTCGCATATTCGTATCTATCATATATATCTTACCATCTTCTGCTATAAACAATAATTTTCTATCACCATCCGCCTTATCAGTGACAGTAAAATCTTTACGAATATTTGCTTTTTTATTCGCTTCAATGGAATCAATAATATTATCCATTTGTAAAGTAGTTGAACTAGGTCCTATAAAATCATTTGAAACAATATATTTTGGTTTTTCAAGTGGCTTACCCTCTTCATCTTTTCCATATTTTTCTCCATGAACTAATCTCATATATGATTCAAGAACCATTTGTCGTTCTGTATATGAGATAGGGTATTTAGATCCTTGCAAACCACTTAATACAATTCGAATACATTTTCGAAGTTGATTCATTAACTCTTTCATTGAATTAAAACTAGATCCAGCGCCCATTTTTGAATTATCAACTTCTAATTCAATTTCATACGAGGGCATATTTGTAAAAACACCAGCCTCTTGAATAGTTAATTGAGGAATAGGTGTATAATTTGTAGTTTTGGACGACTTTACAATACTTAAATCCGCGAAAATAGGAAAATCATCATGATAGAATCGAACGCGGTTCATAAAACGAAACAATTTTAACGAATCTCCCCATTTTGCAATAATATTACGAGCAAGTTGAGACTGGATGTTATAATCCATCTCTGTTTGATACGACACTCGAAAATTAAAGTCTTCCATATCTAATGGATTAATTCGTTCTCCAGCTTTAGAAACCGCCTTTTCCTTCTGTGTGAATTTTAGTTTATTGTATGTAGTAGATGGCATATCGATTAATTTTTGAAGGTTGTTTGTGCGACAATATTCTTTTATTAAATCCGTCCCCAATATCTCGGCACGAACATTTGACATTAATTTTTGCCCAGTTCTAGGATTTATATATTCGCTATTTATGCGCAATATTTGAAATCCGTCTACGTTCTTTGTCTTAAACCCACATGCATATAATTGTTTTACAACATTGTCATAATCAATTTTTGATAGCGGTTTTGATAACTTTTTATTCGTACCAAATCGAAGTTCTAATTCACTAGTTTTTCGATCCGTTTTAATAAATGGATTGCTTTCTAAATAATTTTTTATAATATTTTCAAATTCTTCTTTCTTTCGCTTTAATGATGTGACATCTGTACGTTTTTCTTGTAAAGCGACAGATTCTTTTTGCATAATATATTATCTTATATAGATAAGTTCATATATTATTTTTATATTCAATTTTCTCATTTCCATTTCATAGCCTCACTTAGTTTTTCATAAAGATCGGGCTTTTTAAGTTTTTCGTCTGTATTATAAATACCTATTTTTGTCGCCAATTTAATTAAATCATCAACTTTATAACTACTCATCGGTTTTAATGGTTTTAAATAGTTTTCTAAACATACCATTGTTTCTTTCATATCTAATATAGTTTCTTTTGTTACTGCCTCAATGTTCACAGCAAACCTTTTGTCATCCTTTTGAAAAACATATGTAGGCAATTCCACATCTTTATTCGATATAAATTCTACCATAAATTGTTTTGTACTATTTATCAAAATTATATTTACGTTATAGTAAATTGTCATTGCAATTAAGCATAATATACTAGTTTCTTTTTGTGAAGTTAATAATTCAGATAATATTTCCTGAATTGATACCTTCGTAACCTTTTGATTTGTAAATTTGAATAAATTTGGTTTTTCCTTTATCAAGTCTGCCACTTTTTTTTTAATTTCTAGTTCCTTTACTCCATAATTACGATTTACTTGTAAAAATTCATCGTGTCCATTTACTGCTATAAATAAACACCAAAATAATGAGTCTTGTAATTTAGGCGTAATAAATTTATCAATTGGCCTTGTACTAGGGACTGTTGTGCTTGGTTCCAGAGCAATAATCGTTTCTAATTTTTCTGTTTGAATTGGTAAATTCATTAGCATTGGCTTAGACTCTAAAATATACATATATTGTCTTAATGAAGACAATATATTTGTAACACCAGAATAAGGGTGTTTTAAAAAAAATAATTGATTAAGGAACGACGACATTGTTAATCGAGCTATATAATACTCGCCTGTTATCTTTATCTTCTTTTTCTATAAAATAAGAGTTCTTAAATTCTTCTTTTTGATATTCCATTGTATTTAATGACTCTTCTTGTTCTTTTATGTATTCTAAATATTTGAACAAATCATCAATAGCGGGCTTTTCCAAAAAAGATAAATTTACATATACACCACTTTTGTTCTCATTAATTTTGCAGAGCGATTTAGATAGAATCTTTAAAATCTCAAGTTGGTGATATTTATTTAAGCTTTCTATCTTATTTTTTAATTTTTCAAGAATAGCTAAATCAATGAGATCCATTATTATAAACTACCATGATACTATTTTATATAGTTTGTTTAAAAAAATAATAATTTGATAATGTTTTTTACACGTTTTCATTGATCATATATATTAATTCTAGGCTTCAGTTTATTTTGAACCGTTTGTTGATTGTCAGTTGAATCGATAAGTTTCCCAATAACGGATATATACGGATCATTCAATTCAAAACGCACCCCAATTACTCGTATAGTAATTTTCATATTCTCTTTAACGTTTGAAAACTCTTTCTCTTTATAATGATGATCCCTAGAAACAAATACAATTAATGGAACAGTGCCATCTGTGTCTACAACTTCCGCATGAATTCCTGCTTTCGTAATCGACTTAGTTTGGCATTCAATTAACATACCTTCCATGGGATAACAAATCATACATTCAAATGCTGTTTGAAATTCAACATTCTCATTGTTTACAACTCCGCTAGAATAGGATATAATTTTTACACTACCTGGTCGAATAAATCCTTGCATAATACATTTCCCTTCTGTCATTTTCGATATCTTTTTTTCTAAATTTTGTTTCATATTTTTTCCAACCTCTTTTATTGATAAAGAAACCTTTAATGTGAGCATAGATTGTGTATACACACCATAGATTTTTGGTTTTTCCATATTCCTTACTGGTTGCGCCATCTCTAATATAATGAGATAAAATTATGTTTATGTCATTATAAATAATATAAATTAAAGTCCAATTTTTTTATAACAATGCAAGTTTATTTGACAATGCACGATCTATGTCGAAAAACCACAAACGTTTTGTTGAAACAACAGGAGTATCATTGTAATGCCGCATTAAAATTTCTAATATAACACACATCCCATATTTTAATATAGAAGCAGAATTTACATTATTGTATTCATACATTTCATCGTCAGGTTTTCTGTAAGGATCTGTTTTTATAATTTGATTTAAGCGGATCATAATATCTTTTTTACCAGCACTATTACATTTTGCTCCACGATTATTAATAGCTTCTGTCATATCTTTTGTTTTAAAAACAATTTCTCCATTTTTAAATTGACTCATAAATCCAACCAAATCATTTATTTTTGCTCCATTTAAACCTAAATTTTTCTGTATAGCAGTATCAAATGCTCTTATTTGAGAATTTGTTGCAATTTCCCATTCATTAGTTTCATTATTAAAAACGTATACACCGTATAAACTATTTTCATATAATACAATTCCTTTGAGTTCTCTATTTTCAAAAATTTTTCCATTAAAATATGCTTTTATATCTTCTGGGCAATCTTCATTTGTTAAATTATTTAACAATATAATTTTTTGTGACAATGTTAATGTATCAATTAAATGGTGCATTGCGTAACGCCGAATATTTTGCTCAGGAATATTATGAATTATTTTTAACAATGGGAGAACTCTGCCAAGATGTTTAAACCAATCAATATCGCCACTTTTCATTTCTTGTTTTCCTATTCTTGCAACTTCTACGTCTATTTTTTCTAGTTCAGTTTTTATAATTTTGAGAACATTAGAAAAATCACTATCTTCTTTTTCATCAACTTTTGCTTCATCTTTTTGAACTATGGTTTTTTCTTTTATGGTTGCGTTTTTTATTTCTATTTTTTCCTTCGGCAATTCATAATATACTTCATCATGTTTAAATGCGATAGGAACTGATCTTTCATAAATAGAGGCCGTTTCGTCTGTAATTTCCACGGGTTGAAATGCATAATATTCACCTGAATTTATTAAATATCCTGGGCGACCATATTTATCATTTAATAATTCATTGTTATTATCTATAAATTTTGATAGTGCATAATCTATGTGCGGAATTGGGTAGATGCGTGTTAAATTAATCAATGTCATTAGTGTATCACGTTTGTAAAAAGATTGTTCTCTATAAAGTTGACGTATTCTTTTTACAATGGCTGCGTAATTCATTTTTGAATGTTCTTCGTTATATGTAGTTTTATCTATTTGTTCTTCATTAAATTGAACATTTGGAGAACATGTAAAATTACAATTGTCCATATAATCACATATTTCAGTGAAAGGACGGTCTCCAATTTGATAATCAATTTCTTTTCTACTTGCTAATTTTAATTTTATGTTTTTATTCTTTTCCATAGCAAGTAGCTTATCTACTGTAAAATTTGTTTGACCAATGTTTAATAAACAATCTACAGAAATTTCTTTTAACAATCGAGTAACTGTTCCTATTTTTATCGCCTTTTTTTCAGCAAATCTATATACATAAAGATCTACAGTTTCCACCTTAGATTCTTCGCTTGGTAAAGTTGCGTGTAAATATACCTCTACATTTCTTTCAGCAAATGGCAATTGACAATGACTTAAATTTCTTACTCCGCGACCTATAATTTGTTCAGATCTGTTCATGTTATACCAAGGAGTCATTATGTGTATTTGACGAATGTTTTTAAAATCTAAACCCTCTGCAGCTGCTTGAGTAATTAAAACCACTTTTACCAATTCACCATTTTTATTATCAGGATTTGTAATATACTTTAAATCAGCAAGATTGTTTGGTGAAAAATGTTTATCGCCTGTTATCATAACATATTTTGCTGGTCTAAATTTATTACTAGCAACGGTTCCTGTTTCCGTTCCTGTTTCCGTTCCTATTCCTGTTCCTGTTTCCGTTCCTGTTCCTGTTCCTGTTCCTCCAACAACACCATCGTCTTTTATAAATTCACTATACGGTTTCATAGTTATCGCATCAATGGGTTCAGTGGATGGTTTATCAAATAAATTTTTTGTATAACTTGCAAAACCGTATCTACTAAATCCCATTTCTTCGAGTGTTAATGCCAAGGGAACCACACCACCATCAATATATTGAGAATAAACTATAATTATTCCATTGGATTGTTTAATACTCTTTGTTATTGTTGCGATTTTACTACTATATTTACCAATATGTTCTTGGCTGAATATTCTTCCATATTTTTCGAGAACATTTGGTTTATATTGAAAATCATAACATAATTCATTTGGTTTATTTACTATTTTGTATGTCATAATGTTAGAAAGTCCCTGTTTACCAATCATAGTTTTTATTAATGCTTCATTATCCTTTATCTCTTGTTCGTTTACAATTGATTCTTCAACAGTCGATTCTCCAGCGCTTGATTCTTGAACACTAGATTCTTGAACACTTGATTCTTGAACACTTGACGGTGTATCAGCGCCACCAATCATTGACGATTCTTCCATAATTTTTTCATCGAATTCTGGATTTGGATATACAATATTTAAAGCCTCCAATGGCTCTTTTAAATACGTATAACCAAAAGATTCCATGTTCTCAAAAGTAGGCATTTCTCTTACTTTACCAAACGCATCCGTTCTCTTAAACGATTTTTCAAACATATTTTTAATTACAAAATCATAAAATTTTTGTTGGTATTCGCTATTTTTATTTAAAAATACTGGTATATATTCTATTTTTCCATCTATTTGTTTATTATTCATTTGAGTTTTTGGATAGTCTGGTTTTTCAATCTTAATGTCAGGATTGTCATTTTGACTTTTAAACGTATTTTCTGGTGAAAAAACATTAGGATATATACGATAAGGAAACGTATACGGATTTTCTCCTCTTACGTAAGATACATAACCTGTTAGTTTTCTCATTAACATTTCACGCCCACCTTCTAATGTAACTCCGTCTTTTGTTCTTTCTTCCAAAAAGTTTCCTTCTTTATCAAAAACATCATCTTCGCGAATCAAACTGCGTTTATCCACAGCATTCATTAAATTCGTTAACCATATGATTTCTTTATAACTATTATACATTGGTGTTGCTGATAACAATATTAAACGAATATTTTCAGCATATTTTACAACCTTCATTAACAATGATGCTGTTTTTTTCTTTTCACTATTGTCTTGAGAAATACGAATGTTATGAACCTCGTCGATAATAATTAACCTATTATTAAAATATCTACGAATCTTTTTTTTCTCTAATTCTTTATTTCCATTTTCTGTTTGCATTTCTCTACGAATTATATTCGCAAACTTATCGTATCCCACAAATTCATAATTTGAACTTATTAATTTATTTATTTGAGATATAATTCTATCGCGTTCTAATCCTTGTAAATTTGTTGGATTTATTTCTGTTAATAGCGCATTTCCTATGCATGTATTTAAATTCCATAAATTTCCCTCTTTAGTTAATTTACGTTCATCGAATAACTGTAATTTAAAATTTTGTTGAACATTCGGTGATGCGACTACTATTATTTTTTGTTGCAAGCCTATTTGTTTCATATAACTACGCATCTCTTCAGCTATGCCGATAGAACTGCAAGTTTTTCCTGTTCCTAATGAGTGGTATAATAATAAACAATTGTATGGCGTTTGTAATGACATAAAGTTCTTAACAAATAGTTGATGAGGTGTTAACTCAAATTCACTACTACACAATGCGTCTGCTCTTTCCTGTAACCCATAAATAGTTCCATCATATTTTGTTTCTTGAAATTCCTTTTTTTTCGCTATTTTTTCATTGAACTTAGGATCGTTTAAATCTGGATATAAAAAATCATAGGCGTCTTCTAAATTAGAAGTGTTTTTATACTCTAATTTTTCTTTGCGAAATAAAAATTGATTATGTTCTTTAGATTCTTCATTGCTAGGAAATACTCCAACGTTATCTTGTAATTCTTGCTCTTTCTCATTTAATTCTATATCTGTAGAAGGTATCGGCAAATCATCTATGGGTTCTTCTTCAATGATTTCATTATCTATTTGTTGTTGTTCTTCTTCTATTTGTTTTATTGCTAATTTATCTTCAAACGGCACTTGTTGCTCTTCTTCTTCGTCTTCGTTGTTCGGTACCTCTAAATTTACAACATCTTCTTGTATAATGGGTTCTCGAATTGTTAGTTTTGTTTTTGTTTTTTGGGAATTTTCAAAACCAAGTATAGCCAGAACTAAATTGTCATGAATAGATCCTATTTCACGAATTCCTCTCGTTTTCATATCTGTTGCAAGAACTTTTGCTTTTAATGGCATAAGTTCTCTAAGTCTTGGCAAATCATCTTCTTTTGGAAGATATAATTTATCTTTATATTTCGCCAAAACAGATAATTTAAACTCACCAATATTAATTTCAATCCTGGCTGGTTCGCATTTTTTAGTTTTTTCATTCCACCGTTCTCCAATTGGACATCTTGCATCTTTTGGTGGTTCAACCATATATTGATTAGGTTCTATTTGTTGTGGAACATCGCCAGTTGGTTGTGGAACATCACCAGTTGGTTGTGGAACATCACCAGTTGGTTGAGGAACATCGCCAGTTGGTTGTGGAACATCACCAGTTGGTTGTGCAATTTTTATTTTTTTTCTTCCTAACAATGCATCAATTAAAGGATTCGGGGTATCTGTGGTAATGTCGCTCATTGGTTGTCTTATAAACAAGGAAGGTGTTGATTGTTGTTTTGGTTTTATACTTCTTGTTTTATTACCTTCTTTAAGAGATTTCTTTTTTGTTTCTTTTGACATATTAAAATATGTGTATATATTTTTATACAAATATTTTACCTATCATTTTTATATCATTAAAAATAATCGAAAGGATTGTAACGTAGTATGTATATTTTTAATCAATCTTATTTTTTCTAAATTATATAGTCTCATGCAACTTATGCATTCGTCATAAGTTTTCCATTCCATTTTACTGACTTCTGTTCGTTCGTAATCATTCATATTCAACGTATCCGAAACATTCATAAAAGTCAAATAATACTTATGTTTGTACGATTTATAATTTGATCCTGTAAAAATCTCCTCAAATGGTGAAATATTTTCTATATTATGCAAATGTTCAATGCAAAATCCAGTTTCTTCAGCAAACTCTCTTAATGCACAATCAAAATCTTTTTCTTGATAATTACGACGACCCTTTGGAAATCCCCATTCGGGCTCTTTCCAATTTGAATATTGATTTGATTCTTCTATCATAGATTCTATAGAATAATATTCATCTTTGAAAAGACCATCTTTTAATGAATTAAATTTATCCCTAGAAATAAATTCTTCTGTTTTATATTGATTCGAAATATCCTCTTTTCCCCATAAATTTTTCCATAATTCATCGAAATCCATTGTCAATAGATTGTTTTTTTCATAATCCGTCATTTGTTTTATCATATTTAATATGTAATTCTTATTATAAATAGAATATTTACCTCTCATAAAGTCTATATATCCTAAAGTGTCGCGCCTTCTTATCATTAAATATTGTATTTGATTTTCATATATACGAAACACTATTATACCAATACTGGTTATTGGCATTTTACATTGGTGATATAAATGCCCAGGTTTGCCACAATTGTTACAATAATGTTCATTCATTTAATTCGATAACTTCCTACTATTATATTCCCTGTAATCTTTATATATTTAAATTTTTGAATATTTATGCACTTTGATCCATCCGTTTGGGGTCCACATTATTGGTTTTTTCTTCATACAATTGCTGAATCTTATCCATTAACGCCTAATGCTACTACAAAAAGAAAATATTATGATTTAATACAAAATTTTCCACTTTTTATACCAAATGGCGACATCGGTAATAAATTTAGTGAAATGCTTGATAAATATCCAGTAACACCTTATTTAGACAACCGTGATTCTTTTGTTCGATGGATCCATTTTATTCATAACAAATATAATGCGTTATTGGGAAAACAAGAGATATCTCTACCATTCGCTTTAGATAAATATCGAGCTGAATATAAACCAAAACCATTCGTTTTATCGGATAAAATTCAGGTAAAAAAACATATAATTTTTTCTGTATTAATATTGATTTTATTTTTCTTAATCTATCTTTATTATTAGTTTTTTATACTAGCAATATTATATAATGAAAACAAAAAATACTTTAAAACGACATCGTAAATGGTCATTAAAGTATAAACGTAGTATTAACTGTAAAAGACCGAAGGGTTTTTCACAAAGACAACATTGTAAATATGGACGCAAAACAAAAAGGATTTTCTCCTCATAATATAACATAAATAAACAATGAGAATAGAAATTATTATTATATTAGTTGCTGGTCTAATAATAGCAAATATTTACACCGACGGGAAATATTTAAAAAAATTATTAACATTTAAAAAATATTATAAAATGGCTGGAGTAGCATTTGGTGCTCTTATGTTATATTTATTAATAAAATATAATCCTTTGCGTGCCCAACAGATTGTTTCTACCACAAATGATTATTTAAAATATTTACCAATAGATAAAAACACAAGCGATATGATAAGTCCTATTTTAGATTTCACATCCAAACAAAATTTTGCTGAATCACAGTATAGTAGTTTAGACGGCGGAAATTATAACTATCCAATTATTCCAATGCCAGAATCTTCTACCGAACGCATTGGTGAAAATAGAATGAGAGTCTCAGGAAAAACATCTACAAAACGTTCCGTTAGTGAAACAAAAAAGAAATTTGTAGCTTCAAGGCAAAATTGGTGCTGTGGAAAATGCAAAAAACAATTGTCTGCTTGGTTTGAAGTAGATCATGTCAAACGATTAGAATATGGCGGAAGTAACCATGTTGATAATTTAGTGGCTTTGTGTCGTGAATGTCATGGTGAAAAGACCGCTATGGAGAACTTGTAAAAAGAATTTTTCTATTGTTATTATAAATGAGTATTTACAATAACATAACAAATTTTTTTAATATTTTAAAAAATAGCTTTAAAAGTTTTTTAGATGGCGCTAAGTTGGCAGTTATGGATAAAAATGCACTACAACAGGGATTTATCTTAATTTTTATAATTTTTGTAGCGCTTATTCTTTATAATGCAATAATCGACAAAGAAGCACTGTTAAGTAAAACATATTTATATATATTCCTTTCAGTCATACCTGTTATTTTTATATTGTCATATTCGATGAATTCGAATAATGCAAACTATAGTGGAATATTTAAAACCTTTATTTTAGGTTTTATTGCAATCTTCTTTTGCGGTTTGTTTTATTTTATGGTAAATATGAATACAAATTCTTCTGTTGCCGCAACATTAATAATTAATTTTATATTATTTTTAATAATTACCATAGGATTGGGTATATTTTTTATTATTTTTAGTAATAATTTAAAATCATATACAGGTTTACAAGGTTTTATTATTTATCTTATTTTTTACATACCATGTTTAGTTGTTGATTTTTTTAGATATTTAATTGGCGAATATAAATCTACATCTAATGATGTAATCATATTATTTGCGATAGAAATTGGCATTATATTATTATATATATATTTACCAAAGCTATTATATACAGTGTCTAATTCGAATGGTATTGTTTTATTAGAAGATAGTGTGTTTTTGGATATACCATATTCAATTGATACAAATATTATTCAAAATAATCCACCTAATATGCTTTCTCAATCACAGTATTCACCTATAAATTTTAGAAAAAATTATGCAATATCATTATGGACATATTTAGATACAGAATCTCCTAATAATGCTGCATATTCAAAAGAGTCTTTAATTTTTAGTTATGGTCGTGGAAAACCTATGATTACTTATTATAACCAAATTGATCAAAACAATAATGACAACAATTCATTTGCAAACACAGAAAAGTACATAGTTTATTTTACAAATTCTCGAACTAGCACTAACAAATTTAAAAAAATAAATTTGCCTAGTCAAAAATGGAATAATTTAGTATTTAATTATTTTTCAGATCATGTGGACTTATTTATTAATGGGTCATTAGAATTTACTTATACATTTGACGCAGAATCACTTCCTAGTTATGAAGCTACCGATATGATAAAGATAGGAAGTCAAAACGGATTAAATGGTGCTGTTTGTAACGTGCGATATTACACAGAGCCGTTGTCGAGATCTAAAATAGTAAACTTGTATAATTTATTAGCGCACAAAAATCCACCAACTTTTATAAATACGAACGCTTCTATTTTTAATTAACAAAATAATATATAGATATTTAATATATTGTAATTAAAAATGAACTGGATTGCTGTTGCTTTAGGAATTGTAATTATAATTTTATTTTATGTCCTGTTCACTAATTTTACATCAACGTCATCAACTTTAGTTTCTTCTACAGCAAATTTAATGTCTCAGCAACCAAATATTACTTCCATTAATAGTCCTACGAGTAGTAGATATGCATATGGTGTATGGATTTATGTAAATACTTGGAATAATAATGCTAATAAATACATATTTTCTCGTTCTAATAATATTTCTTTATATTTAGACAAAAACTCTCCTACGTTATATTGTGATGTTAAAATGAATGACGATACTACGACTACATTATTAATTAGTTCAAACTTTCCTATTCAAAAATGGTGCCAAGTCATAGTGAGTATGGACAATCAATTTGCTGATTGTTATATTGATGGAAAATTAGTTTTATCAAGAAAATTAGATAAACTACCGCGCAGTCCCCCTGATTCGAGTACACCAATTGTTCTAGGATCAAATGGATCAGCATCTTATTCTCCATTAGACATATCGATTATGTCGTTCCAAAGATGGACTGCTCCAGTAGATCCACAAAGTGCTTGGAATTCATACATGTCAAAAAGTAATTCAGGATCTCTAGCAAACACGTTTTCATCTTATGGAATTAATATGAATATTTTACAAGATGATGTAGTAAAAAATACATTCAGGTTATATTAATCCAACGATTATTTTATATTTCTAATATAGTATATAGTAGAAATATGAACATTCAACCACCAACAATGCCAAATTTACAAATACCAGAGACGTTAAAATCTGCTGGCGAATCTATAACAAATACAGTAAATACTGCAAAAACAAATTTTAATGAAACAGTAAGTGGATTTAGTCAACAGGCACAAGCGGGGGCAGTGGCATCTCAAGGGTTTTTACAATCAAATACCATTGTCGCTAAATTTGCATTTATTATATTAGTAATTATAGCATTCTTATTCCTTATGAATTTAGGGATAACATTAATTGCATATTTTACAACGCCACAAAATAATCCGTTTATTATTAAAGGAAAAGTAAATGCAAATTCGGCTTTAATTGTATCAACAGATCCTACTAAGAACGGTTCAGTTCCTATAATAAGATCAAATAATGAATCAAAAGGAATCGAATTTACGTGGTCGTTTTGGATTTATATTAATGATTTAGGAGACGAAAATAAAGCTCAAAATGTATTTAATAAAGGAAGTACTGATTATGATAATACTGGAATTGCGACAACAAACAATAGTCCTGGTGTATATTTAATTAGCAATGATGGCGCAGGCAGTTTACCAACCTCAAATAAAAATGGTGATAATGCATCATTAAAGATTATAATGAATACTGCTGTTTCCAGTGATTCAAATAGTACTCTGCAAATTGATAACATACCTATAAGAAAATGGGTTCATGTTGCTATTCGTATTCAAAATACAATATTAGACACATATGTAAATGGAATAATTGCAAACCGTTTAATATTAAATAATACACCAAAACAAAATTATTACGATATTAACTTATTTCAAAATGGTGGGTTTAATGGCAGTTTATCAAATTTAAGATATTACAGCAATTCATTAAACGCATTTGAAATTAATTCAATAGTTTATAATGGTCCAAATATGAATGCTAGTACATTAGACAATAGTGCAACAGGAAATTATACTTATTTATCTAATGCTTGGTATTCATCTGCATTATCAAGATAAAATTTATATAGATATGTTATAATGAATTTAAATACAATATGTTCTCAAAATAAACAAGCAAATAATCTTACTACTCCAATCATAAGAGTTACTCCTGTAAATCCTTATCAAGCAAAACAAGAAACTGATCCTAATTATAATTTTTATTCATTTTACAACCAATTAAATATGCGTAGGAAAGCAGAAGTGTTAAGTTATAAAAGTAGTTCCCAGACAAATGGATTAAGTAAAAAAATGCGCTATTCGCAATTAACAAAGGGAAATTATCGCAGTAATACTTTAGTATGTCCTCTTGATTCATCTATACCAACTCCTACCAGTTCTTCTGGTGTTCCTGGACCAGTTGTCTATTTATATAAGGATGACACAGTACCTCTTTATAATTATGCTACTAATATATCTGGCTTTACTGATATTAATTTGCCACCTTCTCCTGAATGGAAATTTTTTCCAATTCCTGATGTTGCATGTGGTGCTTATAAAGAAACTACCATTGCTCAATTATTAATTGGCGATACCGTAAATTCAAATTATTATACGTTTAATTTTTCTACTCCAATTGCAATTTATGCCAGTGGAAGCGATTTGATATATTCTAATTTTGACATATCGTTTAGTATGACTACATCCCCCACATGTTCTGTTTATTATTCGAATAACCAATTATATAATTTAAACCCTGTTGTAAATAGCCCTTCTTATACTGTAAATATAAAAGGTTCTAGTAGAAATACTACATATGGCGCTTATATTTACTATGGAGTTGTTACTGTTAATAATTTGATTCTACCCACTGAAGCAGGATTTGTTTATGACATAAAAATGACTTTCCCATTGAATATTGTCCCTAGTAACACTGGCGTTGGTTCAAATTCTTTTTTTACTATTTATAGTAATTTACAACAAGATACATATAATAGCATTACTAGCGACATTCCAAATTCATATACTCCAAAAGAATGTACCATTATTAATAACATTGGACCAAGCGTTAGTCCATATCAACCTTTTTATGGTTATGGAGCATAAAAAAATATTGTATTTTTATTATAATATTTTTGATATTTTTATTCTGTCAAATAATTTTTCATTCTACATTCTGGACAAGTTGCTGAATTTTGATGTCCACTATTGGTCCAATTATCCACACATCCTTTACAAAACATATGACAACAATTTGTAACCAACAAATTTTCACATAGAATGTCGTTCATACAAATTCCACAACAAATTGCCGATCTGTTTTGATAAATTTCCAAAATAGTGGTTTTCATACGTTTCTTTGTTTCTGTCAATCTATTTTTCAAATAATTTCTATTGCGATATACTTTGTTCAATTCACTATTCGTAGTTTCTAGCCTTTCGGACAAATCTTTATTTTGTTTCGTTAATGTTTCAATTGTGCTTTTAAATTGCTGCACTTCTGCGGCCGTCACATGTACTTCATATCCAAAATATGGTGTTGGATATGGAACTTTATTCATATCAAAATAAACCACGTCTACTTTACATCGAAATCCTTTAAATATATATCTATTTTCCCTTCCTACAATTTGTTCTGCTCGACCATTTTCCATTAAAACAATATAAGTCATTCGTGTGTGCGATTTATCAGTTGAATACTTTTCAAAATAGTTATTAAATAATAATTGGGCATCTTGTGTAGTATACGGAATATCTTCATATAGTTGTTCTTCAGGAATATATATTCCGTCTGCAGTATGACTATCTAAAACACCAATATGATTACATCTCCATTGTAAAAACATTTCATATTTATGATGTTTGCTTTGCACAGTATATCCATCTACTAAGTTTATACTTACTTTTGGTGTGAACCGCAATGGGAAAATATCATCAATATTATTTTCATTGTTAATATATTCCTTAAACGCAATATCTTTTGTAATCTTCACCATTGTTTATTTTTAACCTTATTCATTAGAGTTGCATCGAATTCAATTTTTTACTTGATTTTTTCTATGTTCTCTAGATATTCTATAGAATATGTTAAAATTGATTCATAATCGTGTGTATACGTTGTTAAATCAAATTCATATTCTTCCAATCGATTAATAATAAAATAACACATATATTCAAAATATTCAATGGTTTTATATGCTTGTCTTGGTTCATGAATATGTCTGTCTTTATTATGATAATGATAAAAGTAGTTATCAAGAATAAATTCTGGATTATGTAAAAGAACTGGACTTTCAAAATTTAATGATTTATCAAAAAACTTTGTAAATAAATTCACTACTGTTTTTATTTTTTCTATTATTTTTCTATATTTATTAGCATCTTCCTTTGATATTTTAGTAGGTGAATTTCCTATTACATAAATAATATGTGAATATAACCATTCTATATCATCAATTAGTATTCTATTTATTTTACCACCACAACGAATAGTTTCTATTGTTTTGCATAGTCCTCTATATTTTACTAATTCTTTTTGTAAAATATCTTTTTCTCTTACAAAATCATTTTCCTTATCATATTTTTTAGATATGTTATCTATAATAATCTGTTTATTAAAATAATAATCTTTATTTGCATCAAGTTCTCTATTTAAAAATATAATAGTGTTTGAGTCTAAAATTTCTTCATTATATGAACCGCCACGAACGTTTTCAATACCATAACATTGCATGTATTTTTTTACATAATAATCGATCTCAAAAATATCGTTTATTTTTATTACCTGAAAAGTTTTTAAAGGACAATAGCGTTTAACAAATGGAAACATGCTAGCACATTCTAACCATAATTTTTCATCATTGGAAGGACTTGCGAAATGTAAAAACCATTTATTTTCTTGTAATTCGAGAACATATAGATTAAAAAAATCAAACACCTCCATTATAAATATAAAATCAAAAGGGTTTATATTTATTTCTCTATAATTGTTTTGTTAATGGGTCGCTTGACTTTTATTAATGAGTCGCTTGACTTTTTAATAAATGAGGAGGGCCTTGTGAAAGTGTTGGATTTAAACACATCTTTTGACTAGGAAATACCTGTCCTGATAGACATTGATCAGCTTCTCCTATTTCTATACAACCACGTTTGTCTTGATATTCGCCTACTAAACACCAGGAGGTTTTTTGTGAAGAAATAGAATTTTGTATAGGATTTGCAGAGTCGGTTGGTTCTGGAGAACTTGGTTTCTTATTTTCTCCGCCTGTATTTATTTTTTCATCTAACTTTTTGTCATCTTCTTTTTGTTGTATTTTATCTATTTTGCTTCTATCGTCTAAATTATCGTCACTGGCGTCTATTAATAATCCACCTACCGAACGAACAGTTCCAGTTGCTATATCAATTCCAGTTTTAGCAGTTTCACCTACTAAATCTGCCGATTTATCGAGAATAGTTCCTGTTGTATATCCAAAAACAGAAAGTATTTGAGAAACTAATGGACCAAATAAATTATTTATCCATTGTACTCCATTTCCCAAAATAGTTAGTAAATTTACTCCTAAAAATGATAAAAGTAATAGTGCTATTAATATGATAATTATAAAATTTTTATTACTAAACATGTCATTTGTGGGTTCTGGTCCAGTGCCTTGTGAAGGTCCTCTAGTTTGACTATCCATTATATATATAACATATTATTTTTTAAGGTTTATGATATTTTTAATATGACCAAGCGAATTACATAAGCACTTGATGTTCCAGATGGTGCTATACTCGCTGTTCCTACTACAGAAGAAATTGCTATTACTAATGTAGTTTACACTACTTCTATGGCTCTCCCATGGATCCACGTTGTTGCAGTAGACGATCCAGAAATAGTATTTGTGTCAATAGCTAATGCGCCTGAGGTTGGACCACTATAAATCGCTAACGAACCTGCCGATGATAAACTAGTTTCATAATCAATTACATAAGTTCCATTACTTAATGTAAAAACTGTTCCACCAGATCCTGCTTCAATTAATAATGGTATACTATTAAAAACTTTGGCATCTAATGTAAAAGCGGTTCCTGGTGGTATTGAATCATTAGGAGTTTGTACTGTTTGTATGTATTCAGCATATCCTATTATTGATGTTGCACCAGTTTGTCCAGTAGATACAGTAGGTCCTCTTTTTCCACGTTTGACTTTCTTATACGTAACGCAAATATGGCACTTTCCACATTCTTTGCTGCATTTTTTATGTTTATCACACGAGCTCATCTATAAATTATTGCAGCATAATTTATTTTAAAAAAAAATTATTTGCCTACATGTACGCGTTGGTAAATTTACTTATTAATTAATTCGTTACACTTTTAATTTTTCTATTAGAAAAAAATACAAATATGACATTCTAGTAAACAAAATTGATAATAACTAATTATAAAAACAAATTAAAAAGTACGTTCGAATAAAATTTATATTTTGTGTTGATAATAAAAATGAGCGTTTTTAACTTTATGGAGACTATTTTTTTTATTAGTTTAGGGATAACTTTTGTTTTAATTTTATTATTAGTATATCATTTTAAACAACGCATTTCTGCTATTGAACAAAAAACAGATACTATGTTAGAAATTATAAACAACATTGTAAAAGAAATTTACGTATTAAAGAATGCACAACAAATGACTAGTAGATTTTTTTCCACCATGTCTATTCATAATGATCATATGCCAGTAAATGTTCCAAATACAGAATACATTTCTAAAAAAATTAATGTCTCTGATAATGAAAGTGAAAGTGATGATGACGATCAAGAAGACACTGACGAAGACGAAGATGATGAAAGCGATGACGACGATCAAGAAGAAACGGACGAATTAAATATAGAGGAAATTGTGTCATTTCCAGTCGAAAATGACGATGTTGTGAAAGTAATTAATGTTACTTTAAATGAAATTGAATTGCCTGTTCCAGTGGAAGAAGAGGAAGCGCAAGAAGTAGAATCTATTGAAGATTTGTCACCTTCGCCGATACTAGTGGAGAAAGTTGATAGCGAAGAACAAGAAAATTTAGAAGAAGATGTTCAAGGAGAATCGCAAAAGGAATCTTCAAAAGAAGTATATCGCAAAATGACTTTACAATCATTAAAAACATTGGTAATAACAAAAGGCTTATGCAGTGATCCTAGTAAATTAAAGAAAACTGATTTATTGAAAATGTTAGAAACAGAGGATGAATAAAATCCATCTTATAATATATATTGCTTTTATATATTATACATGTTTAGTCAAGGTGAAAAATTAGAATGTGCATATCCTATAATTAAAGAGACTATTCCAAAATCCGCATTAGGATATGCTACAAATAATAAATATCCTGAATTTCCACCACTAATGAATGATGGGCGTTCTATTGTTAGTGGTTGGCAGCCCGAGTCCACTATCAATAAAGACCTTATTGAAAATAACAACATTCAATCCAATTGGGAATATCGTCAATATTTAACAAAGAATTCCAAAGATATTATGGAATATAATTTTCGCGAATCTTCCACTGACGTTGGCTATTTTAAACGACCAATTGATATTCCCAGCATTCAATCTAATTTAGTACAAGGTATAAAAAATACTCCTTATCAATATGCTTCCTTAACAGATAACACGAAACCTATGGGATATGAAACTAGTGACTTAAAAGAAATGTATTTAACGCGTGAGCAATTAGAAGCGCGCAAAGTTTCTCCCGTAGTTACACAAGAATATATTCTTCGAAAACAATACGGCAATTAGATTTTTATGTTTTGGTTCGATTATTATATAAAATATATAACGTTATATATTTTATAAATGAACCTTATTAGTTTTGATGTGGGTATTAAAAATATGGCCTATTGTATTTTTAATATCGACGCATCTCTTTCCATTTTAGATTGGAATGTTCTCAATTTAATGGAAGAAATCGCTAATGAAAAACATACATGCACTTGCATAATCCCACCAAGAACTAAAAAGGGAGAACCTAAGCCTTGTAACAAAAATGCAAAATATAAAAAAAATGGGGGGTTTTATTGTGAAAAACATGCTAAGGCAGGTTCTCCATTTATCATTCCAACAACCAAAAACAATCCCATCTATTTGAAAAAACTCAAGGTCGGTGAGCTATTTCAACTATGCCAATCTCATTTGATTTTAATAAATATTGAGAACCCAGGAAAGCTTTTGAAAAGGGATTTATTAGATATGCTTATTGCTTTTTATGAAAAGCAATGTTTTGAAACAATAGTTGTCCAAAAAGGGAAAACTGCTGGTGAAACCGATCTAATTGAGATTGGTCGTAAAATGAATGCGAGTTTAGATAACATCAATGGAATTACCAACATTAATTCTGTGATAATCGAGAACCAAATTTCGCCCATTGCGAATCGTATGAAAACAATACAAGGAATGTTAGCACAATATTTTATTATGAAAGTTCCTGATTCCAAAATAGAATTTGTTTCATCTGCGAATAAATTAAAACAATTCCATTCTAATGAAAAATTAGAGAACACAATGACGAATGAAAATGCGTCTACCTATAAAAAAAATAAAACTGATGGTGTAAAATACTGTTCTCAAATTCTTGATAAAATACCACAATTCCAAACATGGAAACCTTCATTAGAAACTAAAAAAAAAGATGATTTGGCAGATTGTTTTCTACAAGGCATTTGGTATATTCAAAAACATAAATTAGCAATCATATAAATACAATACTGTTTTTATAATCTATAATGTTCTCTATTTTTGTTTATTTATTGGCATTAAGTAGTGTTTTTATTAACAGGGTTCTCTTAAATGAATATTACAGCCATATATTCAACGATGGATATTTTTATTTATTATTTTGCAAGGATTTCGAACAACATATGTTTTCGAAACATATGACGTTAATTTTAAATGATATTAACATTGATAACGACAAGGTTCTCGATTTCGGCAGCGGACCAGGTATCATGAGTCCTTTTTTTATTAATTATGTTGGCATAGACACTGATAAACCTCGTGTTCAAATCGCAAAACAATATTTTCCAAATAAGGATTTTTATCACATAGATTATGTTAGTGAAAGCAATCCACATTTACCTTTTTTAAACAACAGTTTTGATGTAATTTTATTTAATGATTGTATTCATCACATAAGCGATTGTAGCATGAAATTTATTCTATTGGACATAGATCGTATATTGAAACCTGAAGGAAAAATAATAATTCGAGAACCTAGCAAGGACACGAATATGTTTACCTATTTTTTTACCGAAGTTTTTGAAAATGGAGATTATACGCGACAAAACAAAGAATATAATTCGCTTTTTGTAAATTATGAATCTGTATATCAAGAAAAGCATTTTGAACACGTCAGGGATTATTATGTAAATGTATTCACAAAAACAAACAAAAAATCAGTAGTTGCAGATTATACAGAAGTATCTCTTTCGCGAATAATAATTAAATATTACACGTTGAGTATTTCTGTTTATTTAATATATAAAACAGTATTTAGTATTTGTAATTACAAATGAAAATTACTGAAAAAACACTATATGAAATAAAACTGATACTAATATCTTATTCTGTCCTTGTGTCAGTTGCTAATATTTTACATTTTACACATGAAATTAACACTACTTTATATTTTTCAATAATATTGGCCTTTGTAATAATTACTGCAATGTTGTTTATAAAACCAACCGCAATTTACGAAAGTACAAAAAATATATTTTTTGGTCATTTAAACGTTGCTGGAGTAAATGCTTTGACAATATTGGTACATGCATTGCCTATCTATTTATTTAAAGATCGACAAAAATTAAAAGAATTATTAAAACCAAACATTATATTTTATTCGGCATGTATGAGTTTATTATATTATTTACTTTTTAGAGACATTTTACAAGAAATATATAGTATAAATGAATGCACAATTGTTATATTATGTAGCATTTATTATTTGTTTTTTATAATTCTTTCTGCAATTATTGAAAAATATAATATATAGTTCGCGTATGATTTAAAAATAATTATTGTATAAATATCATAGATAATGGAAATTATTGATATTGGATTGAACGATTTAGAACCAATTTCATTAAATTTTAACGAAGGGCCAAAAACGGGGGTTAATTTTGGCGGTGGAATCGAATTGCTTATGAATGATAAAAAAAAATCGTCTTCTAATTCTGCAACAAATTTAGATTTAGGCGAACTAGATAATCTAGAGAGCGAGTTAAATGAATTATCTGGCGCAGCAAGTTCAGCTAGTTCGAACTCGGGAAGTAAGACATTAAGTGGATTTGCATCTAATTTATTTGGAATGGGAGGCTTTAGTGAAACGCCTGCGAAAACTGTATCTTTAAATATTGATGAAGAAATAAGCGACTCTAATTTAGGACAAGCTACGCGTGAAAGTGCTGGAAATACGAAAACCTGGGATGGATATAGTAAAATTAATGAAATACCCACAAATAGCTCATCTTCTTCCTCTTCGAGTGGTAGAATGACCGATTTAGAAAAACGTCGCAAAAAGCGTATGATGCTTAAGAAATTGGAAGAGTGGGCTAGCAAGGGGCTTCTTAAACATAGTTCTCATTTTAGTATGGATTCTAATTATGAAGAAGTGGAAGATGAATATGAGACTGCACTTGAAGACAAACGTAAGAAGGACAGTATTAAGTTACAAGGATGGTGGTTCATGACATTTATTAATTCTATGGAATATGCAAACGCCGCATTTAATCCATTCGATTTGAATTTGGATGGTTGGGGAGAACAAGTCAATGAAGATATTGATAGTTATGAAGAGATCTTCTCAGAGTTACATGATAAATATAAGGGTGGTAAATTGGCTCCTGAAATTTCACTTTTACTAAGAGTTGCATTTAGCGCAGCCGTATTAAACTTTTCAAACAAAGCCCTTTCTAGTGCTACTCCCGCATTTAATGACGTAATTCGTCAAAGTCCTGAATTAATGAAGATGTTTACGAACGCCACTGTAAGTAGTATGAGCCAAGCATCTCCAGGATTTGCTATGGCGAATAATTTAATGCAAGAACAAACAAACCGTCCTCGTGGACCACCTCCTCCTGCGCCAGTAGAAAGTAAAAATCAACCAGCTCCTCCTAGACCAGGAATGACGTATACTGATCATCCTGGAAATCGTCCCGATTTAAATGCTGGTCGTGGTACTATGTTTCGTGAACAAGGCGTTGAATTAAATGGTATGCGCGATGTAAATCAAGTAGATCGTAGTATGAGACCACCGCCTATGGCGCAGCCAAACAATATGGCGCAGCCAAACAATATGGCGCAGCCACCTCAAATGAATATTGCACAACCACCAATGCAGTCAGTTCGCCAAGAAATGCGCGGACCACAAAACACTGACATCGATAATATTTTATCTGGTTTAAAAACTAGAACTATTGATATTCAACAACCTACAGTAGAAGATGATTCTATGATTTCGATTAGTTCTTTAAAGGATATGCAAAATTCTAATGGACCGAAACGTTCTAATCGTAGAAAAAATAGATCCGATAAGAACACGGTTAGTTTAGATATTTAGAAAGAGTTATTTTTACGAATAATCAAAGACCCGACTATTACTTCATAAACTAAGTTTTCACAAAAACTTATAAATTGTTCATTAAAATATGAATTATGTTTTGAAAATGCAAGCGCAAACGTGCAGAATTTTGTAATTCTACGAATATATTCTGGTTTGGACGGTTGCCGTTTTTTATTTTGTGTTTGCCAATAATTATTGAACCCACTAACTGGCCAACAACTATGTGTAAACAGTGTACCATGCATTTTATGATTTTTGAATAATTCATTTATTTTAGGATTAGTAACATGCATCGTATAGCCATCATTCCAAACTAAAATTTTAGAAACACATCCGTATCTATATACCCTATCTAATTGTTCTTTTGTAAACCCCTTGAAGAAAATATCCATTTTATCTAGTGGATATTTATCTATTAATAACCGTAAACGAATTGATTTTGTCATTGTAAAATCAAGTATTTCATTCTCTATCTCCTCTGGTAATCTTTGAATAGATTTTTGCATTTTTACTACGCAGTCAATGTCCGTTTTTACTTAATCAACAAAAAAAATATTACAAATCAATTTTTTTATTTTGTTTTTTAATTAAAAAGTCTCCATCATGTCTTGGAGTCTTGGAACATTGGGATAACAACGTTCCTGGTAATTAAACATGTTCTCAACATCCATATTAAGATTACACTTTGAGCAAATAGGAATTAAATTATCAACGGTTGAATGACCACCCAGTGCGTGTGCCACAATATGCCCCATATGATAACCATTTGATCTATCCCTAAAAATAGTATTCGTTTCACAGCAAGGACAAGGACACTCCATTGCATTACTAAAGACTCGCTCTTCACAAACATTGCGTGTCTGTCTAGGAATTGGTAGGCGTTTGTGAAAATCTCTAGAACGAACAAATGTATAATCCATTAAAACAGACACCAAATATTCATATTCAATTCGCACATCTTCCATAGTATACTTTGCACCAACAATTCCATTAGGAATCTTTCTCTTATCCCAAAGTCTCTTGTTTGTGTCCTTGTGGTTCACAAACATAGCAATATTGCTCGCCAATGTTTCGATAGTAACTGCATTGTCAGTTGAAAGTACATAAAAGATAGCAAAGAAAGCGGCCAGTGAAATCTTGTGCGTAGATTTCATAGAATCGCCGCATAAAAACCCCAAGAAGACTTCAAATTTATGCTTGAAGTCTTCGAAATGCTCCTCGTCAAGTTGTAAACATTCATTATTTTCATTAATATACTCATCAATTGTCTTGTCTGTGAGTCCCATCATATCAGCATGCGTTTTGTTATGCTTTGGGTAAATAATCAAGTAACACTTCGTTATCCAAGGCATCCAATACTTTTGTACTTTATTCAAAATCCTCTTTTCCAGAACATTAGTCATCCAATCTTGCCAAATACCATATTGTGCGGAACTTTGTTTGCTAACAAACTCGACAAATGGACAATAGAACTTCAATTTTGAAATATCAGACCCAGTAACTTTTACGCAATTCTGCAGTTCTAAAAATCGTTGACCCAGTTCTTCATCACACATATAATTCGTATAGGTGGATGTGGTCAACTGAATGTTCAAAAACGCATGTTGTTGTGACTGTGTCAAAATATAAACAGGCATCTTTGTCTTTTGTTTATAGTCTGTTACAATATATGAATCTGCAAAGAACACCGCAGTTTCAACTCCATTCATATTCATTACGCAACATGGAGGAATAGCATCCTCCAAACTTCCGCTGCTTGTATATTTTCCATCTACAAAATCACAAATTGACCGAGTCCTATTGCCACCATCTAAGCACATCGTCTCCCATGTTTTATCTGTTGATAATTGGCTAGAATGGTAACGGTAATATACGATCGATGGAATAAACAGTGGTTTGTTTTCAAACACAGATTCCAACATCGACTTTCTCAATACATTAGAGATCAATGGTGTCCATGCAGGCAATGCGCGCTGTATCGTCGGTGTAAGATTTACTTTTCCATAACGCACTCTTTTATACAGTTCTTCTAGAACTATCACTTCTAGTAAAACGCCATTATTCATTGTAATTGAACTTATTAAGCCTGTCGCGATAACGCCAAGCGTTACTGCTGTTAACGATGGTCGAATCGGTCTTTCCATACTTGGCTCATCGTCCGCATACAAAATCGCTAGGTTTTGCAAAGCATTCATTTTTGGTGGTTTTATCAAGATAAAAGTTAAAATGCTTTTGCCAATTTTTTAGTAGCTGCAAGTTGTTTATGATGCATGCTTGTACATTTCTATCATCAATTCCTTTTGTTCATCATAATCTACCATAGGTTTGGGATACATTATAGACTTATATTTTGGATCTTCATGCATAGTTGTCCATTTATGAATGTCTTTTGCGAGAACATCTCTAAGTTCAGGAACCCATTTTTTAATAAATTCTGCATCTGGATCAAATTTCATACCCTGTATCCACGGATTCATATCTCTAAAATATGGTTTCATATCAACTCCTGTACTACTTATTCCCTGCCAATTACCATTATTAGATGCCAAATCATAGTCTGTCAATTTAGTTGCGAAATACTTTTCACCATGTCGCCAATCTATTAACAATGTTTTCACTAAAAAAGTAGCTACTGCCATTCTTCCTCTATTGTGCATATAGCCTGTCTCATTTAATTGTCGCATCGAAGCATCAATTAAAGGAAATCCTGTTTCGCCCTTTTGCCAACGAGCCAATTTTGCCGCACTATTATGCCATTTTAAATGTTGATATCGCGGTTGATAAGATTTACCAACAACTTCAGGATAACCATAGAGAACATGTACGAAAAATTCACGCCATAAAAGTTCTCGAATTAGACCATGACCTAGACCATATACTTTCTTAAAACTATGATAAACTTCGCGTATCGAAACACAGCCAAATTTTATATATGCGGATAAAAATGTTGTTTTTGCAGTAAACATATTTCTTTGCACATCATATTTTGATTGCTCTCGACATGCGGATTTAAGTCTAAGTAGTGCATTTGATCTTCCACCATGAACAAGGATCGATGGATTGGACTTTGTAAAGTGCTCTGCAGCTTCTTTTAAAGAAATTTTTTCCAAATTTTTTGATAATATTCGAGAACCTAGACTAACTAAGTTAGTGGGTATTTTTTTAATAGGTTCTTCAACCTTTTTATGTAAAACCGATTCCATAAAAGGTGTGTATTTTTTATAAGCATGGTTACTGCTTAAAACAGTGTCAGGTTCATATAAATAGTAATCTTGCGACATTTGACATTCTATAGATAATTTTTTACAGAGCTCCTTGACATCTTGGTCCCGCTCAATTGCATATGGTGTATAATCTTTATTAAAGAAAATTCCTTCAATGTCGAGAACCTGGACCAATTCTTTTAAAATAGCGTTGTTTTTACCATAAAAAACCAATAATTCACCCCCATGTTCTCGAATTGTCTTAGATAATTCCTCTAAACTTTCTATCATAAATTGTATAGCATTTTGAGAACGGTATGAATTTGATTTGCCAACTTGTTCTGGCGTAAAAATAAAACATGTATATAATCGATCGCATTGTTTTGATGCATTTAAAAGACCAATGTTATCAGTTATTCTATAATCGCGACGAAAAATAAAAAGACCGTTTTTCATTCTATACTATTATTGGAAAAATAAACAATATAAAAAATAATTCATATATAAATTATTATGTATAGAACGGAAGATTTTTTTGCAGTTTGTCATGAAACTGTCGCAGCATTTTTAGCAGCGATTTTAGATTATTGCATAACCTATTTTTTTAAGTTTGTAGAATACATTAAAAATATAGATTATCATACACTTGGTGTAAAAGCATTGGTCTATTATTCAAATGTATCGTCACAGACTTATAAATTTTGTAAAAAGCTTTATGATAAGTATCCAGCAGTAAAGACCGCAGTAGATCGTGCGATTTATTCAAAAGATAATGTTTTAGCAATTCTTGGAAATTATAAGATTGAGCCTTATCTAGATAACTGGATATGCACATCAGGGTTAATTTCGTCACCTGAATTGCGTTATGTTGATGAAAAATATAAATTTAATGATGCCTATGATTTTGTAAACGATGCCGATGCGGATTCTATTATTAATATGTTAAATGACAATTTAGAATCAGCAAATTTGTTAGTGGAAAACAGTAGTGATATAAAATCATTGATGGTGTCTTTAAAATATAATTCCTTATATTCATATCGCATTATTAAAGAAAACAGAAAGGATTATAATTTTTCAATACCACCTACAAAGTCAAAAGTAAAGTTTATTAGTATTGAATATACGAATCCTAATATGAAAAGTAGTTGTTTTATTGATTTAAATAAAAATGAATATATGGTTGGAAATGAAATATTATCGCATTTGTTTATAAAACGATATTTTAGTTATAGACCAAATAACTTTTGTTTTAATCCACAATATGTATTGAATATCATTGATGGAGATCTTAATACGATTCAATTACGAGCGAATCAATATATACTTTTGCATACTGATACTTATGAGATTATAAACTGTTAAAATAGATATAAAGATTTTTCTAATTATAATATACGGGCGTATAAAATGGATACAGTGTGTACTCCTACCCACCAACATACACTGAATGATAAATGGAATTTATATTACCATTTACCACACGATAAAAACTGGGAGTTGTCCAGTTATACTATAATCATGGGAGGTATTGATAGTGTAGAAAAGGTGATTACGTTAAACGATGCTGTTCATGAAAATATAGTTAAAAATTGTATGTTGTTTGTAATGCGGGATGGCATTACGCCCATGTGGGAAGACCCCAGAAATCGAAATGGTGGTTGTTTTTCATATAAAGTAATAAACAAACATGTTCCCGAAGTATGGCGTGATTTGTTTTATTTGTTATGTGGAGAAACGTTATGCGTAAATCAAGAGAATAATAAACATTTGAATGGTATTACGATTTCACCTAAGAAAAATTTTTGTATTATAAAAATATGGTTGGGTGCTGATTTTTTACAGGATCCCAATGTAATTGTTAATATTGATAATTTATCAAAACAAGGTTGTTTGTTTAAAAAACATGCGCCTGAATTTTAGAAGAATATACTTATAATTATATAATTATATTTTATATGCCAAAAAAAAATAAAACAAAACGTGGTGGAGTTCGTGATAACACAAGAAGAAGAACAAGAACCGCAAATTCTTCAAGAAGAAGCGCTAGAATACCAGCAGTTCCTCAACCACAACTTGTGCCTGTACAACAACCTTTAAATCTTCCACCAATCGATCCTCCTGGATTACCAACAGCTCCTCCTGTATTACCAATGCACACTGCCAACATAAGGAGTTATTCGGCTGGACCAAGAAGAGGCTTTCCAAATCCTCTTAACGATACTAGAGCTTTGAGTAGACATGTCGAAGGCACTCAAACTACAATAGGTAACTATATAAAAGCAAAAATAAGACAGTTAAGAATTCCTGTAAACAGTCCCAGATTTATAAATATTATGGATGCTGCAGAAAATCTAAGAACTTCTTTTCATTATGCTGATCAAATAAGATTTTCTGGCAGAATACAAACAGTGCAAAGTGCTATGAATGATTATCGAGAACGGGTAAAAAATTTACTAAGATGGGTAGAATTTCCAGCAGATAGAGAGGCAAGGCGCCAAGAAATATTAAGATTACGCAATTTAAGACGCGCACAAGAAGACGACGATGAAGATGAAGAGGAAGATGAAGAAGACGATGAAGAAGAGGAAGATGAAGATAGTCCTTTGCCAGCAAATTATCAGTTATCACCTATAGCTGATATTGTACAGAAATGTCAAACCGATATAGGTGAAGATGGCGTTCCTATAAGTATAATTAGCAGAGACCCGTTAGAGCAAGGAAGTGTGGTTTTTCTTAGCGATGGTCATTGTTATAGTTTTGTAGATATTGTAGGATTATATAATTCAAATAAAAAAGAATTCCGTTCGCCATTTAATCGAGAACATAAATTTACCAGCGACGATAAAAAAAAAGTGAAAGCTGCAGAAAAAATATTAAACCCCTAATTTTTCTCGAATACAAAAATTTAAACAAAAATAAATATAAAAACATTTTTCTATATTTATTTATACTATGTTTGCGTCTACTATGTTTGCACGACAATCACTTCGTAAATTTTCGTCTCTCCCTGTTTCAGCATCAAATGTTTTCCAAAATTCTTGTTATAAGAAGGTCGATTTTAAGATTAATGAACATGCTGATGTTAAAGATGCAGTTTTGAGATTCAGTGCATTTAATGTTGGTTGTTTGGCAGTTACAAACAATGAAAGTAAAGTTGTTGGCGTTTGTTCAAAGCGCGATTATATTAATAAGGTCGCTTGTTTAGATAAGGCGTCTGCAAATTTGAAAGTAAAGGATATTTGCACATATAGTCCTAATATTATTGTTGCTAAGAATAGTGATTCTTTAGAAACATGTATGAATAAGATGATCTTTAAAGACATTCATCATTTGATTGTAGTAGACGATAATAATGAAGAATGTGTTGGTTTGATATCTATTAAGGACTTAATTAAAGAAATTCTTAAGAGTAAAACGGAAACAATTACCAGGTTGAGTGACTTTAAAATTGGAAAAGGAGCATTTTTTGGAAGTGAGTAAAAGTGTGTTATTTTAATTAATGGTGTATATTAGTATAATGAAAGGGTTTTTAGAAAGAATACTTCAAAATGAAAATAATATTAAAATAATAGGAGGAATTCATTTAGCTACTGCATGTTTTTTTTCTATTTATGGGTTATTGTTTAAAAAAAGTCGGTTTGATATTATTTATGTTTTTTATACTCTATTTTTATTAATTAGCTGGACGTGTTTTAATGGCGGGTGCATATTAAGCGAATTTATTAAAAAGAAAAATAATAAAGAATATATTTTTGGCCAAGACAGTAAGAATTTAGATGATATGATAGAATTTATGGGGTCACCTACAATGGTTTATATTATAATTGTAATTATGAATATATTTCATGCAATATCTACATTTATCATTTTAAAACGTAACGATTTTCCCATTTATATTTACGGATCATTGCCTCTTATGCACATTTTATATATTTTATCAATAAAAATTAATAATGATTTATGCGGAAATGAATTCTTTTTAACGTTACAAGAGGGTTTTAAATTTGCATTTGTAATTATTCTTACCTATATTTTCGGTAAACAATTTCATCTAGTAAAAAATTGAATACTTTTTGTAACATAATTCGTTATATTACAAAAGACAAAATGAAGACGATTTCTAGATTCATTGACTGCATTAAAACAGATGTTGAATTTATAATTGGTGGAAACGCACAAGAAAACCATGACATCATAGATGGCGCGCAACCAGATGATTTATGGTTCCATGTTAATGGATTGCCATCTTGCCACGTTATCGCAAAAATCAATGATCTTGGTAAACTAGAGAAAAAGGCCATTCAAAAAATCGCTATTCAAGGCGCTCTTCTATGTAAAGAACACTCATCAACTAAATCACAGAAAAATGTACTTATTGATTATACCAAGATTAGTTGCGTTACCAAACTTGATGTTCCTGGTAGCGTTTCATTATCGTCGCATAAAACCATGACTTTATAACATAGATATCGCGCTCAAAACGCATAAATAAAATACAATTAATGATAATGTTCTTACCGATCTATTCATAGCATACCTGATGCTTAATGCACTATAATTATATTTTTTTACCTCTTCTAAATTCACAAACATTTGCATACTAATGTATGTAAACGCGAATCCTGTTGTCCATGTGTACATATAAGTTAGCAACAACATATTCATAAAAATATTAAAAATCAATAAATTCCTAACAAAGTGGATGCATTTTTCATTACCATATTTTATAGGTAAAGTAATTATATTATTTTTTTGGTCGCCATCTTTATCGTGTATATCTAATAACACTTCAGTTATAAAAGAACCTGTAAACACAGAATTCGATAAAATACCTAATAAAAATATATTTTTATAGAAACTATTTATTGGATCTACCACTATTCCTGAAAATAATACAGAAAACGAAACCAATGTCGCACAAGCTAAGTTTTTTAAATACGTATTTTTCTTTAAAATGGGTGTATAAATTAAAGTAAATAAATTTGCTAGGCGTACGATAGGTCTTATGTGTGTTGGTAAATATAATACATTTAACATTTCGCTCAACATTATTAAAAAACTAGACGCACCAAATGCCTCTTTTTTTGTTATTTCACCAGTAATTAAAGGTCGTGATGGATTGTTAATTTTATCTATTTTCATATCAAATATATCGTTTATTATCATACTATTTGACATTATTATCATTGTTATCATAGTACTTACCGCAAAGCGTTTTGATAAAATTTGAAACGGATTTGAAATAAACGCACCAGAAAAACACAACAACGCCGTAGGGAATATATTTTGTGGACGTATCATTTTATAAAACGCCTTTGATTTCTTTATTATTTCATATTTATAATCTGGGATTTGAAAATCAATCGATTCAAACGTATGTAGTTTTGTTAAAGATTTTTTACTTATTGGTTTTGAATTGAAACCCTGGATTTTATAAGTAAAAAATAAACATAAAATAAATAACTGTTTCAATCTCATTGAATAATATTATGCGAAACATTTATATCAATTCATAATATTATTCTTGGTCATAACACTTAGGTCCGTGTAAAACACTTAGGTCAGTGTAAAACACTTAGGTACGTGTAAAACACTTAGGCTGGCGGTAACGGCGCCAAACATAATTTAATCTCTCCCAAAGAAGCTACATCATACTTCACAATAAGCGGCAAATCATTTCCCAAATACATTTCCAAATGACTACATAAAGGTGTGCATTTAATAAAATGGCTTAAACTCTTTAGTGAAAACTCTCCTTGAATAACTACCGAAGCATCTGTTTTTTGAATAAATTCCATATTTCCATCACTCTCTGAACGGAAAATTCGAGAACTTGCAAAATTACCTTCGCATGAAAATATTAAATCATTGCCTACCGATTTTATTTCTATTCTATCAGATATTCCATTCAAATCGCGAATAATCTTTTGAAAATCACTACTTGGTAAATTTATTACAGTTGAGTATTCAACATCAGGCACTACTAATTCCTCCATATCAGGCTCTATTAAACGCAATTTTTGACTATAACATTGTTTAATATCGCCATTATCGTATTGCAATCCTAAATGAGATACAATTCCATCATGGTAATCCGCCTTATCAATGTACATTGACAATGTATCATCATTCGACATCGTAGAAATTACTTTAAACAAATGAAGAGTATTTGCGCAAACAATTATTTTATCAGGATTACAATCATATTGCTCAAAGCGATTTGAATATAACATAACGTTTAACAAAATCGTATGCGTTTTATCAAAATTAATTATTTTCATACCATCTTTAGTAAAAGTAATTGTTGCATCTGTTAAAATATCTTTTACAGCAGTAATCATATTACGAATTGGTTGAATTTGAACTGTTTTTATGGTTAGAACATTATTTGCCTCGTTCATTATAAAAAGAATACTGCGTTTGTTTTTATATTTTATTTGATTAAAAGTATATTTTTTTATTCATGCGTTTAGGAACATTAAAAAGTTTATAAAATAATATATATAAAATATATATAAATGGCCTCGCCACTTACTTTAGCAAACTACAATGATATCAATAGTCAAATGGGCTCTTTATTATCCACTGGTAAATTCATTGGAGTAAGTTTTACTGCTTACACCAGTCCCACTGCTACGAATGTTGCAAGTGTAAATAATGTTCTTATTCAAAATCTTAAGATTGTTAAAATTAGCTGTTCCCAACCTTACGTAGATTCCAAAACTGGTGCTAACGTAAACGGATCTATCACTGTTGAATTTGAAGATGGATCCCATATTGTTTCTGTTGAAAACAAAGATTCTTATTGGTACACATTAGAAGGTATTGCATTTGTTCCCAGAACATTTGGCACCTCTGTTTAAATATTCCAATCATAAAAATACATAAACTTTTTATGATTATAATATATCAATGTATGATGTTATTATTATTGGTGCTGGTATAGCTGGTCTATATGCTGCTTACAAAATTACAAAATTATCTCCAAAACTTAAAATACTTGTCTTAGAAAAAAACGAAAGAAAATATTTAGGAGGAAGAATGGGAGTTGATGATTTTAAAGGTGCTTCTGTTCCTATCGGCGCTGGCGTTGGTAGAAAACATAAAGATTTTCGACTTATTGATTTACTAGATGAACTTAACATAAAATATGGAGAATTTCCTGTAGTTCCCTCTTATGCCGTAACATTAGAAGATTGTTCAGTGAAAAAAACATTTATGATGTTAAAACGCAATTATGACGCTGTAGCCGATAAACCAAAAACATTTAAACAGTTTGCTGCAAAATATCTAAAACCTAACGAATATAAACATTTTATTACATGCGCAGGATACACCGATTATGAAAATGAAGACGCGTATGGAACACTTTTTTTATATGGATTCGATGATAATTATGATTCTTGGACTGCGTTATCTATCAATTGGCAAATATTATTAAACAAACTTGTAGAATCAGTGGGTGAAAAAAATATTACTTGTTCTCATGAAGTTTCAAAAATAAAATATAATGAACGTGACGAGCAATTTTTGATATTTACTAAAACAAAACAAGAATATTTAACAAAAAAAATTATTTTAGCTACTACTATCGATTCAGTTCAAAAACTTTTACCAGGCGCAAAACTACCTCGTAGTATTTATCAACAAATATGTGGACAAACGTTTATTCGCATATATGGTCAATTTTCAAAAGATTCTATTCCTATCATGAAAACCTACGTTTCAAAAACAACTGTCGTTCCTGGTCCTATTCATAAAATTATACCCATGAATCCTAATGATGGAATATATATGATTGTTTATAGTGATAATGCTGGCGCGGATATTTTACATAAATTTAGTAAAAACACGGAAGTAAATTGCAACGTTTTGTCTAGATTAATAGAACGTTCTATAGGGATCCCTGGTGAAATATTAACATTAACCGATATTGTTTCTTACTATTGGCAAATTGGAACACATTATTATAAACCTTTACGTGGTTCTTATAAAAATAGAAAGGAATTCATTCATGCTGCTCAACGTCCTATGACAAATATATTAGTAGTTGGGGAAATGATAAGCACACACCAAGGTTGGGTAGAAGGCGCGCTTGAAAGTGTTGATAAAACTCTAAATAAAAAGTGGTTGACCTAATAATAACAATGTTCTCTATTGTTATTATTTTTATCGAAGTATAAATCTAGTTTCGCTATTGGTATCTCCATTTTTATAAAATACATATCTAATTCGGTCATGATATTCTGTCATTGCCATACTAAACATAAATTTCTTATTATTTTCGTGTGCGAATCTAATAAAATAAATTTCTATATGAGGCCCGCTACGAAAACATTTTTTTAATGGAATTTTCAATAACTTTTCATAACGTTCATCGTTCTTTGCTATTTGGTTAATATATTTTCCGTTTCTATCTTTTATTATTGTTCCATCGTAAGAAAGAATTATATTTACAACATCCATGGGCAATCTATCCCACATTTACAATATTTTATTATACAGGTATCATTTTATATCTTGTTCCTTCTTTAACCAATTTACCTTCTACAACAGGTTCTATTCCATATTTAATGGCCCTTTGGTAACTCTCATAATTGTATAATTCATTGGTTCTCTCATTTAATGCATAATCTAACTCACCGATAGTAATTTTCACTGCGCCCATCACTATTTTCTTTTGTTCATCCTTTTCTGCTTGATCTCTTTCCAACGTTGGATAGGATGAGAAATCATTCGATTCCACCTTACCAAATCCATAACAAATAAGTGTCTCATCGTCGTCCTTCTTTGCTTTTGTTGCAGATACCGCAGAATACAATGCACAATCTACTGCACTAGACTTGATCGCTAAAAGGATTTGATTATTAATCTTATTTTTTACGCTCGCTATTTCGTATAATGTTTCGTCTGTAGTTACTGGTGTTTTTTTATCTATTCTGCTTACATCATGAATACGTATTCCTACTATTGATTCATCCACTTTCTGTGCTTCACTAAACGTGGTAACATATAAAAATACCTTTACTGTTCTCATATCTTCTGGTAAATCTTGATGACTGCAAATGCGTCGCGCACGACCAACTACTTGATCTGTTCTTACCATATGCCAATATGGTTCTACTATATGTACAAACCTAGTGTTTCTTAAATTAATACCTTCCGCGCCCGATGACGTAATCATCATTATTTTTATTATTTCACCATAATTGTTATTTTCAGCGGTAGCCTTTATTTTTGTTTTAATATTGGTAGGAACAAAATCCCATGCACCATTATAGACATTTCGAATGATTTCCTTTTCTTCTGGCGTTTCTGTTCCAGTATATAAAACAAATCTTGGTTTTCCCGCATCTTCGTCTTGTTCTATAAGTTCCCACGAATCTCCTAATTTTTGTAGTTTGAATTCAGCGAATCCATTGGCCAATAACATAAGTCGAATAATTCCTATTCCTTCTATCGTACGGAAATGACTATACATTAAATGCAATCCCACGTTTTCTTCATCCATTAAGTTATCTAATAATTTTGCAAACTTTGGACTATATTGGTCAACTGCTTCTTTTGATAAAAATTCGCTTTCTATACCACCTTCTATTGGCTTATTTAAATCGGCCATTGCCTTTTCAATGCGTTTCAAATATGTTAATTTTTCGAGTTCGGGCTCTTCAACAATATCTTCTGTAAGATCTTGTTCTTTTGGTACAAAATTGATATCTGCTTCTTGTAATTGATCTTTTGGTATTGCATCAAATTCTGCCTCCGTAACTTCTTCATCTTCTTTTGGATTCGGCATAGGACGGTCAATTGAATCTGGGAATGCGAAATTACAGCACGCTCTAGAAAATATACGATAGGTTGATGATATTGTATAAATATCTTCTTTATCGTTCGCCACTTTTTTTCTTGCACGTTTCTTTGCGTTCGACTCTTTATCTGCCTCTTCTTTGCGAATTTTTACATAAGCTCCAAATTGATGTGATGACATTTCCGTTTTTTCTATATGATATAAATCACCCTGTTCCGTTTTTACGAAACTTGGTAACAAATCTTCTTGTGCGCTTCTAAAATATGATGTTAATCCTAATATGCGACGTTTAAATAAATTAATATTTATTGCCTCACCCGCATCAGGATTGACAAACGTCGCCATAAATTCTTCAGGATTATCTGGAAGTGCCTTATATTTCTTTTCATCTATTGCTGTATCTCTTACCGCTAAATTATTCTTTTTACTTTTTAATATAGACACCACCATATCTAAAAATACAGAATCGCTTATATTTCCCGCTTCGTCCAAATGAACACCATTATATCTATCAAACACATCTCCACCTCCTCTGTATACATTCTTTGCTTCTTCTTCTAGTCTATTTACCTCATCTTGATCTTCGTCATCATCTATGTGTTCTTTTGTGAATGATAACTTTTCCGCAAGTTTATTTAAAAATCCTGACTTTTTTTTTGCTGTTTTATTTTTGTCCGTGCCTTTTCCCGTTCCACCTAATTGCCCCACTTTTTTTGTCCTTGCTGTGCCTTTTATTACACCTCTCTTCTTCACATTTACAAACCCAAATGGATTTCGCGTTATTGTCAACATATTATCTGTATAATTCACATAATCATAGGTTTTTAAATTGCCATCTTCTAACATCTTTAAAATAGAATCCGTATTCAGTTTTTCTGTTCCCTGAAGTGATACTGGAATATTCCAGGTTTTTATGTATCCTCTTAAAATATTATATAAAATACCAATCTCATTAGGATAATTAATAATAGGCGTTCCTGATAAAAGAACAATTTTAGCATTGGTCGCATTCATCAAATAATCATACAACATAAACGGTATGGATTTTGGTTTTTTTAATTTATTTACAATACGACTTACCAAATTATGGGCTTCGTCGATTACCACCACAGAATTATCAAATGGATTTCTAGAGAAATTACCTGTTAATAATTCCATTCTGCGCATATTCAAACCATTATAATTCAAATCTGTGTATTTACTACGAATCATCTCATTTAATTGTTCATCTAATTTTTGTTGGTCTTCTGTAGATAAATCATTATAATTTGCTTCTTTTGTTATGTTCACCAAAAATGCTCCTCCGCGTTTACGAATATATTCTGTAGAAAGTGAAAGAGCCTTAGATAAAATACCTACATATTCTGGCTGACCATCTATGGAAACAAATTCCCAAAATTGATTCTTTTTATATAATTCATCGCCACATTTCTTCATTTCACTGAAGAAATTCATTTTTAATGAAGCGGGGGTTAAAACATAAACTCGTTTGTTGCTCTTCATACCCTCAGCAATTGCAATAGATGTGCACGTATTATGAGTTACTGTGAAATCTCCTAACATAAAACGGCAATTTCCATCTAACATAAATCCATAATAATCATCTACGCCAACATATTCTACATTAATTCCAGAAACAAGTACATCTTTTATTTGTTGGCGGGGCTGCGCCTTTTTGCGAGGTATTTGCGTAGGAATTTCTTCTATTCCATTTCCATTAATGCATATTCGCCAAGCTGTTCCGTAATTTTTTTCACCATTATATGTCCATGAAGTTTGTTTTAGTGATTTGTAACAAGAAAATCCCAAACTACGTGCCAAATAAACAACATCATTCATTAAAGTTTCGTTTTTTTGTGTGAATTCAAAACCACCTTTATCATACGATCCGTCACTATCCAATAATCCAGCTAATAATTTCAAACGATTTTCTCTAGAATTACATTTGTATAACATGGGAATGTGTTTGTTGTTTAACATATTTAGATTTACTAACGTTTGTGTAAAAGTATTATTTCCTACTTTTCCATTTCCAGTTACTCCGTAAGTATACCCACTTCTGTGCAAAAGCGCCAAATTATATTTTGGTAAATTCTTAGCAAAATAATACAAAACAGTAGAATCCTGACTCGTCAATGACGATTCTCTAGAAGTTCCATCACCTAACCAATACCCAATCATATATGGATCCATAGGCAATTCTTTTTCAGGAAAATCCACTCCCACTTTATAACCTTTCAAAAACGCCTTTTTCTTATCCGACAATTCCAAATAATCTTTTACAGCTACTTCATAAACATTGTCATTTGTTTCTGGGTTAGATAATATCTTTTCAAAAAACGCTTCGGCAGCTATTTTCATTTCTTCTTCGTTATTCATTTTTTCGTTGTTAGTGAAACTAAACGTTTTTGAACAGAACTTATTGTTCTCTAGCCATTGAATATTATAATTTGTATTTGCTTTATGATTGTTTCTGCACAATTTTGGGAAGCCAGATGCTTTTAAACATAAAATATGTTCTTGATTTACTGTATATTTTTCACCTTTAATTGGAATAATATCGTACATTTTATCGCGTCCGCGTGCTAATGAAAGCACAGTTCTTGGTTTTGAATCATCGCCCATTAGCAAATCGCCGACTTTTATATCCTCAACTTTGCGAATTTCACCCGTTGACAGCAATAACGCAGTGCCTTTTTTTAAGCATTTGCCGCTCCCCAAACCGTGATAGAGCAGAAGTCCGCGATAAGGTGTATACAAATTCAAATAGTCTCGAACCACTTTTTGGTGAGTTAATAGGTCAAATTCGTCGCTGCGCGTAGCGTCACAAGAAACTGTTCCTTCGCTAGATAATAAATCTTTTTGATAAGGTTTAAATAATTCGGTTAATTTTTGAGTAAATAATTTACGATTGTTCATGTAATAGGTAGGGGCACGAACAATTATTTTTTCACGCTCGCCTGGCAAAAGATCTTTTACTTGTTGACCGCGTATGGCTACAGTCGTCAAATCGACATCGACATCTACTTCTTGACCAGCTTTTTCTTTACCACGTATTTTTAATTTAGGTCCAGCAGGTTCTGGTTTTTGTGTTAATAATTCATTTAATTTTTCTAATTTTTCATCATCTTCGTCGTCAACTTCGTATGTTTTTACCAACGATGCGGTTTCTACGGCAACTTTTTTCTTAGGCGGTTCTTTTTCTTCTTCTGGTAAACTTGATCTGGAAGGAACTTGTTTTAATACTAACCGTTGTGGCAATTTTACTGGCGCAGCTGGTTTTTCCTTTTCTTGTTCTTCTTCTCCAACTGAAGCAAGCAAACCACTCTGCGGTTTAACTTCAGTTTTTACCATAGATTTTACGGCAGAAACCCCCATTATCTTTTGTAAAATAAGTTCTCGATTTACATTACTTGTTTTTCTTCGGTCAATTACATTTATTCCTTTTCCAGGAACTTCAGGCACAATAGACTCTTCTTCACCTTCTTCTAATTCTACAGGTTCAGCTTGTTCTATAACAGGTTTTTTAAATCTAATTTTAACCTCTTGTCTTGTCAATGAAGGTTTATTCTCTAACATACCTAAATGCTGAAATGACATATTATAAATTGTATTTATAATATGACCCTAAAAAAAATTCTATTTCATTTTCACAACGATAATTATATTAAAATCCATTTAATTGTTCAATCGCCTGTTCGCAAGCAATTTGCTCCGCCTTCTTTTTAATCTTATGCAAACCCTCTCCCAAAAATACCAATATTTTCTTATGCTGCGACATGTATTGATGAATTTCATAATAAGACCTGAATTGTTTTAGTGGAATTGCTAGAGATTTATTTGCTCCGTAAATAGGCTGTCCTAAACATAAATAAACACCCATGTGATACCCTATGTCCACATTATGTTCATTCACCTCCAAATAATCAGGAGTAATCTTAAATTCTTTTTGAATCTTTACTTGCAAAATATTCTTATAATTGTCATCATTTTTAATTAGATTAATCCAATCCACATGCTTCTCAAATACTTTTTCAACAAAAATCTGCACCATTTGAAAACCTGGTCCTGTAACAAACACATCCTTAAACCAACCATCCTCATCATTTACTGATATCTTATTGTAATCTAAAAACATTGCGCCTAAAAACGACTCAAACAAACAACCCAGCTTTTTCAAATTCACTCGGGTTTGCTTTGATTCGGCATGTTTAGATAAAACAAACCATTTATGCAGTCCCATTTCATACGCCATTTTTCCAATGGATTCATTCTTTACTAGTGCGATTTTTTTTTCTGTCATAAACCCCTCATTTTCTTTTGGAAAACGTCGATACAAATAATATTTAGTAATACATTCCAATACACCATCTCCTACAAACTCAAGACGTTCATTTGATTTAGTATACAAAGGAAGGCAACCACTCGGTTGCGGAACAATAATTATATTATTTGCTTCATTTTCAATATTTGGACGACGAATATAAGATCTATGAACAAAAGCTCGTTTGTATAACTCAATGTTGTGGACTGGAACACTTATTCCATAATTTTTTAGGATTTGCAAAATATCGCTTTCGTTTATTGCTTTATTTAGGGGATTGTAAGGATCAAAGATATATGTTTCAATCCCGTTTGCGTTCTTCTCAATTCGAATGTCTTCATCTAGGTTCATGTTATTTTCAAAATAAAATGAACAACTACCTAATGTATGATAGATAAATATATTTATATTGTTTTCAATTTTATAATTTACATTCTAACAGTTTTCATTATTTTAGAAAAAAATATTTAGCTATATTATATCATGTCTGGTACTACTCGTGCTTTTAAAGGATCTAATCGTGCGCAAATGATGAGCAATACAGCTACTGTTCAAGGTCAAGGTGGTGGTAGCAAAAAAGCTGGATTGTGGCCTCAAGTTGGCCGCGAATCCTACACAAGCGTAATTATGGGAATCACTACTGGTGTACAAATGGGTCGTTGTGCTCCTTGTTCCCTAATATCCATGCAAATTACTTACCGCTCAGCTAATGCTGCTCGTCAAATTGGATCCACAAGAGAATCAAATACTGCATGGAAAATCTCTGGTGCACCTTAAGTGATAATAGATTTAATAAAAACAATATAATAAAATAATTCTTATATTGTTAATGCGAGTTATTATTGATGAACGAGAACATGCACTTTATGAAAAATGTGAAGCTCTTATTATGGCGCAACGAGTTGCTTCTTATGTTATTTTATCAAAAGAAGTTCTCCCGTTAGGTGATATTCTTTTTAAAACAGATGATGGGTTAGATGTTCTCATGATTGAAAGAAAAACATTCCCAGATTTATTATCTTCAATTAAAGATGGTCGCTACGAAGAGCAATCTTATAGAATTTTAAATTCCAGCGGATATCCCCCGCATTCGGTTTTTTATTTATTAGAAGGAATGTTCTCTAGTTTACATAATCCACTTGAGAAAAAAATAATTCTTTCTGCAACCACATCGCTTCAATTCTTTAAAGGATTTAGTGTTCATAGAACAGCAACTGTTACTGAATCAGCAGAATGGATTTTATATATGGCAGATAAAATAGAGCGCGAGTTTTTAAAAGGAAAAGTTCCCTATTATTTAACCGAACCTTTTTTGAAATGCTTTTCCTCTAAAAAAAACACAACAGAAACCGTCGAAGAATCTCAAAATGTTCTCGAAAATGCGTCTACCATTACACCAGCAAATTATTGCACAGTTGTTAAAAAGGTTAAAAAGGACAATGTTACTCCTGAAAATATTGGCGAAATTATATTATGTCAAATTCCTGGAATCAGTTCTGTTACCGCGATAGCAATTATGAAAAAATTCGCGAATTTTCCTGCGTTTATTGAAGAATTACAAAAGAATCCTACGTGTATTGACACCATTGTTTGCGTAAGTGAAAAAAATGGGGAAGAAAAGTCGCGAAAAATTAGTAAATCGTCTTTGGATAATATTCGCAAATATTTACTAAATCATCATTAAATATTATAAATACATCATTTTACCTATTTGGCGGAGCAGTTAATTCGAAAAAAGACGGATTTTCTGTTTTTATAAAACACATGGCAATTATACTAAATAATGCATACAATATAAGAAAAAACCACGCTGTGTTTTTATAACCAATGTTACATAAATAATTAAGAAGTAATGTAAAAAGTAACAATGCCAACATTTCTAAAAATAAATCTTTAATTAAGAGGTTTCTATTTTGTTTATAATCGTTTCTGTAATAATTATAATACCACACAGCGCCTATTATGTGTAATGCAAAATGAATTTTTGCTGGAACGCAGACACTTTTCATTTATATTTATATAAAAACTCTAGATTTTATTTAATATTTCAAAAGTATCTTCTACGCAAGTTACCTTATGTCCAATTACTCTGCTATCATTTATTAATTTATAATCATTTCCATCCATATCGAATTTATCCCCAAAATAATGTATCTCATTATATTCTTCTAACAAAAAATCTAAAACCTGAACTTTATCATATTCTGTTGGATATATTGCAATCCCAACTTCACCACCTCTGCATATACTTAAATTAGACAATACATTCATTTCTAAAGCTTTGTCCTTTAATTTTTTCAATAACTTTGTAATATAATGTTGTTGTCTGTTTAGTTCAATGAAATATTTTCGCTCTTCGTCTGTTGCCACCATACCAATTAATGAAATATATATTATACCGTTTCTTAAATCTATAAAATTACCACTAAGTATGTAATCTACTTTTGACAAATAAGCCAATGCTTCTTTTATTAATATATTTATTTTTGGATAAAGGATATGTTCTCTTATGTTTTTTGTATATACATTTTTTAATTTACCATCTATATCTTTATGATAAACACAGCCACATTCAGTAAAAAAATGTTGGAATTTACATCCATCTAATTGATACAATATTTTTTCTAATTTTCCTCCACCTACTATCCCCAAATCGAATTTTTTACTTAAAACAGAAAGTTTATCACATATCGATTGTTCTATTTTTTTTCCAGAATCTGCAATTGTTCCGTCCACATCAAATAGTAATAAAGATTTCATATTAATATATTATATTACATATTTAATTGTTAAGTAGTTCATCCAATTCATTTTCATCATACCCACCGCAATATTCCATTTCTACATTAAATCCATACCAAATATAGTCTTTTCCTACCAAATCCAAATCAACGTCTTTTAAATAATTATCAAATGCGCTTGGATTGTTTTCATCATCATCATGACGTTCCGCTCCAGATGAAATAAATCCCCTTCCACACAGTCCTTTATATTTTTCTGTGGCGCATTGCACACAATAACCTATAAATACATCATTGTACATTCCGTTTTGAAAACATTGTTCACATTCATTTGGGCCTGAACCAGGTTCATGATTTAATGCCCACTCTAAAGGAAATCTACCAAAATATATTACATCTTCATTTTCAAAAATATAATATTCTCGTTCATTGTTATATGCGGTACTAATTGTTCCAAACCATCTATATTTTTTTTCCATAACTGGTTCGAATGTACTGCATTCTGGTGTACTGCATTCTGGTGTACTGCATTCTGGTGTACTGCATTCTGGTGAATCACATTGTGAAATTGGTGCATCACATTCTGGTGCATCACATTCTGGTGCATCACATTCTGGTGCATCACATTCTGGTACGATTCGTGTGTCACGAATAGGAGCAAGAGTTTTATCGCTTAATGAATCTGTTGAATTGTATTCTATTTCTTCACTAGAATCAACAATAGGGTTTTCCACTACATCCTTTTTAGAGACGCCACATTTCCAAAACCAATTCATTTTCAATATTAGTATATTGTTATAATAATATTTAAATTTTACCCAATTTTTTATTTATAAAACATCCAGTATGCGTGGATGGATTATAAAACATCCAGTGGCGGTGGAGATCCATTTGTAATCGATGGATAAAACGCTGTTTTCGGCGTAAATAAAACTGCCCTAGTTATATTGTTTTCTTCATATTTACCAGAATCTATCATTTGTTGCGTATAAACTGTTCCAGCCCAATTTGGATCCATTGGATTATCACTAATTTCATTTGCAGAAGTAGCATCATGCATTTTATCCAAATCTGTATATTCTCCTACATGTAACCCTTGAGGGTCAAATCCTGGGTAATTGCCAGAATTATAAGGAGGGTTATCCCTAGAAGCATCCTTTGTTTCAACCACACCTGCCATGTCTATTGTTGTTGTTGACGGCAATCCACCTTGCAAATCGAATGGACTTGGTCTCATTCTAAAAACGTCTTCTCCTTGTGCGTTAGATTCTTGTTGTAAAAACAATATAGGACACACATTACCTTTTTTTCGTTCTATTTCTAAATAATTTATATATTCATCTAAATTGAAAAATGGTATAGGATTCTTACCCTCCTCGTTGGGTTGTTTTGTGTTATAAAGCAATAAACTGTTTCCTTTTTGTATTAATAAATCTGGACAGGAAGATTCGTTTGTCTCCATGGGTTCTACTTTATTTTTATGAAACATTGTTAAATACATACCTAAAAAAAACACAAACACTAAGAATAAAAGGAATACTATTTTTATTTGTTTCATTATATATTATAAGCTATATTTTATAATTATTTAGTAATCTTTACAAATTTATATTCGTATATTATATATGGCTATTCAAAAAGTAAAGAAAAATAAGGTTCGTAAAACAGCAAAAAAACAAAGGATTCATATTGTTAATAATAAAATGGATATAGATTCTAGCGTTGGTTTGGATAAAATGGATATGGATGTTGAATCTCAAAGAGAACCTGTTACTATTGGGTTAGTTCATTCAAATACCTGTAGTCATTGCCTAGCCATGAAACCAGATTGGGATTCGATGAAAACCCGCATACAAAGCGATAATTCCTTAAAACATGTAAATTTTATGGAAATTGAAAGAGGTGATCATAACTATGATGAACAACTTTCAAAAATTAATACTGATTTAGTTGAATGCGCCCCTATTGTTGTAAATGGATATCCCACAATGTTCTGCAAAAGACAACAATATGTAAAACAATATGGCGGTGGAAGAAGTGCCGAGGAATTGACCGAGTGGGTAAAAAATGCTGCATTAAAAGGACAATTGGGTGGAGGCAAACAAAAACATAGAAAGACTTTACACAAACGTAGTAGCCACAAACTTAGTAGTCATAAGTCCATGTTCTCCTTCTTGAAATTCTGGTAAAAAATTGAACACTTTATTTCAAAGCAGTTCAAAGGACAAATGCTCAGGATGGACGGTGCTAATATCACTGCTTTGCGCGCTGCTTCGCAGTTCGTGTCTTGGATCAAGGAGATCCCTACAAATAGAACGTCTCCATTCGCAACGTATGAATTCGGTACACAATTCACAAAGGTTGCCAATGTTGTTTTAGACAACGAACTCAATGACCGTGGAGAACGACGACGCAAGACTGTCATCCGTTTTACACCTACTATTCCTATTGCTGATTTCAAGAAGAAAGCAGAATGGATTTACATTTTCACGATCGATGGACGGATCGTGAAAATCGGGGGGACACGCACTGGACTACAAGGGCGTTGTGGAAGTTACTTATGTGGTCATTGTATCCCTGAACGCGGGGGATCTCGTGATTGCTCTAAGACCAATGGATACATCTATAACACTTTCGAATTTTATCTACAACAGGGGTGTGCAATCGAGATGTATGGATTCTTGGTTCCTCGAGCAGAGATCCAGCTCAATGTATTTGGAAGAGCTATCAATGACGTTGCCCAAGTGTTCCATATCTATGAAAGTGTTGCACTTAGTGAATTTAAACGTAAGGTGGGATTTAACCCATACTTGAGCGACAACAGCGACCCTACTTACCAAGACCCTTAAAATCATAAAACATAAAAAAAAACCATGTATATATTTGTATTTTTTTATGTGTATATTTTTCCATATTGATATTCTTTTTTATTGGGATATATAGTCCCCATAACATTGTCTATCCAATATTCTCCATAATTGTAACCAAGATATTTATGATGCAATATATGATGATTGCCCATGAGAAAAGAAAATCTATCGTCATGTCTCATTAAAGAACGAACACCGATTATTGTAGAAGCAATAATAAACTCTCTCGCATAAAAATCTACAAATAGGAGATGTACAAAATTACCACCCCCTTGAAAAATATGTTCAAACCAATGCCCCGTATTGCCATTAATAAAATTTAATTTGTTATAGGGTGTTGAATGGTGTATTCTATGAATATTTTGCAAATGTTTATGTAATATTATATGACTTATGTAATACCAAACATCATAACAAAGAATGTGTAAAAAAATTGCTAACATCTATCATGAGTGGTGGTTTATCTTTATTATGTTTTATCAAAGATGATCTTTTATATATTTTTGTTCTTGTTCTGTAATATTAAAATGCTTATATATTATTTCTTCTATATTGTTATTGTCGTTTGGAAATGTAATTATAGGACATATAGGAAAGTGTTGCAAAACCCTAATATTATTAAAATTGCCCCATCTACAAATATTGTTTATAAACACATACAATGGATGTTCCAATATTTTCTTATATTGGTTCGCCTGCTCTTGTGATTCACATAAAATAAACACAATCGATTGTGTCATACCACAATTATCCACAAAGATTGCGTATTTATCCGTCACGCTCAAGAATACTTTATACCCCTCTTGAAATTTATGCGCCCTATTTGCATAAACCGTTTGACTCGGTGTATGAATTAACCTATGAACATGCGTATCAGTTTGTGTATTCGAAATCAAATCGCGCTTCGTATATCGGTGCAAATCGCTACTTGTTTTTACTTGGAATTTCGGCAGTGCATCATTATCCACTGTTTTTGCCAAGATCGATTCCACCACATCATCATACAAAAGAGGAATATATTTACGGGGTTTTGAAATAACCGAACCTGAAAATGCTGCGCCTTTCCATATACCAGAAACCGTCATATTTTTAAACGCTGGTCGGTTTTGTATAATATACCACGTAAAACTCGACCCAACCTTTTTAAAGTGCTTTTTCGCACTATGAATATCCAAATGAATAATTTGTAGCGATGTCAGTTTTTCGATCAATACATTTCGATCCGCATACGACATCCAATTATCTGGACTAATAAACATCAAATATCCATCGGGTTTTAGTAGTCTTAATGATGCCTCGATAAAATCCTTGATCAAATTATGATTTTTTGATGCTCTTGAGCCATCTTCCATCAACTTTGCATAAGGAGGATTTGCCATGACCAAATCGTATTTTCCAGCGCTTTCAATGGACAAAGACGTAAATGGTGCCAAAAAGTCTTGTTGAAATATATTGAGTCGATTTGTTCTATTGCAAAACGTAGTCCTTACATTATAAAGCCTATCTTGATTTATATCATTGAAATAGAGGACGTTTTCCAATATGTTTTGCTGAGACAGTCCCCGTTCCAATAATTTATAATAAATTGGAAGTGCGTAATTTCCGTTTCCACAGCACGGATCGAGTATTTTCAGGTTTGTACGGCTCCATAGTTCTTCAGGAAGTTTTGCCATCATTTCTTCAATACATTCAATCGGCGTAGGTTCGTCATTACTAGATTTATATGTTGATTTATCCATATTGAGAACTTTATTATAATGGGTTTTTAATTGTTCCCTCGTGGAATTCATAATATTTGTCAGTTTATCACATACTGCGCGATGGTTTGACAATTCTACGACATTTTCTAAAACGCGGATGCATCCCTTGCATTTATAAATAAATTGTTGGTGATCCATGGAATGATATAAAACAATCCTTTGTATTTTTTTCGATTTTTTGTATTTATAACATTTCGCGTAAAATAAGGGAGATTACATAATTTTACAATAAATACTCACAAAAAAAATCGGAAAAAGAAACGGCCTCGCTCAAGAAAAATGGACAAAAATAAATGTCCATTTTTTCTAAGTGGGATTATAAATTTGCAAAAGTATCGATGATTTTTTATTTTAAAGCATATTGCAGTGATTTATTTTTTTTAATAAAAAACTTGGCTGCATAAAAAATTAAATAGTTTTACGCGAAAAAGGATTTAGGCATAATTTATGTTTCCATTATATAGGTATAAAAATGCCGAAAAATGCCGATTTTTTATGCGAGCTATGCAACTTTAAATGCAGCAAGAAAAGTAATTACACTATTCACCTATCTACTCGTAAACACGCTGACGCAGCGGCAAAAATTGATTTGGAAACAAATGGAAACAAAACAAACGAGAAAAATGCCGCATTAGAATTGCAGTCAACATGGACAAATATATGCCAAGAATGCAATAAACGATATAAGACTAGGAGTGGACTATGGAAGCATATGCAAATTTGTGAAAAAGTAGAGTTAGCTGTTGCTGCACTAAAAGTAGCAAAGGGGGATGAAAGTGTATCTGTCACCAATAAATTAGCATTGTGTATTTTAAAATCAAACGATGCATTAATAAAATCAAACGAAACTATGGCGAATAGTATGATAAAAACAAATGAGGCTATGGTAGAAATGGCCAAACAAGTAACCGCTGGCAACATGGTAAATAGCAACAATCACATTACAAATAACATCACAAACAATTTTAATTTACAAGTTTTTTTAAATGATAAATGCAAAGACGCTGTTAATATTACTGATTTTATCGAGAACATTCAAATACAAATGAATGAATTAGAGAACGTTGGGACAAATGGTTATGTCAATGGAATTACAGATATTATTTTAGCTAGATTAAAAGATTTGGATGTAACAAAACGCCCAGTTCATTGTACAGATTTAAAACGCGAAGTTCTCTATATTCGCGATGATAATGAATGGAATCGTGATGAAGATAGATCGAAAATAAAAAACATGATCACCAAGGTTGCTAGTAAAAATTATAAAACAATACCGCAATGGCGCGAGGAGCATCCAGATTGCAAAAACCCTGAAAATAGACAATATGATTTTTGTATTAATATGATGCGAAATTCATTGGGGGAGTTGGGAGACGAACAGGCGCGCTTGGATAATAAAATTATAAAGAATATAGCGAAGGAAGTCGTTGTGGATAAAGCTTCTTCTGTATAAATTTCATATTTTGTAAGTTATTCATAAATATGAAATAATCATGCTTTTATATAGCCCATTTTGCTATACTCTTTGCAGATAGTCCAGTGGTATTCTTTGTGTCTTTAACTGTTGCAAAAGATCCTCCTACGTAGAGTTGATTGTTTGAAATATCTAGTTCTACTGCATTCACTGTTGTATTCGTTCCGTTATATAAAATATTTCCAACTGGATTCCAATAATTATTACTGATATCCCATTCCGTAATATAGTTGTTTAATGATTTTGTATTAATATAATAGTTCGCTTTTGTAAATGACCCACCTACGTATAAAGTAGTAGATAGTGGATTCCATGACATTGTATTTACTGTGCCATTTGTTCCGTTATTGGTAGTATTTCCAATTCGGTTCCACGCATTATTGGAAATATTCCATCTCGCTGTATAATTTACAGTTAACGCCGTGGTGTTCGATATGTCTTGAACTGTAGTAAAATCCCCACCAACGTAGATTTGATTATTTGAAGAATCTACTGCTAACGTTCTTGTTGTTGCATTCGTTCCATTATAAGTAGTGTTACCAAATTGTCTCCAAACATTATTCGAAATGTCCCATCCTGCGACATATTTAGTAGATAGTGCAGCGACGTTTGATATATCTTGTGCGGTTGTAAAAGCGCCTCCTACATAGAGTTGAGAATTTGAAGAATCTATTGCTAAAGTATTCACTGTGTTATTAGTCCCGTTATAAGAATTATTACCGAGTTGCCGCCAAACATTGTTTAATACGTCATATCTAGCAATACGGTTAGCAGCATTAAGTAATAATAAATTAATTGATGTAAACGATCCTCCCAAATATAGTGACGATGTTAACGGATTCCACATCACTGTATTTACTGTGGTATTAGTTCCATTATAAGAAGCATTCCCGAGTCGTCGCCATACATTATTAGAAATGTCCCATCTTACGGCATAATTTGCGGATAAAGCAACTGTATTTGATAAATCTTGAACGCTGGTAAATGCGCCACCAACGTAGAGTTGTGAATTCGAAGGGTCAATTGTCAATGAATTAACCACACCGTTTGTTCCGTTGTATGTGGTATTGCCGAGTTGTCTCCATACATTATTGGAAATATCCCATCTTGTTGCGTATTTTGCAGATAAAGCAATAGTGTTTGAAATATCTTGTACTGTTGTAAAACTTCCTCCTACGTAAAGTTGATTATTGGAAGAATCTACTGCTAATGCATTGACTGTATTATTTGTTCCATTATATATCTCATTTCCAAATTGTTCAAATGAATTATTGGAAATATCAAATCTTACAATACGATTCGCAGAATTAGTTTGTGATGAATTGTTTGCCGCTGTAAATGTTCCACCAACATAGAGCTTATTGTTGAGCGAATTATATATAAGTGACTTTACATTAGCGCTTACAGGACTCGTTGCTGTTACTCCATTGTAAGTTGTATTGCCAATTTGTCGCCACACATTATTGGAAATGTCCCATCTTGCTACATAATTTGCATTTAACCCAGTAGTATTTGATATGTCTCGAACCGTTGTAAAAGCTCCGCCCACGTAAAGTTGATTGTTTGAAGAATCATATGTTAATGAATTCACTTGTCCATTCGTTCCATTATTGGTAGTATTGCCGAGTTGTATTATTTTGTTAGTTGATAAATTAAGAATGGCTATATTATTAACAGTGGTTGACAATCCACTTAAATCAATTATTGATGAAAAATTTCCTCCAAAATAAAGGTAGTTACATGAAGAATCAATTGCCAATGCATATCCATAGCCAACAAAAGATTGAACTGTAAATGGTAAAGACCAAACATTAGTAGACAAATCTAACCTAGCCAATGAAACGACACCAGAAGTTGAATTAACCATGCCAGGCCAAGCAATGTATAATTGATTTCGTACAGTATCTATAACAATATCAGTTGGTAGACTCCCTTGGTTTACTGCGCCAGTATAACCAGTCCATATTTGCGTAGATAAATTTAACATAGAAACCTGGCCCGTTGTCTTAAATCCAACCCTATCTCTACATTGGGTATGTCCTCCGATAATATATAAATTATTATTTGATACAATTGCTTTTGATAAAAACGGAAAATTAGAACCAGTTTTAGAAATTGAATTGGAGTATCCAGAAAGATATGACCATGTATTAGTATAAGAGTTCCATGCGGCGCCATAATAACATTCTAAAACATTATCAGATGATGGTTCATTAATTGCTGTAAAATCTCCGCCCATATAAGGATCACTATCCATAGTCATTACATAGACAGTACTTCGAGTTCCATTGTAACTCGAATCTCCACATAATCTCCAAACATTATTCGAAATATCCCATCTTGCTACATAATTTGCAGACAAATCTGTTATATTTGATACATCTCGCACTGTTGTAAAATCACCACCAACATAGAGTTGATTATTGGAAGAATCAAATGTTAATGCTCTTACTGTTGTATTTGTTCCATTATTGGTGCCAGATCCAAGTTGTCTCCAAACGTTATTCGAA